ACTGTTTTGAAAAAACGGACCTTTCGGGGGTGTAATTTTGAAAGTTGGAAAACGGTCTTTTTCCCCCCCTATTGTATATAAGAATAATAGACCTCTCTCGTATCTATCCTATATACTCAAATCGACTTCATGCCTGACACCTTCGATTAACGGTGGAATAACTTTTTTCCGTAATGCAGGGGACGTTCTGCTTACGTGGTTACAGCAACTTACATTACAACTTAAAAAGACAAATAGATGTTATTCTCCCTAACTCATTACTTTTCGATACTTACTCAGCCGAATTTCATATACATACTGTTGTAATCATCAGGTAAGAATACAACATATTCAATTTTATTTCTTTGCGACTTGAAAAGCTGGGCTAAAGCCCTTGGGCGCTTTTCTGGCGTCGTCTTTTCCTTTCACGAGCCGAGCTCGTTCAAGAAAAAGGATAGTACTTTGTCTTTTTCTGCTTGTACTTAACAGCTTACACACTCTCACTGAGCCGAGTAAGATTATGGAGACCACCATTATCCTGTTTTATTGTTATTTTACAACGGAGACCACCGTTATCCTCATCAAGTTTTATTTTACAACGGAGACCACCGTTATCCTAGTTTATTTTTATATTATTTTTTTATATATCTAATTATACCATAATATTTTATAAATGTCAAGTATAAAGTGTGCACTTCTTTTTTTTTTTTTACAATAAGATTTTAAAACTCACAATAACCGTCCTACGAAATGGAACAGGCTCGGACTGTTCCATGAGTAGAAAGCGCCAGAAAAGCGCCCAAGTGAGCGATAGCTCACAGCTTTTCAAGCTTTGAAAACTTGTTTATATTATAGTAGAAAATTGTAAAAAATAGAATATGATACTTGACTTTTTTGGCTAAAAATGGTATAATATATAGTATACTAATTAGAAAAGAGGGCATAGAAATAAATACAGGAATTGATGATTTTTTAGAACATGACATTGATTTCACTAATTATATTATTGTTCGTAATGTTATTTTGAACAAACAAACAATTATTGAAGCGGTAACATATCAACAACGTTCAAAGTTTCTATCTTTCGAAAATAGGGAATTTAATATAGAGCTTGTTGATTATGTTAATGATATCTATTCTAAGTTAGATAAATATATTGAGGTTTGCAACTTCAACAATAAAAACACTAAGTTAATTAATATGCTTTTCGAGGGATACAGTATAAAAGAAATAGCTACAGAGCTAAAAATAAAAAATGAAGCTATCTTTGACCGAGTTCGAAGAATAACCTTTAAAATAAATTCTGTTGCAGTAAAGGATAAAAGGGAAAACAATGAAATTAAAATTACCTAGTGGTGAAGAAATTAAATTACCAGATTTCGATAGTCTCAAGCAAAGACTCACGCTGGTAGACAAGTTAATTTCAAAACACGATGAAATAATCATGGATAATATGGATAGTTCTCAGGTTAAGTTCTTCTTAAATGGATGCTCAAATTATATTATTTGGTTCATAGATAAAGAAGACAAACGAGGGGATAATTCAATTATACACAGAAAGAAAAGTATCAAAATGAATGGATACGACAAAAACAATATTCCTTTTACAGATTTGTCTATGGAGGAATTAATAAAATATGGAATCGAGGATAGTTTAGAAGATTGAATAATTTAAAATTTTTAGAAGAGTGCATTGTTGATGCAGATAATATTTTTACAACAAGAGGTATTCACTTTAAGATTAGTCCTCTAGTTGAAGAGTATCGAGTGTTTAATTCTTACAAGAACACAGAAGACTTCACAAATGAATCAGAAATGAGTATTGTAAAAGTTTTTATCGACAGAGATAATCTCAGTCTAGTGTTCCTGAACGAAAACGACAAACCTATCACAAAACTTATGATTGTAGAGGATGACTTGTTATGAGTAAAAAAGATTACTATAGAACGTTGTCTCAGGAGGTGTGGGAAGATGATAAACTTCGAGAGCTAGGAATAACACAAAAAGACGTTAAGGCTGTTATTAGTGCTTTTGAACGACATATGTCAACCAAGTTGCGTGAGACAGGAGAGTTCCGCTGGAAGAATGTCATGGTACTAAAAACAAAATTAATTAAAGGATTTAGCTTTTATGATGTAACAGCTAGAGAAAGTAAGGTATTTGACGACTATTATCGCATTCAATATAAGCCTGCTGATAAATTCAAGCGGAATGTAAAGCAACGGAAAGAAGATTTAGAACTTATTGCTGAAATAGAAAAATTTGAGGACGAATATGGACAAAAAGATTAAATACGTTATTGACACTAATGCTGTAATTGATAACCCAAATTTGCTTGATAAATATGACGTTATAATTCCAAGCATTGTTCTCAAAGAAATTGAAGACTTAGAACTCAAAAAGTCAAACCAAGTGTTACAGTATGGTATTCGGAATGTTAAACGAATCTTATTGAATTATGTAAAAGAGAATAATGGAGATATTTTTGATATTACATCTGTCAAAAATACAACAGAGTATACAGATAGCTATGCTGACAATGCAATTATCTCATTTGCACAAGAAAAAGGATATGGAATCATTACAAATGATGTTTTAATGTATCTTAAAGCAACAGGGTTGAGTATTCCAGTTATAATTCCGAGTCTCGGTGAGAAAGATAAAACTATTTATGAGGGGGTTAGAAATATCTTCATAAATGATGAAAATAGTGGTAGTGGAGAACTGCTACTAGACCACATTGAGACAGAGATTTATAAATCAACAGCCAATAAAGATTATGTTGTACCAAAAGATACACCATTTGAAGAGAATGAATACATTGTTTTTCTTGACAAAGCACAGGAGACATATAACAGTAAAGGTGAACATGTTGGATACAAGGACGTTGGGTTATTTAAATATAACTCTAAAGACGGATTTCAGCGAATTGGAACACCTGTGATTAAGGGGTATCAAGAAAATATTAAGCCACGTAACGTTCGTCAGCGTTGTGCGGTCGATATGCTTAAAGACCCTGAGACTAAAGTTAAGGCACTCTTTGGAACGTTTGGTGCTGGTAAAGATTACCTAATGTTGGGTCAAGCTCTTTCGTTAGTAATGGATGATGCAAGTCCAATTGACAAACTAATTTGGGTTCGTAATAATGTTGAAGTCAAAGATTCTAATCCAATTGGATTCTTACCGAATAGTCTTGAAGAAAAACTAAAACCATTTTTAATGCCAATGGTTGACCACCTAGGTGGAGATGAAGCTGTTTTAGACGAATTAATGCTTCAAGGAAAAATCGAAGTACAACACTTGGGCTTCATTCGTGGTCGTGATATTAAAAATGCAATCATCTATGTAACGGAAGTACAATCTAACACACGTGAACATATCCAATTGTTACTGAGTCGTGTATCTGATGGTTCTCAAATCTGGTTCAATGGAGATAGTGAACAAACCGATAGCGATAAATTTAAATACAATAATGGTGTGAACGCACTGAGAAAACTTGCTGGTCAAGAACTTTACGCACAGGTAACTTTAGATAAAACGGAACGTTCAGATGTTGCACAAATGGCAAACTTATTAGACGAGGATTAATATAAAACAATGAGAAAATATGAGAATAGAAAAGGCGAAATAGTAGAACTTTCAGACGAACACATTGAGACTGCTATCCGAATCAAAATAGAACTTCAAAATGCTAGTCCATCTCAACGTTGTAGCTGGAAACAACATAAAGAACTCATGGAGCGTGAAGGTTTCTATGGGTCTGAAAATTCAGAAGCATATCGTCAAATCATAAAATCAGAACAAAAGAAACGTGACTTATTACCAAGTAATCAAAAATATGTCGACTTTGTTACTGATAAAAAATTAGAATCTCTTAAGAGTGTAATTGGCGAAAATTACATGTCTAAACGACAGCTTGCAAGAGAAAGACAACTTTTGAACAAAATGAAACGTGATGTGACGGATAATCTTGTTATTCACGAAGAAATTGTAGAAGCAATCTCTAACATTTCAATTGATGTTACTGATATCAAACCACTTCCAACACCAGAAATTTCTGGTACGGAAGCAGTATCGGTTTTGTCAGATTTACACATTGGTTTGAACTCAACTGATAATATGGGAAAAGAAACTCAGAAAATGAGACTTGATTATCTTCTTCAAGAAACAATTAAATATTACAAATTGTTTAATGTTCAACATGTAACGATTCTTGACTTAGGAGATGAGATTGAAAATTCTCTATTGCATAAACCAACGTCAACAGCCACAACATGGGGTCATAATTCAGACCAGTTTGCTACATACGTTAAATGGATTTTTGAGTATATGACAAAATTATCAGCAGAGTTTAAAGTGACTTATGTTGGTAATATAATGGGTAATCACTCACGACTAGGTGAAAAGGGTGAAAATCTTAATGGAGACTCATATTCTAAAATGGCTACAAATATGCTAACAACATTGATTGATAGCATTGACAACCCTAACTTGAACTATGATTTATCTGGATATGAACATACTCACGGAACGTTTACGGTTAAAGGGTATACTTTCTTGGCGGAACACGGAGACCTCTCTAAACAAGGAACTACGAAGCTTACTCGATACTCTAGTGCACTTGATAAAAAGATTTCATATGTTCTCACAGGTCATATTCACAACTTCCGAGTGGAGACAGAAAATCATGGTCGTAAAGTATTTACAAGTGGAAGTCTTAATTTTAGCAATGATTACTCTCGCAATTTAGGGTTCTACACTAATGGTTCTCAAATGATAATCTTGGTTGATGAACATGGTGCACAACCAATCAACATTGACTTAGAACATATTCGAGAAAAATAACAAACTAATTTGTTAAAAAAAATTAAAAAACACGTTGATTTCCCTCTCAAAAGGTTTATACTATGAGAGGGTTATTATATTTTAGAAAGGATTTTTAATGATTGCTGATACTAAAAAATGTTTCAATTGTAAAATAGAAAAACCTTTAAAGAATTTCTATCAAACAAAAAGTAATGTTAGATTTCCTGATGGATATTATCACCTCTGTAACGAATGTATTGTAAGCGTTGTCGGCAATGACCTTAGCGTTGATGTTTCCAAGTTGCTATATGAAGTTGATGTTCCTCTTATGAAGACCCCTTGGGCTTCCGCTATTAAACGCAAAGGAGAAACAATCTTAGAATATCTTAAGATTATGAATCAAGTAAGATATAAAAAGCTTTCATACAACGACTCAGAGTTGACTTTAGAAGTCAAGAAAGACAACAAATTTAAATTAGAAGATGAATACTTAGCCTTCAACAAAGAAGAACGTGCTACTGAAAAAGAATCTAAAGACCTTGAAAAGCTCTTTGATTCACAAGAGGACGGAACAGTATTTATTTTAGCTAACAATGGTAAAAAAATTATGCTGACTGATGAGTTGCGTAAAAAGTGGCTCAGAAAAGATTCAAGCTTTGATGACGATGAAATACTTGAACTAGAGAAATATTTCGTTGACATGAAAAATGATTTCACTATTGAAAATACAAGCGCTATTAATCTCTTGTATGAATTGTCTGTTTTGTCTGTTAAGAAGCAAAGGGCTCTGAGTGATGATAACATTGGTGATTATGACAAACTAGACAAATCATTTCAGAACAAATTAAAAGTTTCTGGATTCCAACCTATTGATGAGAAGGATAGTTTAGAGAAAACAGGTGTTACAAGTTTTGGTCAAATTGTTGCTCAAATCGAACGTGACTCAGGTTTTATTCCACCAAATCTTGTCGAAACAAATCCTGATGACATTGACCTTATGTTGATGCGGTACAAACAATGGGCACAAAGGTTTACTGACCAACCAGTAGATGTTGAAGTTGACCATACTTGGAGAGAAGACATCAAATCGGAAGATATTGATTTTAGTGTCCATGATACGTCAGAAGGAGAACCTGAGATTGTAGCTGATGACGAGGAGAATTAAGAATGTTATCAGTTAAAGAATTTAATGATAATTTTGGAGATGTTAAAGATGGTTTTAGAGATATGATTTCATATTTCAGAATGTATCCAGACAGATTCATAGATTATATCAAGACAGAATCCACAATGTTTGATTTACTTCCATTCCAAAGAGTTTATATGCGAACTTTCTTTCGTTATAAGAGAGTAGGAATTGTAGCTAGTCGTGGTATTTCTAAAACATATATTGAACTTCTTTCAAATTATGTTAAATGTATTCTATATCCAAATAATGCCTTGGCAGTCGCAATGCCAACTAAAGAACAATCTGCAAAAGTAGTTAAGTCTAAGTTCGAAGAGTTTTGGAGAGATTATCCATTACTCAAAAATGAATTAATCTTCAATAAATGTAAATTCGAAAAAGATTATGTTAAGCTAGTCTTCAAAAACGGTTCAACACTAGATACTCTTACAGTAGGTGAAAGTTCACGTGGTTTACGTGCACAAGGAATTACCCTAGAGGAAATAGTTGACGAACGTATGGACGCAAAAACAATTAATGAAGTTATACGTCCAATGCTTGCACAAGCACGTAACGTTGTTGGTCATGGTGTTGACAAAGAAAACGAATACTCTAAAACAGAAGCTTATGTTACAACGGCTTCTCATAAGCAATCTTATTGTTATGATAAGTTTAGGGCATTATATGAAGAGATGGAGCAGGGTAAACCGACAATTGTTCTTGGGACGAGTTACGAGATGGGAACACATTTTGGAACGCTTGATATAGATGATGTTAATGAAAAACTTGAAGACCCTACATATAGCCCACTTTCATTTGAACGTGAGTTTAGGTCAGTCTTTACTGGTTCTAGTGAAAAATCATTAGTCTCAGCAGACGAAATAAGTAAAGCTCGTGTTTTAGAGAAACCAATGTGGAAAATTAATAGTGAAGATAAAAAGAATCCTAATGTAAGATTCGTTCTATCATACGACGTAGCTAGAGCAACAACTGGCAACACAGCCAATAGTTCTTTGGCAGTAATACGTATTGAGGATAGAGGAGATGGAACTTATACTAAGCATTTAGTTAATATTTTCACAATGCAAGGTAGTCACTTTGAGAATCAAGCCAAGTTCTTGAAACAAAAAGTAAACGAGTTCAATGCGACAATCCTCTGTGTCGATATTAATGGTATGGGTTGGGGATTGGTCGATTACTTAACAAGTGAAATCGATGACAACCCTCCTTATAGTGTTGTAAATGATGATGGTTATGCTGAGTATAAGAAACCAAATAGTATTCCTATGATTTTCGCAGTATCCGCTCAAAAGAAAGGCACTAAGAACTCAAACATCATTAACCACTTCATGGCTACATTTGCGAACAATGATGTTAAAATATTAACTTCCGAGTCTAAGATTCAAGCAAGTATCAAAGAAAAAGACCCACGAAAAGAAGCTGATAAATTATTACCATTTATTCAGACAGACCGATTAGTTGATGAAATCATGAACCTCGAATATGTAAATAATGGTAATACAGGTACTGTTAAACAGGTATCTCAAAAAATACAAAAAGATAGGTACTCTGCTTTTGCTTATGGTCTCTATTGGATTTATTTAGAAGAATCAGAAAGCAAAAGAAAGAGAAAGAAACCAGATGATGATGCATATGGCTTCATGAAAATTAAAGCACCTGTTTATAAAAGATTCAAATAAAATAAGATAGAAAGGAGATAAGTTTGGCTAAAAATAAGAAGAAAAGACTTAGTATGATTGATGTTGAATCTATTAGTTCTTATAGTAATAAGAGAAATAACAGAATTTCAATATTGCGTGATGACAATAGAACACCTGTCTTTGGAGCACCAGTAGGCTCACTAACTTCAAGTCAAAGTAAAGTTCGTAAGATAGTCAAAGAATACCGAAAAGAAGGAAATCAAAAGACATTACGAAAAGTAAGTGAAGACTTAGCAGTTCAAAGTCAACAATATCAAAGATTATTAAACTTCTATGCAAACATGCCTTTGTATGCTTATTCAGTAGTTCCATTTAAAGATATTTCAACAGCAAATGAAAATAAATTAAAAAAGGAACTAGCAACAGTTACAGAATTTCTATCTCGTCTAAATCCTAAATATAACTTTAGTAAAATAGTTAAATTAGCGATGACGGTAGATATCTTCTATGGATATGTTATTGACGATAAAGAGTCAGTCATGATTCAACAATTTCCTAATGATATATGCAAAATTAGTTCAGTTAGTGGTGGTGTTTATAACTATGTAATTGACTTGGATGCATTGATTAGTGCAGATATAGTAGATTATTACCCTCAAGAAATTCAAGATGCGGTTAATAAATATAATACCATGAAAAAAGGAAATAACAAAAGTGCTTCCAACTGGTATGAAATTCAAGATAAAAATAGTATCTGTATTAAAATCAATGAGTCTAGTTTGATTCCTGTGCCACCATTTGCAGGAACATTTGATAGTATTTATGATATTCATTCATTTAAAGATTTGCGAAATGACAAAGCAGAACTCCAAAATTATAAGTTATTGATTCAAAAACTTGAAACACGTTCTAGTAATGATAATAATGACTTCACATTGGATATGCCGATGATGAATTATTTCCATGAAGCATTATCAATGACAGTTCCTGACAATGTTGGTGTTGTAACATCTCCAATGGAAATTGATACTGTGTCATTTGATAAAGATAGTTCAACAGACGACAGTGTTGAAAAGGCAACTAAAAACTTTTGGGATAATGCAGGAGTAAGTCAAATTTTATTCTCTTCCGATAATAAAACTTCACAAGGTATTGCAATGAGTATTGCAACTGATGAACAGTTTATTTTCGGAATCCTCAATCAACTTGAGCGTTGGCTGAATAGATATATGTTGTTGAATGGCATGTCTAAATACTTTAAAGCGACAATGTTAGAAGTAACACACTTTAGCAAAAAAGAAGCCCACGATAAATACATCACAGATGCTCAATATGGATTCCCAGTTAAGGTTTATCTTGCATCTCTCATGGGAATTGACCCAGTAGCATTTACTGGATTGCTTAAAGTTGAGAATGAAATACTTGACCTACCAGAAATTATGACTCCATTAAGTTCTTCGTTTAACACGAGTGGTTCTGATATTGCAGGAGAAGCAATAAAGGAAACAGGAAAAGAAAACGGAAGACCTACTAACGAAACTACTGGCAATAAAGACAGCGATGAGACGCAGAGGTCTAAAGATAAGCCAGCAAATACGCAGTAAGGAGATAAGAAATGGTAGATAATACTAAAATCCTAAACTCTAAAATGATTAACTTTGAAATCACGGAGAGTTTAAGTCCACTATTCTCAAAAGCTAGAGTAACGGTTATGTATCATGGAGAAAACCCAAACCGTTCTTCTTTTAGTAAGTGGGATGTTGAAAAGGCTGTTCCTTCATTAAAAAATATTCCAATCGTTGGTTATTTTAGCGAAGAAGATGAAAATTTTGGTGGACATGAACGTAGTCTTGTTGTAGAAGATGATAAGATTGTTGTTAAAACAAAAACAGTTCCAATCGGTGTTGTGCCCGAAAGTGCAGTTTTTTCTTGGGAAAATATTGTAGATAAAGACGGAATCCGAAGAGAATATCTTGTTATTGATAACGCTTTAATCTGGAATAGAGATGAGAAACTTGTTTCTGCTTTATCTACAGATGATTTTGGTCAGTCAATGGAAATCACAGTTAATGAATATTATACTCTTGATGGTATTGATTACATTACTGATTTTTACTTCACAGCACTATGTGTGCTTGGCATCGACAAGAACGGAGCTGGATATGTAAGACCAGCATTTGACGATGCCAAAGTTCAAACATACTCAAAAGATGATTCACTTACTGAAAGTATGCAGAACATGTTTAAAGATTTAAAATTTGCTTTAAACGAAATCGAAACTATCGAGAAGGGAGAACCAAAGTTGAAATTAGAAGACTTACTCGCAAAATTTTCTTTGACAGAAGAAGAACTTTCAGCTAAAGTTAAAAATTACGCAGAAATTCCTGTTGAAGAGGTTGAAAAAGAATTGGCAGAATTTGCTAAAGCAGAAGCTGATGCAGATAAAAAAGCTAAAGCTAAAGCCAAAGAGGATGAACCTAAAAAAGCAAAAAAATCTGAGACATCTGACAATGCAACTATTGCAAAGTTAGAAAAACAAATCGAAGAGTTGAAATCAGAAAATGAAAAACTCAAAGAGGAAATCAAAGGTTTGAAAGCTAAAAATGGTAAATTTGAATTAGACAATCATGTTCGTGAATGCAACGATAAAGTTGAAGCATTCATTGAAACTTATGGTTTAGATGAATCTGCTGTAAAAGAACTTGATTATTCTGCGTTTGAAAACACAGATGCTCTTGAAGTGAAATTATTCGAAATGCTTGGTCGTATGGCTAAACCAGTAGAAAAAAATATTTCAAAAGAATTTGCTAAAATCACAATTAAACCAGAACAAGGAAATAAAAAACAATATTCATTTGAAGATTTGTTTAACTAAGAAAAGACATTAATAGGAGGAATAATTAATGGCAATCGTTAATTTAGATAAAGTATTAAGTGGTGTAAATGGTAACTTGGAATCTATCGTTGCATATGACTCAGGTGAAAACCTTGTAAAAGACTATGCAAATGGATTGTTTGTTGATGTTGATGTGCTTCTTCCAGACTCTGCTGGAAAATGGACTGGTCGTAAAGGCGAAGTTAAAAAAGGTGTAATTTCAACAGACGGCACTAAAGATACAGTTATGTTGCATGCACCAGAACTTCAATATGATGAACGTAGCCCTTTGCGTAATTTCAAAAACGAAGAAGGTAAAGTCGTTCGTGGATACCGTCTTCAACGTGGAGACATTTTGACAATGACTGACCAATCAATCACAGTTGGTTCTCATGGAGATTTAGCAGTAGGTAATACACTTACAGTTAAAAATGGTAGATTGGCTAAAGAAGATTCACCAAAAGCAGGACAACTTACACTTAAAGTTATTGAAGATGCTGGAAACACACTCGACACTGTTGAAAAAGCTTGGACTCTTCAAGTTCAGTAAGAATATAAGAAACCAAGATACCTAGGAGGAAAATTTTAATGGAAACAAAAGCTCTTGTAGAATTAGCTAAAATGTATGTAAATGGCACTTTGCCAAAAGATTTCTCAGCTAAAGATGTAACACCGTCAGAAGCACTTCGTAAAGGATTTTATGAATTGCTCGAAGTAGAAGTTGGGCAACCAATCTCTCCTAAGACTTTCCGTAAACACAAAAATGAAGTCTTTGAAGTTATTGAAGAAGTTATTGAAGTCACAGTCAACGAAGGATTTACAAATATCCTTGACGGTTTGATTGACTACCGCAACCTTGCACTTGGGGATAAAAATGAATTTTATATCCCAGATAACTCTAATTTCCGTGTATCTGTAATTTCAGATGGTAACGGTAACCTTAGACGTCAACGTCACCGTGAAGGTGAACGCTTCTCTGTTCCAACTGTACGTCGTGGAGTTAAAATCTATGAAGAATTTGACCGTTTCATGGCTGGTCGTGTAGACTTCGTAGAAATGGCTCGTAAAGTTGGTGAGTCAATGGTTAAATCTATTCAGGAAGATATTTATGATGCAATTCTTAAAAACTTCCGTGCAGGTGGTGCAGGTGAACCTTACCGTCTTACTTTGTCTGGTGGTCTTCCAACTGAGAAACAAATTTTAGAAGTTGCAAAACACTTGGAAGCACGTACTGGTGCAGAAGTTGTTATCTATGGTACTGCTCTTGCTTTGAGCAATCTTGATATCAAATTCCCATCTGACGCTTCAAATAACCAACGTAACCAACAAGCTTTTTATGGTCGTATTGCTGGTATTGAAGCTAAAGAACTTCCAGCTTTGCACCAAGAAGGAACTAATACTTTCATCTTCGAAGACGATGCTATCTTGCTCTTGCCACAAACTAATGATAAATTCGTTAAAGTAGTTAATGAAGGTGAAGCATACGTTGAAGAAAGCGAATCAGTAAATCGTGATGACCTTCAAAAAGAATACCTTTTGACTCAAAAACTTGGTATTGCCACAGTACCATCAAGTCAATTTGGTTACATCAAATTTAAAGCTAAATAATATTGGAGGGGGATTATTCCCCTTTTAATATGTTTTAAGAGAGAATAAGGAGATTACAAACAATGGCAACAATTAAAGAAATCAAAGAAGAATTGGTTAGAGATTATTCTTACAGTAAAGCAGACTTTACTAATGAAGATGGAAAACCTTTAAATTTTAAGCAATTAGAATCTGTATTAAAAAAAGAAAAGGCTAAAGCAAATGCTGTCGAAAAATCTGGAGACACATCATTAGATGAGTTCGATTTAGAAGCTATAGTGGAAGAAAAAAGTAAATTTAAAGATGATGATTTGATTATGGTCATGGCTGGTATTAACGGGCGTTTGCTACATACCTCACAAGCAGGAAATGGTGTTTTTGAGTTTCGTGGTTTTGGTCAAAAGAACAAAATGCCTTATAAAGAATTGAAGTCTATGAATAATTTAGCCCGTGAAGCTCTTACTGATGGATGGATTATTATTCTTAATAAAGACCTTATTAAAGAGTTCAATCTTGAATCTGCTTATACACACTTCTTAACACCAGCACGTGTAAAACAAATCTTAGAAATGCGAACAGACGATATTCGTGAAGTAATTCAATCACTTCCAAACGAAATGCGTACTACACTTTTCGACGAGGCTAAAAGACGTTACAATACTGGTGAGTTAGATAGTTCTTTCATTATTAAAACTTTTGAAGATGAGTATGATATTTCATTCGAGGACAATTTGCCAATCAAATAATAATCGAAAGGAAATAAAATATGTCAACTAACATCACAAGGGTCTATGGTAGTTTCTTGCAGAAGATTTCAGACTATAAGTTCATCGATGATAAAGACTATGTAGAATCAGTTTTATTCGGATATTACAGAACAGCAAGTGCTGAGTTTGTACAATGTCCGAAAGACTTGTCTACAGATGCTGATGGAGAAAAAACTTTACCAAAAGTAGTCAATATCAACGCAGACCTCACTAACTTAGAAGTTGAAATCATAGCAATGCTTATGATTGTAGAGTACTTCAAACAAATCATGATTCGTAATGAGACTCTTGAGCAAGCTCTTAGTGATTCTGATTTCAAGATACTTTCGCAAGCAAATCAAATCAACCAATTAAAAGATTTTTATAAAGAGATTAAAAGAGAGACAGCGGTAAAAATTACAAAATATACGTTTGTAGGTGCAGTATATGATAAAAGATAACAAAAGATTAGTAGAATATTTTGAAGTAAAAAATGTGAATAGTATTTTTAAAATACTACCATTGTATGAAGAAAATAACGCTAACTTAGATTCTTATATCTCATCTCTAATAATCGAATTAGATGGTCTTGAATCTTACATTAATTATAAGCTGTCAGAGTTTGTAACACTTATTGCAGTTATCTCTAGTCTTCAAAATGAGACCAAAAAAACTGCGAATCAGGATACAGTAAAAAGAGAGGTTTTTAAAGCGATAGAGATTTCCAAATCTTTAGCTTCGAAAATGGTGGACTAATATGGACTACTTTGAAGTATATAAAAAGAGGTTGGAAGCTAATGGTACTGACGTAGGAGATTCCCTTCGTAAGAACACTCATTACTTTAAAGATAAAAAGTTCAAAGCTTCAACAACTTACAGAAGGTCTAAAATCTTTACTAATATGGGTACTGATAAAGAAAACTTTGTTGAAGAAGATATTCGTGTAATTGAAATTGACAGACAAGGAACGTTGAGAAATATCCTTTTCAAACCAAATGTATTGCATAAAGTCGGAAATATCCTAGAGTTCGATGGAGATAGATGGCTTGCTTATGATACCTTTGGTTCGACTGTTGATGATATCAAACTAAGAGTAGGTAAGATAAATGACACCCTAAGATGGAAAGATACTTCTGGGAAGATAATTGATATTCCCTCAATAACATCTACTTCATATTTAGGTTCAGGTTCTAAAGCAAATGATGCTGGACTAGCCTATAATGTCTTTGACGTCAAAACACCAGTTGGAAAAATACTCGTTGCAGTAGAATTAAATGAGTTAACAACTACTTTGAGATTAGGTCAAAGATTTATTTGTGGTAGCAAAGCATATAAACTTGAGCATGTTGACGATATCAGTTATGTCGATAGTGATTACTATGGTGTTCTACAACTTACACTCAAAGAAGATATAAGAAATGATGCGAAAGATAACTTTGAAACTGGAATAGCGTATCAAGATATATGGAATGAAAAGGACGAAGAGGAAAATGAAAGGGGTGGCTGGTAATGGGAATGCCTACTAAAAATTATCAAATGATGTTGGATGAACAAGCTGAAATCCAAGCGTATACAATTGATAAAATGAGTACAGCTATTGTTCGTATTATGGATGCTCTCAAAGAAGATGAAGATATCTTTAAGTTATTATATTTTAAAGATGCTAAAGCTTTAGGGAGACCACTCGATACGAAGGCAAAAGAAATCTTTGAAAATGGACTTATTATCAAAGATAAAGATGATAATCAAAAAATCAAAGCTTACCCATTTGACCCAGAACCTGCAATATCCGAAGGAATTTTTGTTCGCATATATTTTTCAGATGGTACGTTAAGTAAAGATGGGGTTTATTCTAAGAGTCAGTTAAACTTAGATATAATTTGTTCTCACGATATGTGGTTGACTTCTGATTCTGAATCAAAAGTCAAAATAATTAGACCCTATGGTTTAATGAACAGAATTAATAAAATTTTGACAAAAGAAAGAATAGATAAGCTACCTGTACCAATTGGTTTTACACATCTTACAGTAAATAGCAAATTTGAATGTATAAGAGTTTACTTAGACACTATTGCTATCGAAAAGGGTGGTGATAAAGTTGATTCAAGTAGATGATAAACTAAATTTAATACTAGGAAACAGTATTCGAGTCAACGATTTTTTATCCCTGAAACAATTTAAACTCAAAGAAATTTCCAATATTGGATTTAGTGAGTACTTGTTTCGTGTCAGCAACATCTTGAGAGATGTTGATGATTTTATGAAAATGTTTATTGACTCACCTAATTATATGGATTTATATCAGCAACGTAATCAGCTAACAGCTCTAGATATGCAACTGATGGTTTGTACTGATGATGAGTATAAAAAAATTTTTACAAGCTCACTAGAGTTTGTCCTTGGCTTGCCAGAGGGGTCTATTGAGGTAGAGTACGATAGATTATTATATAAAAATCTCTCGTCCGATGAAGACGTTAAACTTATAGACAAAGAAACTTTCTCCACAATCATAACTAAAGTCAAAGTAATTAATGGATTTGCAGATAGCAAAACTGATAACGAAGAAAATCCTTATGATGAGAAAGCTAAAAAAATGTTAGAGAAACTTAGAAGAAACAGAGAAAAAGTTGAACAAATCAAAGCAAAAGAAAAAGCCGACAGTAGCCGTGATATTGCGGATATTATTAGTGCTGTAACTGCAATGAGTCCCTCAACAAATAAACTTAATGTTTTAGAATATACTCTCTATCAATTATACGATGAACATTCTCGCCTATATGCAATTGAAGGATATAAGATGTCCGTCAAAGCATCAATGTATGGCGGTAATGAAATTTCAGATTGGGGAGCACCCCAATAATCCTAGGAGGAACTAAATAATGAGTAAATTTGGTATTAAAGAAGTCGCAGACGTAATCTTTTTCGATATCGCAACTGGTAAACCAGTATTGTTTTTCGATACTTTGAAAACTTCAAGTATCGAAAACGCTTCCGAAACAACTGATGCTACTGGTGGTCGTGGTAATGCAAAACTTATGACTTGGAACTACTCTCGTACAGCAACACTTCAAATGCAAGATGCTTTGCTTTCACTAGAGTCAATGGCTGTTCTTGCTGGTACAGAAGTTGTAGCTGGTACAACTTTGTACAAACGTGAAAAACTTGATGTTAAGACTAATACAGCAACTCTATCTGAAACTCCATCAGAAAGCACAAAAGTAACAATCGTTGATAAAGATGGTAAAGAAGTGTCTACTGCTAAAGTTTCAGGTGTTAACGTTACAGGTTTGGATGGTCAAACAACCGTTTCAGCATACTATGAATACAAAGCACCTGTTTCTGCTAAAACAGTTAAATTCGTATCTGATAAATTCCCTAGCGCTTACCGTGTAATTGGTGATACAATTGTACGTGATAATGCTACTGGTAAAGACCGTGTCGCACAATTCATGATTCCTAAAGCACAACTTCAAGCTGGTTTCACATTTACAATGGATGCTGAAAATGTTTCTACATTTGACTTCAACCTTGACATTCTTCGTGACGGTGAATCAACTGACTTGTATTCTATCACTATTGTCTAATAGATAATACGCTACATAAAGACTGGGCTGTTAAGTAGCTCAGTCTTTTTTTGTTTGAAAGGAGGAAGATATGAATGACGATTTTTCCAAAATTATTAAAGCATACAGAGATTCAAAGATTAAAAGTTTAATGATGTTTAATTGGACAGTTTCATTCGTTACCGTAGTGGTTGGAATAATTAGTCTTCTGAAAGACTTTGTCAATACCAAGGTATTTGTTATTACTTTTTCTGAGAATAGAATCTTCGACATTCTTTTTTCTCTTCTTTTTATATCTTTAGGAGTTCTCGCCATTGTGTATATTAATAAAACACAGACATATAGAAAAGTAGTATCTTTACTTACTGTTGCTTGGGTCTGGATATACCTTAACCAATTAATTTTAGGACTATCACAAACACCGAATGTAAAACATATACTAATTATACCTATAATCGTTCAATTAATATATATGATGAAAGCGAGTGTATTCCTATATGAAACTGATTGATATATTACAGTGGGCTGGTGGTGCTGGTGGTGTTGCACTCTTAGGGTTATTATTTAATCAGTTCAATTCAAGAAAGACAGCTGAACATGGTTTGATAGATAAAATGACAGCTCAAATCAATTTATCAGATGAAAGATACAACCATTTAGTAGAAAGAGTTGATAAGATTGAAAAAGAGAATGAAATCCTAAAGAATGATAACATGACAATAAGGTATGATAAGACTCAAATCATCGCTGAAAAAGATAGGATGGAAAAGGAATTAGCTGATAAGATTGAAATATTAACCAAAGAGAACAGATATTTAAAGAAAAGAATAAAAGAATTAGAATCCCAGTTAAAAGAAAATGGGGGAAGTGCATAATTTATACTTGCGCTTTTCCTTATTTTATGGTATAATAGTAATAAGAAAGAATTAAAGGAGAAATCACTTTGACAGATAAAAAAATAGTTGACATCACACAAGAGGAAAAACCTAAAAAAACTACCAAAGCCAAAACCACTAAAACTACAGCCAAAAAAGAAACAGCTAAGCATTTAACACCCGCTCAGATTCAAGCGAAAATTAAAAAGTCTCGTGGAATTATGAAAGTTGGAGTTACGATTGATGGTGAAGAGTTCTACTACAACATCGATACTATACCTACTGAAAGTAAAAAACTAGAAATTGAGACTAAAATTCGAGAAACTCTTTCATATTTTCTTTCGGAAGATGAAAAGCAAGATGGTCTCATTATGGAGCTATACAAACAAAATGAAGGATTCAAAAATGAGTTTGATATTATTGCAGGTTCATTTGTAGTTGTAGACATCCTCGCTGTGTTCTCTGATTTTGAAGTCGGTGAAACAATTGAAGACAAACAAAACTTCTTAATTGACTTAATGGATGTTGGAATTTTTAATGATATTTCTGAAAATCTTCCTGAATCTATTCAATCTTTGATTAAGGAAATTACAGATAAAATTTCTCGTGAAACAGATGAAATTACTAAAAAAACAGAAGAACTTCGTTTGCAAATTGAAAAAATTGAAAAAGATAACAAAAAATAAGATAACCACTAAATAACTAACATTTAAGTGAAAAATTAATAAAAATGGTTGGATTTTTAGTTCAATCATTTTTTTGTTTTGGAGTGTAAGAATGGAAAATATTGATGTTTGGGCTAACCAAGTTGCAGAATCTCTAAAAAAAGAACTTGAGGATGAAGCCAAAAAATACTACAAAAAAGAATTAAATAAATTAGGTCAAGACTTGCATAAATCATTTCTTAGTAAATGGGATGAGTACCTTCATTCATATACTCCAAAGCAATATGTCAGAACGGGCAGAACACGTCAAGGTATAAAACTTGATAGAAAGGTTGCTTTAAAACATGATGGTACTCTTGAAATCAGCGTTCAATTTGAAGACAGCTATATGAAACAATATGATTTTAACAAAGGTGGTAAGCGTAACGTATTCATGGCAATGAATGATGGTTGGGGTTCTTTTGGTGCTAAACCTGATAGGTTCGCTTATTCACCACCGTTGCATATTATAGAGAGAGTTGAGGCTGAAATAAGTAGAACTTTACCTGATAATATAAAATTAAAAATAAAATGGACTGGTGGTAAACAATGAAGCTTTACGAAAAAAATGCAAAGATTCTTGGTTTCTCAGATGAGGAATTTAAGAAACTCGCAGACCCTATCACAGTTGAATTAGTAGAAGATTTCTTACGACAATCACAAAAGAGTGACCAGACTTTGAAACAATATAAATCTGGTCTATATATCTTTTGTAAGTTTGTTTATGACGAACTAGGTAATAAACCTGTTACAGAATTAAAAATTCGTGATGCAATGCGATATCAAAATAAATTAGTAGATATTGGTCTTAGTGACTCAGCTATTAAATTTAAACGAAGTGTTGTGAGTGCATTCTACTTACACATTGAAGCATTCTGGTCTGATGAGTATCCTAATGTGCGGAACATATTTACAAAAGCCGTTCCAAACGTAGGCAATCAGAAGAAAAAAGAAAAAATTCCATTGACAAGTGCTGAGATTAAAAAATTAACTCAACATTTAATGGATACTAAAAGATGGCAACAATTAGCCTATCTTACCTATACTTATCAAACTGGCTGTAGACGAGAAGAGTCACGTCAGCTCAAGAAAGAAGTAGTTGAATACAATAAGTATGTCAATCCAAAAGGGGTTGAGAAAAACTATTATATGACTCACAGCATACGTGCTAAAGGTCGTGGTAAGGCAGGAAAAATAAGAAAATTCCAATTCGGTGAAGATGCAATGGTTGCTCTTCAAAAATGGATTGAAGAACGTGGAGAAGATGATTGTGAATACATGTTCGTTTCTCGCTCCAAAGAAACAGGTGAATATAAACAAATTTCACCAGACATGTTTAACGCTTGGTGTACACAATGGGGTAAATTCCTCGGTAAAAAAGTTCACCCTCACTTACTTAGAAGCTCTAGGGCGACTAACAGTGTTGTTGAGGATGGAAAAGACATCAAAGCTGTTCAGCAATTACTAGGACATAATTCGTCTAGCACAACAGAAATATATATCGTAAGAGATGATGAAGATGAGATAGACGCATTATTTTAATTAAAGGAGAGTGAAACTTGGCAAATCAATTACAAGCAATATTAAAATCCAACAAAATAGATATTGCTGTTGGTATAGACAAACAACGTTCGGCAGAAGAAATCAAAAAAGGATTGCAGTCTTTAATCAATGGAAATAAAGACCTCTCTATTAAAATTGGTGTAGAGTTATCAGACAACATTAAAGATATCAACTCTAAACTTAAAGAATTACAAAACAAAATTAATACTTCTTCTTCAATTCAAAATGCTATTAAGCTTGATGTTACTATTGATAGTTCTATTAAAAATCTAAGTAATCAAATTCAACAAATTCAAGCAAAGATTCAGAAGTCTCCTAGCATTAGACCTATCAAGTTAGATGTTGATGTTGACGTCAATGGCTCTGCTCTTCGCATTGCAGGTGAACTTGGTAAAATTAAAAAGATTATTAATGATTTTGAAAAAGACTATGCAACAGCTCTTAAAAAAGTAAAAGCAGTTTCTGATAGTGAAGCTGGTAATATCATGAGTGATAAGACTACGGCTAACATCAAAAACAATCTTACAGATGTTAAAAAATACATGACGGAAGCTTTCGGTGGAGGAGAATTTTCTACCAAAGTATTTCGTGATTATACAACAAATGTAGAAACAATGTCAGCTACAGTTAAAAGAGAAACTGGCGAAATGTATACAGCTATGTTTAAACTCAAAGATACTGGTGGATTTGAGTTAATGAAAGAGTCAGAAGTCAATAAGATGGAAGCTCAAACAAATAAAGCTCGTAGACAAATGGAATCTCTTAGTGAAACTGTTAAAGTTCTGAAAACAAACCTCAAAGACTCTAATTCAGTTGGGATGTTTGACAAACTTAAAGACCAAAAATTCATCTCTACTGGTGAAATTGAAAGTCTAAAGAAAGCTATCAGCGCTGAAAAAGAACTTGTAGTTGCTCAACAAAAACGTGAAGCTCTACAAAGAAACCTGAATCAAACAGTATCATCAATGATTCCAGATATTTCTAAAGCATCGGCAGAAATTCAGAAGCTAGGTGCAAATCTAAAGGGTATGGATTCACATCAGTTAGATGCGACATCTTCAAGATTAAAATCATTACAGGCACAATACAAGAGTGATGAACAAGTATTCAAAACTCGTGAAAAGCTCATTAAATCATTACAGGAAACAGAAGCACAATATAATCGTATTAGAAATAATATGTCAGGTGGCGCAAATCAACAGCAAGCAATGAGTCGTACAAGTGATATTCTTGGTCAGATAAATGCAATTAAGCATCAATCGAATAGTGTCCAAGAATTAACAGAATCTATGATGAAGTTAAAAACTGTACAACTTTCTCTTAAAGAGATTCAAATGGCTTCTAGTAATTCAAGTGCAGTTACTGATATGGCTCAACAACAACGTGCTGTAGAGAAACTAATTCAAAGCTTAAAAGATATTGGAAGATATGGCAATGGAGAAGCAAGCAGTGCTATTGACCAACTGGGTAAGGCATCAAAAACATCTGTTGAAGCAGTAAAACAATTAGGTCGGACTTTATCACTAGAATTAGATGAAGCAAAACGTGACCAAAAAGATATGATTCGTAACTTTGAATTGATTAGTGCAAGTGCTAGTAATCCTAAACTAAAGAATATTCAAAGTGGAATTTTTGGAGCTTTAAATGGTGGAACAGTTGATACTTCTGCTTTAAAGAGATATTTTGGAGAATTAAAACAAGGCGAAGTCAACACTATTTCGGTAACAGAAAAAACAAATCAATTTGGACAAGCTGTAAATGAAGTAAAAGTTAAAATGGCTGGGACAGGAAAAACTGTAGAAGCCTACACCTTCCAAATGAATAAATCCCAAACAGCAACTCAAATGGCTGTTAAAGAAACTGGAAAAGCCATTGTTGATAATGAGAATAAATCATTAGGATTCATGGAACAAATGGGAATTGCAATGAAACGCATCCCAGGCTATATCTTATCTATGCAAGGGATATATGCTGTTGTTAATGGGTTTAAAGGTATCAGTAGTGAAATAATGGAAATCAATAAACAAATGATTGAAATCCAACGTGTTGCTGGTGCAGGAATTAATACAGATAACCTTCTAACTGGTGCTTTAACGCAATCTAAAGAGTTAGGAAATAACGTTCATGATATTCTTGATGCATTAGGTGAATATTCACGTACATTTGACAGCTTATCAGAACAACAATTATTGACTGTAACAAAAACAGCAGTAATTATGTCAAATGTATCTGACCTTAAACTTGATGAATCAGTATCTAGTTTAGTCGGAACGATGAATGCTTTCAACATATCTGCGGGAGATTCTCTTCATATTGTTGATGCATTAAATGAAATAGATAATAATTACTCAATTTCAACTAAACAACTCGCTGAATCTCTATCAAAAGCAGGGGCAACAGCTCAAACCTTTGGGGTTTCAATGGAAGAAGTTGCAGGCGCTACAACCGCAATCGGTGCAGTTACTCAAGAATCGGGTGCTATAATTGGTAACTCTTTAAAAACAATTTATTCACGTATAACAACAATGCAACCTTCTATTGATATTTTAGATTCAGTAGGAGTCTCTATTCGAAAAATGGGTGATAATGGAATGGAAATGAAACCTGTTAATGATATCTTGGGTGAATTAGCAGGAAAATGGAAAGGTCTTACAGCAGAACAACAACAAAATATTGGTGTTACAATTGCTGGTCGTAACCAATTGTCTCGTTTCTTAGCTTATATGAACAACTGGCAAATGGGTCTTGATGCTACAAATGCAGGTTTAAATTCTAGTAATTCAGCAATGAAAGAACAAGGAATTTACATGCAATCATTTGAAGCTAAAGTGAATGCGCTGAAAACTAGATTCACAGAACTTTCATTAGCTATAGGTAAAGCGTTCTTATCTGATGGAATGATGTTGGGAATAGATGCTATGGCTTCTATGGCAGATGGAATCGTTAATATCATTAATAAAATTGGAGTTTTACCAGCCTCTTTCGGAATCATTGTTGGTTTAGCTACTAAATTTGGTGGACTTGGTAAATCTATTAGTGGTATTATAAAACCAATCCTCGATGCAGATAAACCTTTAAAAGCACTAAATGAAGGTTTTGATACCCTAGGAGGCAAGATTGGAGGGTCATTTAAAAATATTAAAGTCTTCAAAGACTTTGGTGATGGTTTTAATAAAGTAAAAACAGCTTCGCTAGAATATCAAGCTGTAACAAAAGGGTTAACTGCAACACAAGGTGTCTTTACTAGTGCAATGATTTTTAGTAAGGCAACACTAGCAGGTCTTAAAACAGCATTCTTAGGATTTATGGGGACTGTAGGAGGTATAACTTTAGCACTAGCAGGGGTAGCTGCTGTTGCTGGATTCCTCGCTGAAAAATTCATTAAATATAAAGAAAAACAAGATTCTCTTTTAAAAGCATATAATTCAAATATTGACAAATCAATTGAACAGTTCAATAAATATGGCAATAACTTTGATGATGTTATTAAAAAATATGATGAATTAGAAACTAAACAAAAAAATGGAACTTTAGATGCTAAAGGTCAAGAAGAATATAATAACACAGTTAAAGAACTTTCAAATATTCTACCTAATGCAGTAGCTTATGTTGATGCGAATGGTAAGGCTCACATGAAATCTACGCAAGAGATTAAAAAAGAAGCCGAAGCTATTAAAGAACTAAATAAAGTAAAAGTCAAAGATATTGAACAAAAATTTGATGCAGATACAGAAAAAGGCGCAGAAAAATATGCTAAGTTAAGAAAAGAATTAAAACAGTATCAATCAGACTTAAAAGAATATAATGAAGTTGCAAAAAATGTAGATGTCTATGGTAGAGGAAATCATAAAGAAAATGCTATGGAAGACTTTGAAAAAAGGTCTAAAATAGCTAGTGCTGGTATTGCTCAAACTCAAGCAGAAATGTCGAAAGCTCTCACTAACTCCTCTTCTAAGATTGCTGAGAATACTACAGCATGGATGAGTGCAGAAGGAAAGATGAAAAATGTTTCCGATGCAGGTAAAGGGCTGATTGATTCTTATGCTAAAGTCAATCAATATGCTATAGATAGTAAAGAAGTTACTAATGATTATGCTAAATCACAACAAACTTTAGAAGATAGAACAAAGGCAGTTGCAGAAGCACTTGCTGGCTCATATGACCAATTGAAATCTATTGGTGGAGATGCTGGTAACAAGGCAATTAAAACTTTTGATGATTTAACTGCAAGCTTTAGTGATAGTGCTAAAAAATCAAAAGATTTTCCAAATCAAATAAAAGCTGTATCAACTGCTATAGCTGAAATGTCAACTAATTCAAAAGATTTTGTTCCAGAAGATTTTATAGGTAGATTAGAAGCTCTTGGTATGAGTGAAAATGATGCTAAACAAGCAACAATCAACTTAGGAACAGAACTTGAAAATCAAAAAATAAAAGCGATGGTTGCTAGTGATGAAATGACCGCATACACTGACACCATATTAGATAACACAACTGCAACATATGAAGCTATTGATGCTAAGAAGAAATTCTTGAAACTTCAAGATGGTGAAGCAGAAGAAATAAACTCAAAACTAGAATATTTAGCTTCAAGCAAAAAATTAAATGCTGATGTGTTTAATACCTCATCAGACATTCAAAACATGATTGCAGAAATATCTTCTAAGACAGGAATTGCAAAAAAAGATATTCAAAATAATACCCAAGGAATCTATGAAGCTTATAAGCTAATGAGTTCTAAATCACTAGATGAAATAACTCAGATGGCAAATACGCCAGTAGATAAACTCAGAGAATCTAATAAAGACATGAGTCAAGAAGGATTCAACTTATTAGTATCTATGCTTAATTTTGCTAAACAAGGTGTCTTAGGGATTGACAATCAGCTTATAGCATCTCTATCTTCTAGTAAATCTAAAGTCGATGACCATGTTGATGACTTGAAGAAAAAATTAGCAGAACTAAAAGAAGCTCCAAAAGATGGAAATAAGGAAAATAATCTTTATAATGGCCTGAAAGAAAACTTAAGTCAACTCCAAAGTCAAATAGTTGTCACCAAAGATGAAAATAGCGATTTTGTTAAAAGTATTTCTATGCTTGACGGTTCTAAATCAGCTTATCTTGATACAATAAATGAACAACTAGAAACAATGGGAATTAAGTTGACCTATATTGAAAATCCTGATGGTTCTATGAGGTTAGGATATGTTGATGCAGATAAAAATGAAAGAGGTCTGTATACCCTTCAAAAAGCAACAGATTCGTTAGGTGGTTCTGTTGATGCAGTAAATGTATCTACTGGTTTCTTAGCTACAAACTTCCAAAATTTCCTTAATAGTAACAAAAGTGATGAGTCAAGAACACAATGGTTGACTGGTATCGCAAATCAATATCAAGCTATTGGAGATAGAGTAGAGACCACAACAGATAATGTAACTGGTTTGAAATTTCAACTAGAAAATGGTGGTGGAGATTCAAACTCTTGGTTAGTAGGTGTAAATAAACAAGTAGAAGCTCTTGGCGGAAAAATCGTACAAACAGGAGATGCTGTTAATGGATTTACTTATAAAATCCAAATGCCAAATGGTTCAGAATACACTTTGTTCTCTCAAACTGGCTCAAAAGCTGATGAAGCTAAAGGAAAAATAGATGGCGCAAAAACATCATCTGATGAACTGAATAAGTCAGCAAATACTACAGTTACTACGAAAGTTACTGCCGACACTACTGGTTTAATACAGCCATCCAAAGATGTTGTAGCATTTAAACAATCAGGTGGAGAAACCGTCACTACAAAAGTTACTGGTGATACCACTGGATTGATACAACCATCTAAAGATATTGTAGCAATGAAACAGGCTGGTGCAGAAGGTGTTGATATAAAAATCAACAAAATTGATACGAAAGCTCTTACTGAAGCTGACGGAACAATAGAAACAACACAAAAGAGGGTTTCTGAATTATCTGGAAATATTACAACCGTACAAGATGGAGTAAATAAAACCATTACATTGATGGACTCTAAGCTATTTGGTAAAAATGATAAAATAGCAAGTTTAGCAGGTGAACTAAATAAGATAGCAGATAGCGCTGGTAAAGCATCTCAATCAATCAGTGATTTAACCTCAAAAGCAGGAGATATAAAATTCTCTGTTAGTGGTTCATTTGAAATTCCTAAAAATTTCAAAGCAGATACTCAAGTTATATCAGATGCTCTTAAGACATTAAGAGATGATGCTTCTGGATACATGAGTTCTATTCGGACTGTCTTGGCAACTAATCTAAAAATAGGGGCAATAGATACATCAGCAATGGATACTATGAAAGGTCAAGTTCAAGCAAAAATGAACGAGACTGCTGGAATTTTATCTAACTTTGGTTCTCTTGTTGCAACAGCAGTTTCTCAAGCAAATGCACAAATGGTGTTTGATGCAAGTTCACTTATTAACTATCAAAATACATCTATTGCGGTAGTGCAATCTTTGACTGGAATTTGGAATACCGTAAGACAAACATTGCCATCTATAATAAGTCAAACTACATCTTCAATGGTTGGTAGCTGGAATAGTGGAACACAAAATATTGTTTCTCGTGGTGAGTGGACTAGACAGAATGTCGTTCGTGAAATACGAGAAATGGGTGCCAGTTCCGTCAGTGCAGTCAATAATATGTCAACAGCTATGCAACACGCTTTGCGTGCTGGAACTGCTGGACTATATGGAATCGCAAGCACAATTCCTGCTCAGATTGGTAAGGGTATTAGTGACAACATGAGTTCAGCTTCAAGTCCTCTCCAAAGACTTGCTGATGATATGGTATCAAGATTCAAATCAGCATTGGGTATTCACTCACCATCTCGTGTATTCGAGGAATTGGGTGGGTATGTAATTGCAGGTTTGAGTAATGGTTTGACAGGTGGAAACCTCAAAGAACTTGGTAAAGAAGTATTTAAAGATTTTGGTGGTGGAGTGTTTGATACACTAGACAAAATAAAAGCTTACGTTTCAGGTGACTTCTCTGCTTTGGCAGGTGCATTTGGCGGAGGTGGAGGCGGTGTTGCTGGTGCAGGTGTTCAACAATGGACTGGTGTAGCTTCACAAGCTTTGATGATGACTGGTCAATTCACACCACAAAACTTGCAAGCATTGCTATATCAAATGCAAACTGAGTCTGGTGGTAACCCAATGGCAATCAATGGTTGGGATGTTAATGCTGTGAATGGAACACCATCTAAAGGTCTTATGCAAGTTATTGACCCAACTTTCCAAGCGAATAAAATGCCAGGATATAATAATATCTACTCCCCTCTCGATAACATTCTTGCTTCAATCAGATATGCACTCGGTAGGTATGGTTCATTAGTTAATGCTTATAGTGGACATGGATACTATAATGGTGGATTTGTTGATACACCTGAACTTGCATGGCATGGGGAAGAAGGTGAAGAAGCAATCATTCCACTTATCCCACAACGCAGAGACCGTGGTATTGATTTGTGGTTACAAACAGCTCAAAAACTCGGTCTAGGCAGTCTCTTTGGAATAAAGGGAACTAATGGAATGGGTGCACTAGGTGGAGGATTTTCAGGAAGTGAAGGCGAATCTGGTTCTAGTAGTTCAAGCGAAGGTGGAGCAGGTACTTATGTTCCTAGTATCACCCCAGCTATTCAAACAATGCAAGAATTTGTTCCTATCTTTGGAGAAAGTGCTGGTAGCTCATTAGATGCTCTCTATCATAGAGACACAGCAGGTCTAACAATTGACCAAACTCAAACTAAGATTGATAAATCAGAAGCAGTCTTGAAACGCTTAATTGAGAATACAGTTGCATATCGTAACCAATTACTTGGTATTCAAAACTTAAATAAAAACTTATTAAATCAACAACAAGCCCAGTATCAAGCAATGATTAGACGTCAAAATGCAATTGCTAAAGAACTTGAAGGTTTGAGACATACAAATAAACATACAGAAGCACAACGTAAGAGATACAATGAATTACAACAAGAGTATGACACAAATTCAGGAAACTTGTGGAAACTTGAAACACAAATCGAAAATCTTAATAACGAAGTTAGACAAAGTAACATTGATATTTATCTTGATTATATTGCTGATATTGGAAATAATTGGGATAAGACAATTGTTTCTATTCAAAAAGCTAAAGATGCATTAAGCTTCAAGAATGAGAAACTTCAATACACTAACCCTAATGATGTAGGTCAACAGCTTAAGATTCAATATGATATGATAGAACAACAACAAAAACTTGAACTTACGTACAAGAATCAAGTTGCCAAATATCAAGCTGAATATAATAGTGCAAGCAAGAAATATGGTGCTTCATCTAAACAAGCTATTGAAATGCAAAAGATGCTCGAAGAAGCTCAAAAGAATTATAATAGTGCTGTTCTTGACACCTTGAAAGAACAAAAAGCTGTTGCCGATGCTCGTGAAAAAGTTGCACAAGACGAAGTATCTTCACTCAAAAACTATTATAAACAAATGCAAACATTAAGCAAGCAATCTACTGAAAAAGAACTTGAAAACTTAAAAACTACACATGACGCAAAAATAAAATCATATGATGATGAGATTTCAAAAATAAATGAAGTCTACGATGTAAAAGTTAAAGAACGTGATTCAGAAAAAGCCGAAGAAACATATGCTAAGAAGATGGAAGACTTTAATGCTAAACGTGCAGACTTTATGCAAAAAATATCATTAGCCTCAAGAGATAATTCGTTAGAGGGTAAAAAGGCTTTAGCAGACCTCCAAAAACAACTGACAGACCTGAATAAAGATATCACAGATGCTCAGTTAGAGAGACAAGATACACTCTGGAAAGAACAACTTGATAAACAAAAACAAGAACAGCTTGACCAAGTAAATAGAAATAAAGATAATGAAAACACAAATTATGATAATAATGTCAGTGAAATCAACGATAAATCTAAACAAATTCAAGATTATTATGATAAGTTAATCAATGATGATGCATCATGGAAAAATGCAGTAGACAAATGGAATGCAGGTGATACAAATGTCTTAACTCAAATGATGAATGATATGCAAGATGAACTATCTGAATTGATGAGTGGCAATGGAAAAGGAATCATGGGGACAGAAAACTTGAGTCCTGATGATATTAAATCAATTGTAGGAGACAATCTAACTGATGTATCAAATATCTGGTTGGGCATAAAAGACCAATTAACAGAACTCAATAGTATAAATAAAAATTTAGACGACTTGAATGCAAGTCAACAAAAAGGAAACAACGTCAACAACCCTAACTATACTACTGGTGCAACAAGTTCGTTTATAGCACATAGAGATGTGAATCCTTATCTTCCACCTGAACCAAAACCTGCACCAAGACCTGCAAGACAAACAGGAGTAAAAGCAACACACACAGTTGTTAATGGAGATACACTTTGGGATTTAGCTAAGAAGTATTATGGAAATTATTACCAATGGACTAAGATTCAAAGGGCTAATGGTAATTTGAATCCTTACACAGTGCCAATTGGTAGAAAGTTGTTGATTCCCTTTGACACAGGTGGATTAATGTTAGTTCACCAGAAAAACTCTTCTAATTGCTGGAAACTCCTTAGAGCCTTTCAAGCTACAGCATAATCAGCAATGATAAGTGCGAATGCTCAAAAATTGAGAGGATTGGACAATCAGCAGGCAAGAAACCAATAATGAAATAAACCAAATATAAACTACTAAGAAAGGAGAATAATCATGTTGATTACGGAAGAAATTGAGATAGCTTGGCACGCAAAGACAAGAAAAAGATATGAATCTTTAGGCTATCAATTCACCAAATATAAAGATAAGTTTATCGTAAAAATTGAAGATTTATCTAAAGGAAGTGATTTTGTAGTTCAGTATACCTGTGACTATTGTGGAACAGAATTAAACAATAAATATGATGTATACAACAAGAGAAGAAAAAAGATTGGGAAAGATTGTTGTAAAGAATGTATCACATTAAAGGTTGTAGAGTCCAATTTAGAACTTAAAGGTTATGAAAGCTATCTTTCATCAAATGAAGGTAAAACTAAAATAGCTCAAACAAATTTAGAGAGATATGGTGTTAAGAATGTTTTTGAATTAAAAGAATTTCAAGATAAAGCCACCGAATCTATAAAAAATAAATATGGAGTAGAAAATGTTTTCCAATCAGATGAAATAAAAGATAAGATTAAAAAGACAAATCTCAATAAATATGGTGTTGAATATCCTCAGCAAAATAGAGAAATAAGAAGACTGTCAATGAAAAACAGAGTTAAAAACAATCAAGGATATAAGCCAAACGGTGATATAGGATTTTACAACGGTGTTCCAGCCAGTAAAATGCAGATTGCAATAGCAAATCAATTAGGTGGAAAAATAAATTTTCCAATATTAGATGTTGGCTATATAGACATATTGATTGGCAATGACATCTGTATAGAATATGATGGTGGTGGACACAATCTATCAGTAAAGATGGGGAAAATTTCTCAAGATGAGTTTGATAGAAAAGAAAACAAAAGAAATTTTAAACTTATAGAGAATGGATATAAAGTGTTAAGAATTGTGAACACAAAAGATTTAAAATTTGATACAAAAATTATTTCAGACTGGTTATCTGAGAATAATTTCAGAGATTCTAATTTAGAATCAATTATTATTTCATAAAATTATTGGTTTAAGCTTCAACGACTAACTCGCAAGAGTGTACATTGCAAGCGCAGTGGAAACGGAGAGGTAGATACACTACAAGATATAGTCTAACCTCTATAGAGATATAGAGAAGTTCATAAGAGAACTGGCTCAGTCTAGCGAATTGAGTTGAATATACGTGATACAGGTGATTGGTTCGGCAATCAAGGAAAAGTTGCCATGCTCCACAAGAAAGAAATGGTCTTAAATAAAAATCAAACAAGCGATATTTTAAAAACAGTATCAATTGTAGACAAGACTAAAAATCAACTCAATGACTTTATAAAATCAATACAAGCCTCTAAGTCTGGTAATAGCTTAGTTGTAGGCGATATGCAATTCAACTTTGAAAATTATCGTGGTGACAAAGAAGGTGCTGTTAGATTTGCAGACGAAGTTATGGATAGGTTGAAATCACGGAGATAATTGGATAGGGTGTAACCCACCCTTCAATTATTTTTATAGAAAGTTGGTAAAATGAACACTATCAAAGATAAGATGAGTTTTACATACAACGGAAAGAATACTAGCGAATTTGGAATTATAAACGTTTCTATGGATAACGGAATGTTTGACGAGACATTTGTTGCAAATCGAACTGTCAATTCAGAGACGGTGAAAGATGTGCGAAAATCACTATTTAATGGTGTGACTTATGAAGATTTGTCATTTGAATTAAATTTGGCTTTCGAGAAAGATTTCACAGATGAATTAATCAACAAAGTAATTGATTGGCTCTATGGTAAAGAGTACTACAGTAAATTGCAATTTGAAGGATTGAATAAATTTGTCTATGCAATGCCAAACGGAGAATCTAGGATAGTACATACAGGGACTGGAAGAGGTTATATAGTTGTTTCTATGATAACGAACTCCCCATATGTGTATGGAAATATTTTGTCTTTTGAAAAAGGGGCAAGCAAGGATTCAATTAGTATTACGTTGGATGGTAAAATAAATCCAGAGATGAATATTGATTTATATCCATTAAAAGATGGAACATATTCAATAACGGTAAATGGATATACACTACAGATAAAGAATTTGAAAGCAAATGAAATTGTTACAATAAATCCCTACGAGGAAGAAATTTCTAGTAATTTAGATAACATATATCATTACTCAGATTATGTAGGAGATTTATCTAAATTAAGTTTTTTGAAAAAGGTAAATACAGTTAGTGCCCCAGCAAGTCAAAACCTCAAGGTCATTATTACCTATCAACCATACTATATTAAATAAGATGCTTAGGCATCTTATTTTTTTTTATATATATAACTTTTCACTTGCGCTTTGTTAAAAATTATGGTATAATAGAGTATAAAGGAAATATATAGAGGAGTAAACACTATGTTGAAAGATTTAGGGTTAGACCTAGACCTAACTAGAAGTAAGAGACCATTTAAGGTTCAACTTGCTCTTCCTAGTAAAGTCATAACACAGAACATCTCAAATATTAACACAGCTAATATATCAGATGTTAAACTAAACTCACTCCCACATTTTGAATTTGAAATACCTTATTTGGTAGAATCTAAAAGTAAAGGTATTGCTGATGAGATTGAATACATCAAAAATCCTGACTTAGATAGCATCAAAGAAGAAAAACTGATTAAATTAACGTGGTATGGAGGTAGAGTAAATTGGTTTAGAATCATAACCATTGAAAAAAATGATTCAAGTGACGGAATTACAACTAAAATATCCTGTGATAGTTTAGAGAGTGAACTTAGAACAACAAATGTTACGATAGATGGAACAGGTATTGGGGCAGAAGAATATTTCAAAAAAACTCTTGAACAGTCACCTTGGAAATTAGGACATGTTTCAAATAAATTAAAAAATACATATAGAACATTTTCAGAACAAGATAAGCAAACAAGATATGAAGCTATTCAAAGTGGTATTGAAGCTTATGGAGCAATAACCGATTTTGATGGAGAAACACGAACATTAAATCTTTTAACAATTGATGAATTAAGAGTTTTTCGTGGTGTTATTCTTAAACGTGAAAACTATGCAAATTCTATAGATATTTCATCAACATCAGAAGAAATAGTTACAAGAATGTATGCAAAAGGGAATGAAGATTTAGATATTTCATCTGCTAATCCAACTGGCATGAGATATATTGAAGATTTTTCATATTTCATACAACCATTTAAGCGTGATGAACATAAAAATGTATTACACCATTCAGACTATATGTCTGATGATTTAGCTCATGCTTTATTGGATTTAATGGAATTACAAAAAGTCTATAATCCAAAAATTGATAATCTACAAAAATTAATCAATCAAGGATATGTTGATTTAACGAAAAAAATGTCTGAAAAAGCTGACCTTGATGGAGAAATGATTACTCTGCAAGCCCTGTTGGATACTGCAAAGTCAACAAACAATAAATCTTTGACCGCTCAAAGAGAGTCTGAAATCATTGCAAAACAAAAACAAGTTGATGACAAAAACTCAGAAATTGATTCTATAAATAAAACTATTGAAGTTTGGAATAAGACAATAGTTGATTATCAAGAAATTATCTCAACAAACTCTTTTAGAACAGATTTAGTTGAAGAGTTAAAACTATTTGTTTATGAGAAAGATTTCTCAGATGATAGATATATTGATGCAAAAGAACTATATAAAGCAACCGTAGATGAATTTGAGAAATATCAAAAACCAACACGCTCATTTAAAACAGATTTAGCATCGTTCATTAATTCTATTGAATCTAAGAAGTATCATGGAAGATTAGAAATTGGTGAAGAAGTCAAGATTAAATCTAATAAATTAGAAGAAGAATATACATCAATTATTATTGGTTATAGTGGCGATTTAATTTCTGGTGATTTCCAACTTGAAATATCTGACAATATGGATGATATTGATGCTCTTGATAGATTAGCAACAATCATTTATCAAGCAGAGTCGTCGTCTTCAATCTTAGAAAATAACAAATACAAATGGAATAATATTGTAGAAGTTAAAGATGAAGTTACAGCTTGGAGAGATAAAGAAATTAAAGCGGTTGATAATCGCATTGTCGCTGGTGCAAATGAATCAATCACTCTTGATAATCATGGTATGATGGTTCGTAACCCAGATTTTCCAAACGAAGTAATTATTATTCAATCAGGTGTCGTAGCTCTTTCTAAAGACAATGGTAAGACATGGAATACATCAATTACACCTAATGGAGTTATTGCTGAAACACTTATCGGTAAAATTTTAGCAGGTAATAATCTTATTATTACAAACGATTCAGGTAGCTTTGTAATTGACAATACTGGTCTGACAGTTAATATGGATTCAATTAAAATCATGAGTGGTCATGAGGGAAACCCTAAGAATGTTATCGAATCATGGAATAAATTATTACTTACTTATGATGAGATTGCAAATGATAATTTAATCAATGAGTATGAAAAGAAACAATTAAAGAATCAATGGACTAAAATTACAGATATACACAGCTCTATGATTTCTTCTTTCATGAAAGGAAGAGGAAAACCTACTAAAGAAAATCCTTATCCTGATGAGTATAATGATTATGTTATAGCATATGAAGATTTGAATAAATATTTAAATCAAACAAAACAATTAGATGGATATTCAATCTTAGATGATTCTAACATCACAAAAACAACAACGATTGACCCAGAAGTGTTTAAAGAGAAGTTTATCAATTATGATAAAAAGAAACAAGCATTAGAATCAATTATATCATTTGATTATACTAAGTCTGAAATAAAAACTCTTGAAACTGGAATTTCTTTGAACTATGTAAAAAATGATAATGTTGTTACTGCATTAAATCTCTCTGAGGGGGGTGTCAAGATTGATGGTAAGCTATTAGAGATTAATAGTAAAACAGAGTTCAATGCTGACTTAGTAATGAATGCAGGTGTTATTAAAGGAAAAGATGATGGAATCATCATTGACCTTAATACAGGTGAAATAAAACTTAATAAGAAAGTTACAATTGGAGCTAACTCTAATCTTGTTACAGAAGATGATGTAGCTCATCTAAAAGGAAATATAGTTTCAACTTTATCAAACGACTTCATTACAATTTTCACAGACCCTAATGGTTCATCAGGAAATTATGACTATGCTTCAACAGAAATGAATGTATATAGAGATGGTGTCTTAGATACAAGTAATTGGACTTTCTCTGTAGAGAGAAATAACAATGTAGTTTATACAGTTTCAAAAAATACAGTAAAAGTTTTATCAACAAAAACTGATTCTGAAACGATAGTTATAGTTGCAACCTTAGGAAAAGAAACTCTAAAAAAAGAGTTTAAAATAAAAAAATATCGAGATATATCAGGAAACATAAATCGTTGGATGATGACTTCTGATTCTCTACGAAAAACACCTTATAACGAATGGGTAAATACACCGATAACTGTAATAGGGAATCAAGAATTAGTAGGTGGAAGTACAACAGAATATCTGGGTAGATATAAAATTTATGAATCAAAAGACGGTGGGTTGAATTATTTTCTTAAATACACTTCATCTTCCGATGAATCTATAGTAACATATAAACCATTCGATAATGATATAACACATGTAAAATTACAATTTTATCTTGCAGGAAGCACACTTAATTTAATTGACGAACAAATCTTGCCAGTTATTATTGATAGAAATAAAGCATATACTCACACCGCATATTCATGGTCTGCTGACGGAAAAGATGGTTTCACTACGGTTTATCCGAACTTGAATTTGTTGAAAGGAACGAGAGTTCCTATCTCACGGACTGGAAAAAATGAAACTAACCAGAGAGAACTGTTGTGGCAATTTGATAACGGTAAAAATGTACAAAATCAAGGTTTATCGGTCGGAGATACCCTTACTTGTACATTTGACTGGACGGTTACTAATCCAACTAGCGGTAGTTTTTTAGTTCAACTTAATGAGTTTAATTGGCAGTATCTATCCAAAATAATATCAATCACAAGCGAAAACAAGAGTGGTCATAGCGAATTTAGTTTCGTTGTAGACTCTAGTTTTTTGTCAGGAATAGCTAATGGTGTGCAAGTAAGGCTTGACAATTTACCAACTGACAGCGTGCTAACTATATCTAATTTTCTTTTTACAAAAGGTTCAATTGCTACTCCATACATGCTTAGTGAAAGTGAAGTAAAAACTAGTGATTATCCGAGTTATATCGGAACATATTCAGATGATAATGTTGAATCAAGCTTAGACTACAGTAAATATCAATGGGCAATATTCAAAGGACAGGATTCAAATGCGTATACTGCTTATTCTTGGAGTGCAGATGGGGTTGATAGATTCAGTACTGTTTATCCTAGTTTGAATTTGTTAGAAGGAAGTAATTCAAATGATAAAAGTTGGCTACTGGGCGGAAATGGTGCATACACGGCACAATATGTACCTTTTAATAGTGGCTATAAATATAATTTTACTTACACCAGAGCTTCTACTAATTGGGCTGTTTATATGTTTTCAGGTCTTCAAAAGGATAAATTTAAGCCTGATACTGATTATGTACTAAGCTTCATGGCAAACGTATCAACAGATATAAAACCTGGTGTATTATTCGCCAATGCCCCAGCTCAACATAATTTTGTTAATCGACTTAATAATCCTACAATTTTATCTAGCAATGGAGACCAAAAAGTTGTTATTCAACTAAGAACCAGTTCTAGTATTCCAAGTGAGTCAGACCAACAACTATATATTAATGGGTTTGTTAATAAAGTAGGTACATTTAGTATATGGGACTTAAAGATAGAAGAAGGCTCAATCGCCACCCCTAGGACACCAAGCCAAAGCGAAGCTCAAGAACAATGGCAAAATGCAATACCTATGTATGTTGGTGTTGGAGAAAAAGACTCTCAAAATCCATCAGATTATAGATGGCAATTAAATCCAAGGTATGTTCAAGCTAGTTCTGATAATGGTCTATCAAGTAAAGCAGGACTCGATGATTTAGCATCGGTTGCTGATACAGTTAATGATGCCCTAGTCCAAGCTCAAAATGCAGTCTCTAATGAAGATTACACCTCTTGGTTAGAACACGATTATCAAACTACAATTAACAATCTTCAAGATGTTTCAACTCAAAACAAAGAAGATATAAATAATGTAAATGATAGAACAACTATTGTTGAAGGATTCTACGATAGAATGAAAGTCAAATGGAACTTCATTAATGAATCATTTACATTTAGTGAAGAAGGGATGTTCATTTCCAACGAACAATCTAAAATGGCAATTCAAGTAACAAGTGATAAAATTGTATTCTGGGATAATAACGTTGATGTAGCGTTTATTACAGGAGAGGTTCTTAATATCCAAAAAGGGGTCTTCCTTGAATCAGCAACAATAGGTAATCACTTAATTACTAAATTCTCAAATGAATCACCAGTAACAATTATAAGATATGTAGGAGGAATTACTTAATGGCTTCAATTGGCTCAGGTACACATGCCTTTGCAAGACATCGACTAATTTATGAATGGAATATAGCATTTCAAAGTATTCCAAGCAATAACAGTACAGTTACATGTAAAGTATTTTTACAATCTGTAGACCAATATGGAGCTATGTATGCTCCTGCGGTCAATCAGGGGTATGTAACACTAAATGGAGAGAGAAAAAATTTCACAGCAACATCTGATTTGTCTGCTAATCAAAAGAAACTTCTCTTTGCCGCTAACTGGGTCGTAGGTCACAATGCAGACGGAACAAAAGATTTTAAAGTAACATGTAGCTATAATGTGAATGTTACTTTTGCAGGAGTTTACTATGGTACTACAGTCTGGGAGGGATTTGGTACATTAAACACTATTCCCCGTACAAGTTCAATATCTATTCATCCATCAACAATTAAATTTGGAGAAAAAACAAGAATACATATCAATAGGGCTAGTGGAAGATTTACTCATACATTAACATTTAAGTTTTCAAGTAGCAATAATACTTTTGCAAGCAAAATTAATTATGTTGATTATGATTTTACCCCAAGCATAGATTTGTCGAGGTATATTCCGAATGGAACTTCTGGCTGGGGAACGATAATCTGTGACACCTATAGTGGTGGAACAAAAATAGGTTCTTCTAGTGCAAGGTTAACAATAAATACGGTTAATGATAGTAGATTTCAACCAGTTATTCATGGGTTTACGATATCAGAAGGAAACCCATCAGTAACCACGTCAGTGGGCGCTGTCTATGTTCAATCTAAGTCAAAATTAAAAGTTGCTACAAATGCTAGTTCTAAAATGTACAGCACTATTTCAAAGATTGAAACTAAAGTTGGTAATGCAACATATACAGGAAGCTCTATAGTTTCAGGGTTTGTTGCAGAATCTGGAAACTTAAATATCGTAGTCACTGTGACTGATAGCCGTGGATATAAAGCTACATCATCTAAGACTATCAATCTAGCACCTTATAGAAACCCAACAACTACGATATCCGCTCTAAGAAGAAAAGATGCTCAAGAAATTGTAGATATCACATGGTCAGGCACTTCAAAAGCAATTAGCGTTGATAATGTTATGGGGTATAAAATAGAATATCAACCGATAAATAAAAGTTGGATTTTATTAGAGCAAAATAGCAGTGCTACTCAGGAACATTGGGGAGGAAAAATAGTTAAAGATGCGATAGATATAGATAAAGTATATAATATTAGAATTACAATGTACGATGAATTTATGTCAACTGTATCAACTACAGTTATTCCTGTTGCACAAGTTCCTATGTCTTGGGGTACAACTGGTGCGTCAGTAGGGAAAGTATTTGAAGAGGGTAAAGAAAATTTCCAAGTTTCTGGAACATCAGCGATAGACTATTTAAAGGTATTAAAAGGATTTGAACAACCAGTCCATCGTGTAGCTATTAAGTTTCCTTATTGTGAGAATGGTAGCTATGTTAACCGAGTGGGAAACTTCTGTTGGATAGATGGTGCTTTTAATGCTTCTTATGTTAAACCTGCTGGTGCATTATTATCAGGTGGAGCATATGCAACAGAAACAATACCTTATGGATATCGCCCACCATGGACAGTTGACGTTGCAGGATTTTTAAGGACAGCACGTAACGGAGATAAAGTTTTCAGGTTACAACTTCTATCAGATGGAAGAATGTCAGATATGTTTCTTTTCAACGGGGGATTTAAGAATACAGAAGACGCAATGTTAATGACAGGGGCAATGTGGTACACACGTGACCCATTACCACAATAGAAAGAGAGATTAAGATGCAAGTATATGAACCGTTAACAAAACCCGATGAAACAACTGGTAAATTCTATAAAACATATGAAGTGCCAGACGGAGTACCACTCAATGGAACTCTACTTAACGAAGCACCACCAGAAGATATGAAGTTTCCTAAGTGGGACTATACAATAAGTAAATGGATTGAAGATAAAGATTCAATTATCAAACAACAAGACGAAACAATTAAAGATTTGTCATTTAGATTAGGAAATAATGAAGTAGCTCTCATGGAAGCTCTAGGGTTAATTTCTAACAGTAAAGGAGAATAAATATGTACAAAGCAATTATCGAATTATATGCAACAAGTATTATTGCAGGTCGATGGAAACTTGAAAAAGTCCCAGCAATGTTCAAAGAACAAGTGATTAAAAGAATTGATGAAATAAAAGTTGAAAAAGGAGAAAATAAATAATGAATGAATTAGTACAAGCAATCACACCAATACTCTTAGCTCTATTGGTAGCTATTATTGGATATCTTGCAAAAATTGCAGGAATACAAGTACAACGAGTTGCAGATAAATATGCAATCAAAGCTAAGTTAGATGCAAATAAAACAATTGTAGACCTTGCTGTAAAATATGTTCAACAAGTATTTAATGAAGCTGATAATCAAACTAAATATAATGAAGCGAAAAATAAAGCTCTTGAAATTCTATCTGAAAAAGGAATCAAAATTACAGACGCTGAATTGAACATGTTGATTGAAGCATCTGTCGCTAACTTTAAAAAAGGTATGACAGAGACAGTAAAATTTGAAGCTCCATCTATTCAGGCAAATGTTACAGCATCAGAAGTTGCAGATAAAATTAAAGAATAAGATTTAACATGGTGGGTGAAATACTCACCATTTTTTGAGTTAAGGAGTTATTTATGTATATATATGGACTAGACCCTTCGTTGAAGAACTCTGGCATTGTTATTATAGACAAAGATACTAAAGAGGTAGTATATGTTGGCAGTATAAGAACGGACAACATCAAAGATTATAAGAATCTTCCAGAGGAAATGAGGAATCCAAAGAAATTAAGATTTATCTATGAAGAATTAACCAAACTTACAAGAAAATATCCACCCAGTGTCGCTGTAATTGAAAGAGGATTCACACGATTTAACAAATCTACTCAGGTAGTGTTCTGTGTTCATGGAATATTTAACCTAGTATTCTCTGAGGTTGACAATATTTATTATCCAGCAAAAACAATACGTGAAACGCTATATAAAGGAAATGCAAGTAAAGAAGAAGTTGCAGACATCTTAAGTAAACATTTAAATATAACATTTAATTCTGATGATGAGTCTGATGCAATGGCTGTTGCATACGCTTATCTCGTCAAGAATGGACTTGAATGGACTAAGCCTAAAGCTTATACTAAGAAAGAGATTGAAGCTCTGAAAAAGCCTAAGAAGGGCACTAAGAAAAAAGCAACTGGAACTAAAAAGAAAACGACTGCTAAAAAGACAATCGTTAAAGAAGCAAAAGTTCCTAAAGAATTTGATGTTGATAAGATGTTTAAAGACCTTGAAAATATTGCAAAAAAAAGAGAGAATTAATTTCTCTCTTTTTTTTTACTTATACAAATGCAAACCTGCAAATTTAAGTCCTTCTTCACGAGCAATTGCCAATGCTTCTTGACGAGCACCAATGCGTGTTTCAGACAACAAATCAAACACGTAAGAAGTTCCAACAGAAACTTCACGTTCAACTTGTTTTTGAACACGTTTCCCAGACTTCTTATCGAAGACACGTTCAGTTCCTACATTTTTTTCTTTACGAGTACCGTTGTAGAGTGCGTAGAATTTTGTTTTAGCCATAGTGTTTTTCTCCTTTTGGAATTAAGTTTTATTGTTTAGGCTATTGCTTTAACCTATATATATATTATATCATAATGACAGATAATTGTCAAGAGATAAGTGTGTTTTTTTAATCAATCATAATACTGACGGATTTTACATAAAATCTTCGAGAGTAAGTTTTGAATGGCTATCTACAGATTCTTTTTTATCATCATCATCTTCGAATAACTCTGCAATTGCATTTTCAGCACTATACCATGTACCGATACCATATCCGTGCATTTCAAAACAATCTTTATCAAGTTCTTGCGAAACATATTCTGCTGTGTACCCAGAAACAAATTTTGCAAACTCAATCATTTGTTCTTGAGTGTAAGAATCTACCTTTTTAATAACAGGTTCGATTCTTTTTAGTTGTGATTCTATTTCTTTATTCATGGTTATTCTCCTACTTCATATTTTTCAACAGCTTCTTTGATTGTTTGTGCATCATGAATATTGATATATGTTCCTTCTTTACCATTCCAGTTCTCTGGTGATTTAAAGTACTGTGGACGAACGATATTATCATTTAAGAAATAAATATCAAAGAATTTATCACCACTTGTGTTCTCAAAAAGATAAACACGTTCAGAAGGAATTTCTGTGAGATACCAGTCTTCTGGTGACAACCCTTCTGATGCAAGACGAACAAATATTAAATTAACATCTTTAAATTCTTGTGGTTCAAGCGTCGATTGTAAAAGTTCTTCGTTATTTAAATTAATTTTCATGTTATTTTCTCCTTACATTTTCTATATATTAATTATACCAAAATACACCCATAAAGTCAATTACAGGTGTATTACAAATATATTTAATCTTCATAACGTTTAATCATTCGAACATGTTCGATGTAATCTTGCATTTGGTCATAGTTTGATTCCCATTTACCATCAACTAAAGCCATTTTAGGTCTTTGAGCAAATTCCATAACTTCAATCTGGTCTCCAAGTTTGATGATTAATTCTCCATCTTTGGTTGATTTTGTATCACGATAAGCTTTTTTCTTATCAATCTTGGCAACAGAGATATGTCCATCATACATATTATATAGAGTATAAACTGGTGTATATTTAGTATTGATATCCATAACAACGTAAACATTTTTTCCAAGACTTTGGTCAAGAGTTTCAGCATATCCCATGTACTCAACTTCACTTGTAAGTCTATCAAATAGATTAGTCGTAGGAAGTAAATGAGCATTTTTCAAGATTAAACCATAATATTCTTTAATATTTTCAATACGTACAAGCTTAGTTTTCTCCTTGTGTGTACGTGAGTATTTGACGTCAAGCTTTTTGTTATCTGTAAAGATAGGGTTGGGCTTCTTAGCTTGATATCCAGTCATCGTATTGTAGAGTTCAAGAAGTATTGATTCTTCACCAAATTCTTTAAAGAATCCAAGTTTAATCAAGATATTCATTTGTCTATTGTCGGCAAGAGCACCATCTAAGATGTCAAGAAAGAGTTGAACAATATCATCTTTTTCATAATGTTTCTCGTTTGCAAGATTGTAGAGGTTATCTGAGACTTGTTGATTAAGATACGCAACGGTAGAGATTCCCTTATAGATTGTATTTGTTTCTGTTTCATAAGAATAATCAGATTTAGATTTACCAAATTGTAATCCTTTAAGAGTTATTCCAAAGTATTCTAGTTCGTTAATTAATTCAGCTTGTTTATCTTTGGAGTTTTTGTAAACATTCAAAACCACTGAGAAATACTCTAATGGATGATTGGCTTTGAGCCATGCACCATATAATGAATCAAGGGCTACAGAGTAAGCGTGTGATGAGTTAAAACTATCCTTTATACCGTGACTTTCGTCATATTTATTACGGAGTAGAACTATACAATATAGATTTATAATCTATCAGCTATTATAGTCGTTGAGCGTCTTCCTTTGAAGGAATTTCGTTGCTGATTTCCCATTGTCCAAACCCTTAGTACCTTTCGGCTTTTATTTCAACATAGGTCATACATATTATTTTTTCTGCTTTCGCAACATTCACGCTTACCATTTCTAGTTACGTTGTAGTTAATATGTCTTTAGGGAGTTCCAGCAGTTTAAACTGTTTTCGACACTATCTCACGATAGTAAAGGGGCAGATTTTCTTTTTATGAGAGATGTGGCTAGATATTCTTTTATTATTTCTCTAGTGAAATCATCTTTTAAAAGAAAACGGATATAATTACATTCTTTTTCTTTATGATAGTTAACAGAATAAGATAAATTTAATAGTTTGACAAAATTTATATATGAATCTAAATTATTTGAAGTTGCATATATGTTTACTGAAATTAGATTTCCACCTCTAGCTCCAAGATTACCATCTCCATCAAGCATCCCAAAGAGTACATATTTTAAAATTTTTGATGGAATATTTTCAACTGGTAAAAAATTAGTTTCTTTTCTATTGGCTGTAATATTATAGTGTCTTAGATTTTCAGCCATTTTATATGAAGAAAATCGAGATTCAAATAAAGTTTTGTTACCATAAGAATTACTTCTATCAGTATGAACCTTCTTAAAATTTATACCAACTAGTGATATATCTTTGTTAAATTCATCTACTACATTTTCATCAATACTAGAAAGTACAATATTATTGTATTTACCAGAACCAACAAATCCATCAGTCCATAAGTAACCTAACCAATAAGCTTGCTTTGCATTGTCAATACTATCAAAATAATTTTCATTTAAAGTATATCTTTTAACCAAATTAAGATTATTGTTTTTAAAGAAATCACGTATTTTTCGATAAGGAAAATTGGTAATTTCTTTCATTTCTTTAAATTTGATGTTTTGATAGTATAAATCTATTAATAATTTTTTATCTTTTTCTGTCAGAATATAATTGTTTTTAAATTTTTTATTTTGCATTGAAGATACCTCCGTTTACCCAACGGCATTCTCAATGATAGTCCAAACTTTTAAAGCCTGTTCTTCTGAACCAGTTTTAGCTACGAATCCCTCAATAAATTTGTCGTGGATAGGTTCAATAATACCTTTTTTCTTCTTGGCAATAGCTTTAAGAAGTCCATAAGTAACATCTTCTTCGTACCCAGCGAATTGTAAGGTTGCCATAATTGATTCTTGGAAGAGCACGAAATTATCACTATCCTTAAGAAGTTTATCAAAGGCTGGGATGTTATAGCTAAAAGGTTGTCTATTTAAGAAATAGGATTTCATACTTGCGAATGAAGGGCGAATACCTGCAACCCACATACTTAATTCACGAACACTTTGAGGTTTATATTGCATAACTTGTGGCTTGCCAGAAGGTGTTCCAGCTTGATTAAGAGTTGCAACCATTCCATCTTTATACAAGTCCCATACTTTATCATTATTCTCTACTAGTTTTGTAAGAGTACGCACATCAGGAATTTCAATATCTAATTCTTTACATACTTTAGCGATAATGTCCCAAACAGTAACAACTAATAAGTCGTTTTTAAGATATTTATAAACATCTGAATCATACGAACCAATTAAAGCAACATCTACACCTTCTTTTGTCTTAATGACACCAATCTTGCGAGAGATAGGGTCTGACAAAAGTAATGATGAACATGGGTGAGGTGAAAATGAAGTGACAACACCAATGAATTGTTGGCTAGTTTTAATGATATCTCGCCATTTATCAGTTTTAACCCAACGTTCAAGGTCATCGGCAATTGTCCAATATTCATTTTTTGGTATATCTAACCCACGACAATATGTTTTGAAAGCATCTTTTTCTTGCATTGTACCATAAGCAATCATTTGATAGGCATTATCTTCTCCCAAAATTTCTTTCTGAGCTCTCATAAAAGGTTCTGGATTAGCCGTATTAAAATCCACATCTGGTAAACTTTTTGCCTCTAGTATACGTGATTCAGACATAAATCGAGTAGGATATAATTTTAATGGCGAATTGACACGGTCTACTGCTGTAAAATCAAGTAGTTTATTTAAGTAGAAAGAAGGTGCGCTCCCTCTTCCTGTCTTAGTCAAGACTCCACCATATTTCTCTTTTCCTAAACTAATAATTTTTTCATTCATCAAGAAGTAATCTGTCATGTGAGTATTCTCTACAATAGACATCTCTGATTTAATAGCTTCGATATACTCCTTATGACGTTCTTTCGGAATATGCTTACGGTCTTCAATCCAAGCTTTATTAATATGCTTTTTAAGAATCTCAACCTTTTCTTCTTCTGTTTTATCTGGGTAAACTGATGGCATTTTAATATCATCGGTAATCTCAATAGAATCAAACTCATCAACAATATGGCTGTTATTAAAAGCTTCTGTGATTTGTTCGTCACTCAATACAGCCTGTTTGTTAAATCTCTCAATGATTGTTTTTGTTTCAGGATAGTCCATGAAGAACCCCTCCTCTTTATCATAAACAATTTTACGAGATTTAAGATAGATGTCACGCATTTTATAATCTTCTTCTTTGATATAATGAGTATCAACACCTAAGATAAAAGGAACATTATATTCTTTACGGTATTCAACTAACTTTTTATTAAAGTCAGCTTGCTTTTTATTCCAATGTGGTTGAACTTCCAAGAAGAAGTTGTCGCCAAAATAAGCTTTAGCTTTTGGAATGAAGTACTCAGCATATCCCTCATAAAGATTAATAGGGCTTGCAATACAAGCAGTCGTTACAATAACATCATCTTTTGGAAGAGAGAATAATAATTCTTCGTCAATACGGTTACGTCCATAGAATCCAGTTTGATATGATTCTGAAATAAGCCCTGTAATAGCCTCTTTCCCATTCTCATTCTTAGCTACAACGAGCAAGTGAGAGTTAGTACGGTCTTTCTCGAAGCGGTCTTTAACATAATAGAACTCTGTTCCAAAGATTAGTTTAAGATTAAATTGTTTAGCAATTCTATAAGTTTCAAATACGTTCCCCATATAACCATGCTCAATACATGATAAGGTTGTATGCCCTAGCTCAACAGCACGCTCTGCTACATCTGTACGAGAGATAACTGAGTCATGTGTTGAAATATTTGAATAAAAACTGTGTGAGTGAATGTTTTGGTATGTTAATGCGTTTAAGTCTGTCATTCAATTCCTCCTATATTTTTAAATATTTTATTACATATCTATTATATCATAAAACAAAAAAATAGTCAAGACTAAGCCCCAACTATTTTTATTCATCAACCATACGGATAAAAGTATTCAGTTTCACCAATTTCCCAATCGCATTTCCAAACTGGTAAACCATCTCTATCGTCATCATCGTGAACATTACCTATTTTAATACTCTTTACCACTTTTCCATTTTTCCAATGTTCAGCAAATATCGTCATTCCAGTATAAGATAGGGAATCTTCATCACGCACATACTCTTTTAAGAATAACTTTGAAACATCAGTAATCTCTAGTAGTGTTGAATTTTTATCTAAAACATTAAAAACTACCAGTTCATAACCTTCATATTCACCTTGTTCATACTTTAATAATATGGCATCAGCATATACTTTATTCTCCATAAATATCAGCATCCTTAAGTTTTAAAATAATAAGTGTGTCATCTGGATAAGAATCCAGTTGTTGTTCAAAGACTTCATCATTATCTTTTTTAGTACGCATCTTAAGACCGATTGATACTTTTAGATTCATATCTGATAATGTTTCATATAGAGATTTTAAATCCATAATGTCGTAACTTTTAGCTTTAGGTAATACAGAGTATGAAGCGTATTCAGAATCAAACCAAGTACTTTCCTTTTCAAAGTCTACAGGTGAATTTTCATTAATATTCAATTTGGCTGTTACTGAATAATCAAACCCTTGTTGTTCAATAACCCTAGTAATATCTTTGGCGCCCTCGTAATCTGTTTTACTCTTAAGTTTGATAGTTGCTGTATATGGTAACCCTGCCAATTCAAGATTTTTAGCCACAACAAATGCATCAAAATTTTCATCTTCTACAATCTCTGGTGGAGTAAATGATGTTGCGATAGAGTATCCTTGTACTAGCAAATCTTTATAAGTCTTAATTGCATCCTCAGCAGATACATCATCAATTAACTCGTTATGGCTACGTTCAGTGAATTTATTCGATTCAATAGATTCTTGTTTAGGGTAAATTACTTTCAATTGGTATGTCATTTTATTTCTCCTTGTGTTCTTTTTTATTCTTTTGATTTTTTTTAGTCTACATTTTCCCAACGTGTGCGATACAATTTGTTATGACGAATAGTATATTCCTCTAAGCATTTAACACAGAAGAAAACATTAGGTGAACCCTCTGTACTATTAGCTCGTCCTCTACATATGGGACAAGTGATTCCATCTGTCACATGTTTAATGGCAAAAGGAACAACTTCATAAATGTCACGATATGACACTCGTCCATTGTGTTTATTTGCAGAACCATATTTCTCACAAGCTCTACGAACAGTTACAAAATTGAGATTGAGTTCTTGAAGTATTTCTGTTCGAGAGATTCCATTTCCATCACGTTGTGCAATTAATTTCTTCAAGTCTTCTGATAAACGTTTACCAGTTTTTTTAGTTTCACTAACTGTGATTTCACGCAAAACTAGTTCGTTGATGAAATCCTGTGCAGTATGCCCTGAATCTGATAGATATTTATCGATGTTTTCAAGACTGTATCCACTAGCATACATTGTTTTTAGGTAATTAAATTCAAATTCATCACTAAAACTCATCATTGCCTCCTTTAAGAAGATGACCCCTAGCCATGTCTATAGTCCGTGATGAACTAGATAAGAACGAATCTTCAAATAATTCATAATTAACTTCTTCTTTTTTGATTTTATAATGAGCCATAATCTCTGCAATTTGTCCAACAACAATAGCAGTTGCAAAGCTTGTGCCCTCACGTAGTTCTTCATTGGCAAGAATATTTTCACCTAATGCCACAAAGTGAGTTGTTGGAGAATAATTTGATAGGTGGTAACGTGAGATTAGACTTTCAGAAAGTGCACCTACTTTATATACACCTTCCACAGCACTTGGATAAGTATCTTGTTTTCGTTCATCATTACCCAATGCTGACACAAGAATCTTTTTATTTTCAAGGCATTCTTTGATTGCTTTATCTGTTGTAATGCTAAGTTTTTGAAAACTACTAAAACTCATACAGACAATATCAATCTCTTCAATATCACGTACACGAATCAATGATTCATAAATTGATAACATTGTTCCTTTTCCGTCTTTATCTAAAGCTTTGAATAAATAGAAGTTTGAGTTTGGTGAAATTGTACTGATAATATCAAAAATGGCAGTACCATGTCCACGTTCATCCTTTACGTCATCTGATTTGTCAAAGGCATTAAATCTATATTTTACATTTTTATTTTGTGTATTAAATCCACTGTCAAGAATTGCAATATTGATACCTTTCGGCTCAGGATTATCAAAGCCAGTTAATTTTAAGTATTGCTCTAAATTCATTATTTTCTCCTTTTTTATTATAATAATATTATATCATAATTTTCCTTACTTGTCAAGAGAAAACAAAAACTAGCCGAAGCTAGTTGATGTATTATTATTTTCCAGAAGCACCTAATTTAGAATCTCCACGATTAGTTACATCATCTTTAAAATCATCAATAGATAATTCATATTCACGTAAATGTAAGTTATCACGTACAATCATTTGAGCAACAGCTTTTGTAATTGGGAAGAAGATTTCATTATCAGTTTCCTTGACATCTTGATAGGCATTTGTAATAACAATATCTTTATAAGTTGGAGCAATATCAAGGAATACTTCACCACGATACCCTGAATCAACAACACCTGAAAGTGTAGCCATACCTTGTAAGCCAGTTGAGCCACGTTCGTTAGCCCAATCAGTATAGTAGTCTTCTGAAACTTTTACACCAACACCAGTTGGTAGTAGAGTTGGTTTACCTTTGAAGATATGAAGTGAAAGGACTCCATTATTCCATGAGTCATGTTCTTGACCTGATAAATCTTTCCATTTGTGTTCTTTAGGAATATCTAAGTAAACATCAAATCCTGCATCTTCAAAATGATTCTTAGTTGGGATTTTAGCTGTTGGGCGGAATTTAGCAAAACCAATTGTTCCAGCTTCATATTTATTGAATCCACGAAGTTTATCAAATTCCCAAAGGTTGCGTGTAACTGTAGTTGCCTTATCTTTTTCATCAAGAAGATAAACTGTCATTTCTTTATTTACAGTATCGACACTTTTGACAATAGCAACTGTACCGTCTTTATTTGACCATACCTGTTCTCCTGTTTTATAGTAACGTCTTTCTGCCATTATTTAGTTCCTTTTCTTTTTCTAGTCTTTGTAGATAGTCTGTGTTCTTTTTGAACTCATCTGTCAATAGCTTATAATAAACTATTCCGAAATTATTAACCATATCATCTTCCGAATGAATAACCGTAAATGTTACATCGACAAACTTTGATGATGGAACGGTAAATTCATCACAGCGATAAGCATTAAATAGTCTCGTTATAATCGTGAACCAGTTTTCACCACGTTTTCTCAATCTCTTAACAAGATTAAGTGGTGTACTTTTCATCCAAAAGACCATAACACGGTCTGGATATAGATTTGCCAATGTACGAGCACCGTTGATATCTGTGATAATAGTTGATACATTATTAGAATTTTTATCAATTTCTTCTTTAGTTAAACCATATAGGTTACCAGAATAACTTGTAGTTTCTAAAAAAGACTTATTGTCAGCTAAACGGTTAAACTCTTCAACCTCAATGAAATGATAATCTTTTCCTTCTTTTTCGCTATATCTCTGATTACGTGTTGTAGTAGTGACAAGCTGAGGAATGCCTAAGTTTTTTCTTATGTGTTCTACAAGAGTTGATTTACCACTTCCACTTGCACCAACAAAAATAAGGATATTGTCCATATTTTCTAAATTATCAAATATCAGTTCACCTTTTAAACTCATTTAATGTTCTCCTTTCTAAACATATTACTAATAATATTATATCATAATTAATAGCATATGTCAAGAGTTAGGTCATAGTTATGATAATTTTTTAATAAGTTGGACTGCAACTTCTGTAGCTTGACCAATAGCAATACCAAATTGTTTTGCTTCAACCGCACCATTCACATCGCCAACAACATATAAATTACGGTCAATATTCATGTGACGACTACCTTTAACACCAACAAGAGCGTTATGATTCATCGTTTCAATGTGTCCGCTATCTGTTAGAATTAATTCGTCTTCCATAAACTGTGTATTAGGTTTTGAACCAATATAAACAAAAAGTCCTTTTGCAATGAGTGTGTGAGTATCAAAGATATATGAATCCCCAACCACAGATTGAAGATTGCCTACTGAATGAACAATGTTATCATGTTCTTTGATTTCATTTTGTAAGTGTTGTTCTGCACGAAATTCAGGTCTACGTGTAACAAGATAAACTTTACTTGATGTTTTAGCTAGTTCGATTGCTTCTGTTAATGCAGAATTTCCACCACCAATTACAACTACTGGTTCACCTTTAAACATAAAACCATCACACAAAACACAGTTGTGTTGTTCTACATCAATTGGAAGTTTGAGATTGTGTTGACCTGTTGCAATGACAAGGTTTTTAGACATAACAATGTTTTCAGCACCTAAAAGGTTTTCATATGTAATCATGTAAAGTCCATTCTTGTCTTTGGAAACATTGGTTACTTTAGTATCTTCTTTAACATTGTTAAGGATTCCAGCTTGATAAAGTTGAGAGCGGATTGCCTCTGTAATATCGCTACCTTTTGCGTTATAAATTCCAACGTAATTTTGAATGGTATCAATAGAATTAAGATTTCCACCAATTTCACCATCTGTCAATAAGAGAGGTTCGAATCCTGCACGAGCAAGATATAAAGCCACAGTTGTACCTGCGACTCCACCACCAATAATTACTACATCTTTAATTTCCATTATTTTTTAATCCTTCGAATAATTTTGTTTGCACATCAATGAGTTTTATTAATTCTGCCTTTTGTCTTGAGTGATGTAAATGATGTAAATTGTTAATCATCTTTGTTACTTCGAAGATTTCTTTTTCAATAAGTCCTTTGCGAATAACATCGAGCATTTCTAGTTTTTGAGAAATGTCAAAATCGTAATAACAATTCATGTCTAACAATCGGAATTTTTCGTCCCAGTCTTCATCAACTCCTATAGTAAATTTAACATCAATTGATTCCATAATAATCACCCTAGTCTTTCTTTAAATTTGTTAATTTCGTTTTCTTTTTGGTTACATACTTTAATTTGACGTGCAAGTTCATACATGATTTCATGAGCTTCATCCATTTGCTTAGCCTTATAATCTTTACGACTTGTCTTTTGCATCTTCTCATGTAAAATCGTGATTTTACTTGTGAAATTTGAGATTTTTTCAAAAGTTTGTTCGACATTTCCGAACAATTCATCAAAGATTATGTTATTAATCTGTTCATTTCCGAACAATGATAGTGGATTTTCGAAAGATTGTTCGGATTTTTCTACAGGGGTATCATCAGCCTGAATTTCAGTGCTTCCAGTTTGATAAACTGTCACAATCCTCTTGTTTTTCACATCAAGAATGAAAGTTGCCTTATCATTTGCCCAAACTTCACATACACCAAGTTTAGTTGTATTTTTTCCGACATATTCTAAAGTATCAACTTGTTGTTTGAAAAAGTTCATAGACTCTAAGTTTGTTTTAATATTAAATCGTTCTGACATCCTTTCTAAATAGTGTACTGTAGGGGTATAGTTTTGATTGTTTGGTAAACCCATATTATGTTTATTCTCCTTAAATGTTTGATAGTAATATTATACCATAAAAAAGAGGACTTGTCAAGTCCTCTGAATTTTTATTTATTGAGTTTTTCTTTAATCAAAGCGTAGTCATCGTCTTTCATAGCTTCGACTTCTCCAAGGAGATATCCATTACCTACCGCTGAGAAGAAATCATGGTTAGCTGTTTCAGTTGAGATACCATTCATTACAAGTGGATTGATATCTTCACGACCAACTTCAAATAAAGTGTCGAATCCAAGATTCATAAGAGCTTTATCTGCGTTATATTTAAGGAATTGTTTCACATCCTCTGTATAACCCACAGTATCATAAAGAAGTTCAGTATATTTCAATTCATTTTGATATAGCTTATCAAGTAAATCAAATGTCCATTCTTCTAACTCTTCTTGTTCAGCTTCTGTTAATTCATTATATCCAATTTGAAACTTGTAGCCAATGTAATATCCGTGATAGTACCTTCACATAGAGTCGTAAATTCTATGCAGTTCTCTGATGAACTTCTCCATATCACTATGGACGCTGAGACTATATCTTAGTGTTGTTGTTAGTCAACACCCCACATACTCCATTTCCATTTAAAAGACTTATCTGCATGCCATTTTCACATACATTGCTTACCACTTGGCTGTACTCTACTTGGTTTCATTAATAGCCCCTAGAGCTATTAACTGCCTTTCGATAGTCGTTGAGTCTTTATATTGTACTTCTTCCTTTTTGATAAACTCCCAATCTTCATCATCTTAAAAAAGATAAAGAGTTTATCAAAAGGTTTTTACAATAATTTAACACAGGATTGTCTGCGAGAGAGTTTCCCTGTTTAGGATTGTGGTTTCGCTAAGGCAAAATACCTAAGTCAGCTCACTTACAAAACCGACTCATCCCTCAAAATTAATTTTATAATCTCGGCTGTATTTTTCATCTTTCCGAGTCCAGCATAATACAAGGGTGTAAAGAATCCTGAGTAGAAAAGGAAGGATTCCAAGAATACTGATGCAATTTTCTTTTGTAGAGGAGTTCCATTTTCGTAGATATCTTGAACGATTTCTGTTTTCTTAACAATATAAGGATTTGTTGCAGTCCACTCAAATATTCCATCAATCTCTTTCATAGTACAGAAAGTTGAGAAGATTGTTGAATAAGATTCCGCATGTCAATGCTGTTGTGTGTGTTCGTTACTCACACTCTATATATTTCTATATAGTTCAGACTATATCTTACATATCATACTTTTAAGTAAATGATATGTCCTACCATTTCGAGTTTACTTAAACTCTACTCTACTTGGTTATTCACATCTCCCCTAGAATTATACTGTGAGAAATGCTATCCTTTCGATAGTCGTTGCACATTTATTATTGAATAGTAAAACCCTTTTGGATAATTTTAAAAGTCCATCCTTTGTGAGTTTTATTTTTACCAGACAAAACCATTGAAATATTTGGGGCAGAAAGATTCTGTTCCTTAGCAAATGTTGATATATTATTAAACAAAAATTCATCGCCATCTGAATTTGTACCAAGTATGATTTGTTTAAGTACAACATTTGCTGGATTGAATGTTTCTTTATAGAAAAATTGCCAACCTTTGTGGTGTGGATTTTTACCTTGTAGAACTGCATGTGCATGACGTGTGTCTAAGTTATGTTCACGACAGAATTTTTCACGATTACGTGATTCATATTTATTACCGTCAGGGTCAATGATAATCATATCTTGATTGTTATTTCTATTCCCACAATTATCAGAACGACTTAAAAATACACATGTATTTAATGAATATACTTTATTTTTAACACCAATTTGTTTAAAATCTTTATCAAGTTGAATCTCAGCTTTAATGAACTTATTGTAATCAAACCCATCGATTTTATCAATATCTTCGATAAAATTATCAAGATTGTGCCAATGTTCATCAACTGTAACACCTTTAGCACCATACGTAGAATAACTTGTATCATTAGGATTGTAACACCGCCCTAGCATACCTTTATGTATAGTAAAGATTCTTTTATATAAAATATTTTCATAAGTTCTACTTCCAATTATTTTCAATTTTGTCTCCTTTCAATAAATTTAGTACAGGATTGTCTTCGTCTTACACGGTCAGAGTTCCCCTGTTTAGATAGGTTTTACCAAGCTTAAATTTCTTTAAGCTAAAGAAACAATGCTTTCTATCTCTTCCATAAATGAGATGTTCCTGAACACAGCCAGTTCATGTTGAGTACGAGAATCTTTTGCAATCTCATTGTTACCGACTTCACCCTGCAAAGTATCAAGTAGTGTCAACCCTCCAAAAACTTTATTGAACAAATCTTTCTCTGGGGCAGACAATTTACCCCAATCTCCCATGTCATTTGAAACGGGTACACGTGAGCTGACCCAGAACTGCGAAATCAATTTATCCCAAGTTGCACGGTCAATGTTATCTTCCAGCCGATTCCAATTCACAGCTTTTACTAATTTTACTTTTGACATTATAGTCCTCCTTCATTATTATATTATAACACAAATCCCCTTGTTTGTCAAGAGGATTATTTTCAAATATAATCTTTAATTATTTTTCCTCATCTTCTAAAGTAAATTCTTTATCAAAACTAACAAAATTAATCTTACCATATGTCAATTTATAAAATAATTGACTAGCGAATACAATATCATTATCTGCAAAGTACATTAATTGTGAATAGATTTGTTTACGTGCTAAACCAACTTCTTCATCATTAGAAAATACTATAGCAACTTCTGCGGTAAAGTATTCAGGTGTTGTTAGAACACCATAGTAAGTTTGTCCGTCTTGACGTAATTTCCTTTTGGATTTTTCTAAGTTTCTAAAATATTCCAAAGCTTGTTCACGTAAAGGAACAACTTCTTTCTTTTGCAATTGTTTGAGTGTTACGTTTTCTAATTCCATTTCTTTCTCCTACTTATAATCTTTTGTTGGTTGATAGAACTCCATTTCATCTTCGAGAGCTTGTAGAATATATTCATTTGGATTCTCTGCATAAATGTTTAAGTATGATAACTCAGCAAGGGTACTTTCTTTTCTGCGATTCATAACTTCAATGCAATCCTGACAGAACATAGCAGGATAATCTAAATGTGCAATGTTTCTATCAAGAGTTGCCATACTCCAATTCAATGCTAGTCCTTTTCCACAAATCCCACGCATAGTAATTTCTTCTTCATCTTCTGCAAGAATCTCTGCATTATCATAATAATGATAATGTTCACGCTGTTCAAGTGTTACTCCATCTGACATAAAACACATTGATGGCGAATAAATCCATTCTGTTGGGAGCCCAATCAATTCAAACATATTATTCCTCTACTAACACTACCGTGTCTTTAATAACTGACACCCAATATTCAAGTGAGCAGTATTCTTCGTTTGCTTCAACCATTCCACCTACAATATATCCATCAACATACCACCCATAGATATATCCCTCATCGTCAATGTATTCTTTTAAGAAATACCATAAATCTTCATCAACCGTTTCTTCTGTTAATTCTTCTTTGGGTTTTGCTTTAAATCTCATATTTCAATTCCTCTATGTTTAATTTTTCCACACTCTTCACATACATAACAAAACTCAGATATATGAAGATATGGATTCGTTTCAATATAATCTAGTTTATTGAGTGTAAGTTTATTGCAGAACTCACACGTAGTTATTCTCATTCTTCTTCCTCACTCTCTTTTAATTTCCGACCAATACCTTTAAGAACATCTAAGAACTCACTTAATTCCATTAGATTCCATATTCCTCTCTGAGTTCGCACTCGTAACAAATTTGATATTTCTCTCCTTCGAGAATTTCTTCTTCTGGAATTTCTTTACCACATAAGTAACAGTTCAATTTATAACCTCTTCTAATAATATTTTTATTTAGATTTCCACGGTGCTTGTGGGGCTTACATCTTCAAGTGCCTCTTCTAATCTTTTTTGAAGTTTAATATCTTCTTCTTTTTGAAGTTTTTCACAATATTTTTCACAAAGTTCTTTTGTAGCAAACATAGAATTGAAACGAGAATAGTTTTTAAAGTCTTCTTCTTTGGAAATTAAGAATTTCGTAGGAGTCTTAGTTTCAAAGAATCTATCATCACTTCCACCATAATAAGTAAGTTCTTCATCTCTTGTGTTCATAGTATAGTATCCAATTAGTTGTTTATTTTTTCTGTATATTTTATGTAGAGTCATTGCTTTGGGAAAATAAACATTCTTTCCAATATCACAAGAGCATTTTTCGTAAGCCTCTCGACCCATAGGTGTAATGTATTCTCGTCTACGATATCTGTCACACTTATCACATTGAGGCATTAGCTCATGCTTATATGTAATATCCCAGTAGATATCTTCGAGCGGTTCAAGCAACTCTTTTAAAGCTAGGCTTTTAGCAGATTGAGCTGAAACTTCAATAGCAGTTTGCAAATCTCGTTCTCTACGATTGATATTTTCTTCCTTTTCTTTGATTCCATCAACAATCTTTTGTAACCTACTATTTTCATCTTTTAAACCTTCAAGTTCCTGTTTGATACCTTCTTTGACAGAATTTTTTAAGTTATTGAAAAACTCAACATATTCTTGTTCATAGGGTACTGAAAAATCCCAAAATTCATCATTATACATTTGAATACCTTCTTTCCTTTGAATGTTATACGTATAAATAATTTCTTTATATTATATATTATAACACAAAAAAGCATTCCTGTCAAGAAATACTTTTTTAAATTTATATTACAAATCTTTAACTATTGCAAATTTCTTATACAAAAGTTTTTTATCTTTTTTGTAAATCACATCATTAATGTGTTTGTTGATACCACTCATTGTTTTTCTTTTGAGCGTATCAATCACATCTTTTGTTGTTTCAAGAATTGTGACAACAGACGTAGTTCCTTCAACTCTAAAGAAACTGACAACTGTATTTTTATTTGTTTCAAGAATATCTAAAGTTTCTAAAAATCTATCTTTATTAACAACCCAGTTAATAACGTCAACAGGTGTTTCTTCTGTTTCAGAGTAGAATGTCATTAGATTATTTAATTCTTCATTATAATAAACACACTTGCTGATTTCATGATATGTATCAAAGATATACCATTTATCTTCAAAACTTTTATCTTCTACATTTAATTTATTAGGCATACAAACCTCTTTCTAAATTGAGCATGATTCACATTCGTTTACTGAACTAACTTCACCATCAGAACGATAAGTACGAACATAGTAAATTGATTTAATTTTTTTTACCCATGCATAGTTACGCAAGATATTGATATCACGTGTAGTGAATGAGTCTTCACCACTTGTTCCAATTTTCCATTCGTACAATTCTTTACCTTTGTCTGCATTCATGAAGAGTGTCATCGAAAGAGCTTGGTCAACGTGCTTTTGAGCTTCTGCGTAGATGTCAATAACTCTACGCTGGTCAATGTTATAAGCTGATTCGTAGTAAGGAAGACCTTCTGAGAGATAAGGTGCTGGATAGAACACATCACCACGTTTACCTTCTGAACGCTTCTCAATCTTTTGTACGATTGGATGAATAGATGCTGTAGCTTCATTAACATAACTAATAGAACCTGTCCTTTTGTTCGCATGAGTTCGTTAGGCTCACACCGTTAAAGTCGTTATGAAACTTTAACTGCTATATATTTCTATATAGAGCAGACTATATCTTGCCTTACAATTGTAAGACCCTCTCCACTTCGGTATCACTCGATACCTACTTCCAGCTACGGAATAGTCGTTGAGCGTTCTTTAATAATTTAATTAAATTACTAAAGCTTCGTTGCTGATTGCCTTTGCCATTACGCAGTAAGGTTTCCCAGCAGTTCAAAGAGGTTTACACTTAAATTAATTTTTAAGCGCCCTAGGTTGTTAAGGAGCAACTGCCAAACGATAAGAGTTATATAAACCATGTTCTTCGATTGAAGATTGTAAGTCAGCCCAGTCTTGTACAGTTGGAATATCAATGTCTTTAAACAAATCTTTAACTGTATCAGAAAGATTGTTTTTGAATTTAACACGTGGTAGATAGCGTTTGAAGTATTTACCATTTGCATATTCTGACTTATCAAAGTTATAGAAGGCTTGATTGCGTTCAATAGCAATTTGATTGCTTTCAAACAAAGTCCAATAGTTTAGGAGTTGGAAGTACATACCTGTGAACTCAATTGATTCAGGAGAACCATAGAGGATTCCGTTTTTAGCAAGGAATCCATGTAGCCCCATTGCGCCTACAATGAAAATACCCTCTCTTTCGAGATATTTGTCTAGGGTTTGGACTATATCTTCAACTTAACCATTAGTTGTTATTCTTTATATTTCCATTTAAATCCACCAGCTGTACGTCTGTTATCCAAACAAACACCAGAGATGTGCAAAACCCCTGTTTCTCTGGTAGCTTGAGTGATACTATCAAAAGATTTAATTATCTCATCAGTGTCTTTATCTATTTGATAAACAGGTCTTTTGTCATGTAAATTGGAGGTGTCAGCTTTGAAACTAAGATATTCTATTGCATGTTTCATGTTATAGCTTTTATCGCACCATTCAAGATTCTCAACTCTATTGTCACTCTTCTTATCATTTATGTGGTTTACTTCTGGTAGGTTTTTAGGATTAGGAATAAATGCCTTTGCAACCAATCTGTGTATATAAACTGTTTTTGTTTTATTATCACCATTATGAACTAGAGAAACTCTCACATATTCATTTTTATTATCGTTTATTTTTATAGATTTTATCATTTCCTTTTGATGATAATTACACAAAACACCGTTATTAATTCTTTTAGATGTATTATCCTTAATTTTAATTCTACCTAAAGAACTTATAAGGTATTTGCTATTAAAACCATCAATATTAGACCATAATTCTTCCATGTGTTCTCCTTTCTATAATAGTAGTTAAGTGGGTATTTTTTTTTTTTTTTGGTTAAGTTGTTCTGCGTGTAGTCTCTGAGGGGTCAACCACGACTTCCCTGCTGATTGTCTATCTATATATTGAATTTTTACTTTTGCGAATTGGTAAGATTCAAGTATCAATATCTTTAAGAGTTTCCAGCATATAGCAAAATTTTATAGTAGAGCTAGGCGATTTTCAACCCTACTGAGTGATACTTATCGTTGGCGTTCTTAACAGTAGGAACTTCTTCAATGTTAGAGCTATCTGCAACATAGGCTAATGCACGAAATGCTGTTCTAACAGAGCTTCCGAAGTCAGATGACTCCATAAGATGTGTAATATTAGTTGAACCAAGGTTACATGATACGTCAGTTCCAATAGTCTTATAAGTTTGGTCTGAGTTCAATTCTGATGGAGATTGTACTTGAAGGATTTCAGAGCAAAGGTTAGACATTTTAATTACACCGTCAACAGCATTTTCTTGGTTTGCTGTATCAATGTTGATGATGTATGGATATCCTGATTCTTGAATAAGTTTAGACATTTCTTCTTCAAGGTCACGAGCAAAGATTTTATCTTTCTTGATATTTTTGTTTTCAACTAATTCATCATACATTTCTGTGATGTTGATTTCAGACATTAGTTTTCCATACTCATTGTAGATATCATAAGGGCTAAACAAATACATTGATTCACCTTTAGCAATGAGTTCATAGAATTTATCAGGAACTACAACACCGAGAGAAAGAGTTTTAACACGAACTTTTTCGTCAGCATTTTCTTTTTTTGTAGAGAGGAATTTAACAATATCTTTATGGAATACATTGAGATAAGTTACTCCTGCCCCATTTCTTGTCCCCAACTGATTGGCATATGAAAATGAATCTTCATAGAGTTTCATGATTGGAACAACTCCATCAGCCATATTCTCAATACCCTTGATAGGGTCTCCTGACGGACGGATATCAGTTAAGTTGATTCCAACTCCACCACCCATTTTAGACAATTGAAGAACTGAATTTACTGAGCGCCCAATAGACGTCATATTATCTTCAATATTCAAAAGGAAACATGATACAGCATTACCACCACGCAACTTACCAGCATTAGAGAATGTTGGTGTTGCAGGTTGATAGGTTTGTGAAATCATTTCATGCGCAATGTTAAGAGCCAATTGTTCGTCACCATCAGCCATAACTAAGGCATTAAAAGCAATGCGGTCTTCATATCGTTCAAGAATTGACTTGTTATCTGTGGTGCGCATAGCATACTGTGTGTAAAATTTATAAGCACCCATGAAAGTTGTAAATCGAAATTTCTTGTTGTACAAAGTTTTAAATAATTTTTTAATAAATTTGAAAGTATATTTATCAAGTACTTCGCCTTTAATATACTTGTGTTTCACTAAATAGTCAAGCTTCTCACGTAAGTCTCCAAAATAGACTGTATGAGGGTTTACGTAATCAATGAAATAGCTATGGACAGCTTCTCTGTCTGCGTTCAACTGAATTTTACCGTCTTTAACGATATTTAGTTGGTTGTTGAGCATAAAATACTCTGGTGTTACTGATTCTTTTGTTTCAATCTTTGTGACTGTCAAGTGAAACCTCCTATTAATTTATTTGCAATAACTCTTTAATGTTGTTGATATCTTTCTTGTTTCCAAAGTTCTCGATGGAATAGATTACAGGAATATTATATTTCTTACTCATATCGTTTGCTGTGAATATAAACATATCATCCCCAAAGTTAAAGTTTCCTGACCCTATGATACCTAAGCAGTTCTCATGATAATCATCCATAAAATCCCACGCATCTCCAATCCACTCTTCCTCATAAGTGGGAATCAAGAGATAAAATTTACTATCCTCATTGAAGTCATAAATATTATCTCCATCAATCTTGAATCCTCCGATACCCAGTTTTTTAATTACTCTATCACAGTTTCCACCTAATGATTTGTAAGCAATTAAAATATTATCCATGTGTATGACTCTTAACAAATTCATTCACTTTGATAGAGTTGAACTCAAATGGTTCTACATCCTGAGCTACGATAACTGGAAGATTAGAGAACCCTAGTGCTTCTTTAACATATTTGAAAGCTTCTTCATCGTCTTCAACATTAACCTCAACATAATCAATTCCTGAGAATTTGAGTAAGCGTTTGACTTGTTTACAATTTTTACAATTATATTTACTGTATACTTTAACCATTTTTATATCTCCTTCTATATAAAGCAATAAGACTATTATACCACAATAGTCTTATTTTGTCAACTAAAACGTTCTGTTATTTTTGATAACCTGTAATTTCTCGTATATAGCACGAGCTTTATGTTGATTGTCAACAGAATAAACATTTTTGTTTAGGTAATTTAATTGTTTTGTTTTATCATCGTAAACGATAAATGGATTGTCACTATCTTTCTCAAATACTTGATATAGATTGTCATGTTGAACTAGGACAAAGTTATCTGATTCTGATTTGACTAATCCTTTCATTTCAAAAGTTACTGAACCTAATGTCATTATACACCTCCTTTGTAATTGGCAATATAGAAGCCTTGTTCCCAAACTTCTTTCCATCTGTCGACTGTAAAAATTTTATGTGTGCTAAATACCCTACCATGAACATTTACAATCATCTCAATTTTAATAAATTTATCTTTATGTTGTTGCGTCCAGTCAGTCTTGAAAGGTTTTTCACGAATGACTTCTACAATATAATGTTCTTCTAATAAATTCATATTAATCTCCTTCTATATAATATTATAACATATTTATTTTAATTTGTCAAGTCGTAGTTAAATAAAATCTAATTCTTTTAGTTTATTCGTTTTTAGGCATTCCCCATTTCTTTCCATTTCATGTTAATATAATTATACCACAAAAAGCCATCTCGGTCAAGAGATAGCTTTTTAATTTATACTGGAAAATCTTTCATATCTTGTTGATATGATTCTGTGGTTATTGTCTTACCTTCTTTTAATGATTTAGGGACGTTGATGACTCTTTGATTGTAAGAACCATAGCGTTTATTAGCAATCTTTTTCTTTTCAATAAATCTGCCATCAATGAGAACATCTATATGCTTTAAAATGTATTTTTGGTTCTCATCAGCATGTTTTAACAGATATTCAAACTTGTATCCAGTCCATAAACCAATAACAACATTAGGTCTCTTCTCTAAAACAAGTCTAATTATATTAGCTGTACTCTCGGCATTGTCAGGAAGGATGCAATCGCCTCCAAGTAGTGATAACCCTATCGGTGGGTCTAATTCAAACTGGTCTAGTCCTTCAATGATTTGTTCTGCAACTTCCTCATCTGGAATGTAAAGGTCATCCTTCCTATCCCACGTATCACTATTCCAACATCCCAAGCAATGGAATGAACAATAATTTACAAAGACTGAAACAACAGCTCCCACAGGAAGTTTAGATTGTTTATCGTGCCTAAATCCACCCTCTTGGAAACTATTCTCAAAGTCCATAGCATTTATTTGATGTATATAAGCCATTATTCTCCTGATTCAAACATTGAGAACTCTTTCGATACAACATCCCTTTGTATGTCATGTTTTTTCTCAAAGTTTTTAGTATATTCTTTCTTAGCATTTCCAAAGTGATTAACACGTTCAAGTAATTCCTCTGTCTTACCAGCATTGACAACACTGTGTCCATTGCGTGATGTAATAGACATATATCCGCAAACTCTATTTATCGTTACGACATTCTCTGAGTTGCATTCAACACAAGTATCTGCTGTCTCTCCACTCCAACCACAATCGAAGCAATGACTAGATGCAATATTGATGCCGTAATACATCCCTTTCTCCATTGCATATTTAACAGTTTGTTCAAGAATTGTCACCGCTGTTCCGAATGCAAATTCATTTTGACTAATATGTCCACCACTTGCCATTTTATCTAAATGAAAAGGTGCTTCAAAATCAATCTTATCAAACACATTTGATTCTACCCACACTGGTTGGTGGAATGAGTTAGTAATATAATTACGTCCTTTTCCATCTTCTTGAGCCGTAACACCATTAATGAATCCATATTGTTTTTGTAATTGCTTCATCATTTTATACACAAGAGATTCAGCAGGTGTTCCATAGATAGAATACATACGAGGTATAATAGTTGTTTTGTGTGTGGTGTCTAACTTTTCATAAACTTCAAGGTATTTCTTGTCTGGGTCTGGGTGAACAAAGTTTCCTTCTTCATCCCAAACACGAGTTTGAACACCATCTTCATCAATACGAACAGCGTCATGGATGTTTCTAAATTCTTTAATTGAATTAAGGACTTCCATTAATTTCATTTGGTCTTGTTGACGTTGACCACCTTTTTTATAATCTGGTAAGTTATTAATTTCATATCCATTATTTAAATACATATAATTCAAAGTTTCGTTGAATCCAATCAATCCAATAGATGAAGAAAAATTAAAGATTGTTTTAGAGATTTTTTCATCATGGTTGAGTCGTCTCCATGCTCCACCTTCCATCCACATTAGAGGATTGCTTTCTGCTCTAGCTTCTCCAGCATAATAATATCTCCAATCTAAGATATCCATCGTCATATTTGTATATTTATGTAGTAATTCATAGAATTTATTCCAGTCACCACCTGATTCGATAGCAATTTTAGGGAAATTAATTGTTACTACACCAACATTTCCACGTCCTTTATAAACTTCCTTTTGGAAGTCTTCTGAATCCTCTAAAGGATTAATAAATTCAACATTATTGTAGCTTCTGCACGTACTTTGTTTAGAGTTATGATTTTCTCTAAAATCCATTGTCACCAATGGGACAGACTATATCATCAACATAAAGTTGCCTTGCGCTCCGACCATGTTCTTATCTCATGGTCTATATGTTTTTAAAACATATCTTATTTCTAAGCTCCGCTACACTCATCACGGATAGTCGTTGCACCTTCCAAAACAGAGTTTTGGCTTGGCACAGTCTCATCTTAAAGATTGCTACAAACATCAATAAGACCTAACTGTTAGCAGATTATATTAATCCACACCCTCTAAGAGAGGTTCACAAGGTTTTAAATGGGCTACATTTTCACCAACTAACCCATTGGTACTGATAAAATTTGGTCTAAGTCATCTTTATGACGACTATATGCAGGTGCAAGAATACCATTATCCATTGAAACGTAATCAGGATATAATTTAGTTGAACTGCATTTAATAGCCAATTGGAATAAATCATAGTTAGGTGAATCAGGATTCAAGTTAACTTCTTTAGCACTAGCAAATATTAATTTAGGAAAGACAAGCACACAATCTGGTTCAGAACGTTCGAGCAAGAAAGCACGAGTAATTTCACGACCCCATTTAGAGGTATCCAATCCAAAACCAATTGATGTAAATGGAATTTGTCCTAGTGCATTAGAGATAGTACTTATTTCAAGTTCAAACCCTTGAACACCTTGTTTGATTGCATAAAGAGTATCTTCTTCTGCCATTTCACGTGCTGTATTATATGCAATTCCCTTTTCCATATATCTTTTGAATGCTTTATCGTAAGTTAATTTTGCATAAGGTGCTAGGCAATGGTCAAAGTTCTGAACACTAAGACCTCCATGCTGTTGGCTAGACATCTGTAAAATCAAATCTGCCACTAAGTTAAAAGCTGAACTAATTGATTTAGGTTCAGGATATTTAATACCATTTAAAGTAAAAGCATATTCTCCATCTTTTTGCTTTTTAGTCTTAATGATATTTGCTAAATCAACGTTATCACAATTGAAACTTCTCCAGTACAAATCTCCTAAGTCATGAATATAAATCCATCCTTCTTCATGAGCCTTAGCCCAGTTCTTTTGAAGAATAAAGTCAGTCACAATTTTCTTTTGAGTCATTTCAGCAAGAAGAGAACGCTTGGTTGAATTAATAGAGCTATCTTTGTTTGCATTCTCAGTATAAATTCCATTCTTAAGACTATCCAAATCTTTGTATAGTTCACGGTAATGCTTATCTTGTGATATTTTATAATTTCGATATTCATGATATGACTTATATATATCAACATCAAGCAATCTCAAAGCATCTTGCACCATTTCGTGGACTTCTTCCACAGGGATATTATTTAAAATTTCTCTGAATGGGACACCTCTATTATTTAATATTTTAGTTCTACGCTTGTTAATAGATTTGTCAACTAAATATTCTAAACTCTCAATTTGTTCTTTAGTTAGAGATTTATCTATGTGTTGGGCTGACTTTTGACAGGCAGAAATTACCTTATCGAAGTTCCATTCTTCCGTCACCCTTTCTTGTTTCTCATCTGTTCTTTTCTTAACAACAAATAAATTTTCCATCTATTTCCTCCAATTTCTATACAAGTTATATTATACCATATTTTTCATGGTTTGTCAAGTGACACAATAAAAAGCCTATTAAAGGCTTTCTTTATTAGATACATTCCAGAAAATGTAACCAAAGATTGAGTTCACAAGAAAGATTAGATATAGAACACCCATAGTAACATTAGGTGTCGCTAAAGTGAACCATGTCCAAGTCGTAAGAGCATTGAGTGTCATCCAGTAGAACCAACTGTATTTGTTTCCTGCAATAGAGAATAGCTGTGCTGAGATAGCTACACCACCGAGGATTCCATCTTTCCACCAAATAGGAGAACCGAGACCTTTAGAGATGAAAGTCCATACTATCATAACAACTACACTAAGTAAGAGAATTTTCCAAACTTCAATATTTTTAATTCGTTGAAGAGTGTTATTGATAAATTTGTATCGCCCTTTGAAGTTCATGTGAATGAATCCAATGATACCCATTGCCATAAATAATGGTTGTTGAATACTTTCTGATAAGATACCGTGTTTAATACCAATAAACAACATTGTCGTATTAAACACAAGAGCAACCAAGAAAGTATATTTTTTGCTGAATGTTAGAGTTGATACGTATAATGCACCTGAAAGACCTGATACCCATTGAATAATAGGTGTTTTAACTGTGAAGAGCACTGCTAATTGAGCAAGTACGATAAGCGAGATATAAGCATATTGAAATGTTGGCTTGTTAATTAGTGTTTTCAATTTATTTTACCTCTTCTAATTTGTCTTTGATTAATTTTTCAACATCATCCATTACTACATCAATAAATTCTGAAACAGTTCCAGTAATAACACCATTAGATTTTACTAATCCTGCTGTGTATAGATTGATATAAGAGAATTGAGACTCAGCAATTTCATCAAGTGCTTTAATCTTTTGTTGATTGTTATGTGTACCTTGTCGAACATCAGAATATAATCCAATAACTGGAATACCTGTAGCATAAGCAATGCCAATTTCGCTCGCAACACCTGCATCAATTGTAACACCGTCAAGGATAGCTAATACAAGGTCAGACTCCAGCAACTCTTTTGTGTCAGCTTGAGCAATCATTTTAGAATCCGCATAAGCTGACTTGTCGTTGATTGCCTCATTCTCTTGAGGTAAATAGATTTCCACCTCAACCTGTTCTGAAAGTTGTGTGAAATAGATTTGTGCTCGCAATTCCTCAACTAAATCACGATTGAATGATTGTTCCATTGCTGAGAAAAGTGGGCTTGCGAAATAAATTTTAACTTTTTCCATTATTGTTCTCCTTTGAGATTTAGTTCAAAATTCTCTATATTTACAAAATTTGCAAAGCTAGGGTATTTGAATAGAGCGAATGAGTTACGTAGATGTGTCTTGTTTGGTGCTTCAAAAATATTCACAATACTCGTGATATTAAGGTTTAAGAGCCATGAGTGTTTAGTATCCAAAGCATGTTCGATTGGAATAGCATTTGTGTGCATTGTTGAGTTCTTTGGAGAGCTTACAACCCACGTACCTTTTGAGCTACGATACATGAGAAAGTCTTCTCCTTTTTTAAAGAACCCTGAACGTGAATTTGATGTCAGGTAGGGTGTATTAATTTGTGCTCGACATTGGTAAACTTTAATCATTTCGTATTTCCCTTTCTTCAAAAATATATTCTTCAATTTTATCAAATAAAACTGATATCCAGAATATTAATGCCATACCTAAAACAAAGAAGAAGATACAACTTAACATTATTAACCATAGACCGATTACAAACATAACTACAGTACCCTGAAACATAACACCCATAAGGATAGTTCCCCATGCAAGCATGTTTAAATCAAAGACAAACCAGATATAGCCCAATAGCAAGCTGATTGTAATGACTGTTATCAAAACCCCTCTGATAATACTAAATATTCTTTTTTCCATTTTTTATCCTTTAAATTTTTTACATTTAATAGTTTGTTATAAGTACTTCTACCGTTTTACCCTGATTAGCTGTGCTTTGGTAATTACTATTGTTATAGTTCATATCTAAGAAATGTATATTATATTTTTTCGACCATTCTATTAGTGTGGTATTTTTTTTATTTTTATGTTCAAGGACATTTGATAAAGCAAATTTAATATTTTTATCATTTAATTCATCTAATAAATTCAATAAATCTATTTCTTCTTTTTCTGTCCATCCACCATTTTCATTGTATGAAGCGGTGGTAATTAAATATGGAGGGTCACAATAGACCATTGTGTCACTATTAATTTTATCCACTTTTATATCTCTAAAATCGTTATTTGTGAAAATAATTTTTTTAGAGAGAATTGCATTGTGGAAATTACGGATATTCTTTTCAGTATTTTTATTGAAGCTACTGCGGTCTTTTCCAAAGGGCATATTATATTCACCTTTAGAATTAAATCTAATTTGATAATTAAAAGAATACATTAGCATCGTATAGAACATTAATGGGTCTTTTTCTGTTGAAGTGTTGTAATCTTTTCTAATCTTTAAAAAGCCTTCTTGGTTTACTTTACTTAAATCATAATTTTCAATATATCCTTCAATTGATTCAAGAACATCTTCTATCGAGAGTTTTTGTATTTTTTTGAAAAAATCAATTACAACCTTTTCTCTATCATTGATAATAATTTTTTCACTATTAGAATTAATTCCAACATTGCCACCACCACCAAACAAATCAATAAATGTCTCTGCTTTATAAAACAATGGCATTATTTTTGGCAATAGTTTAAATTTTCCACCTGTATAATTCAGTGGTGATTTTATAAAATCCATGTAAATTCTCCTTGTTTTTATCCTTTAAATTTCTTACCAGCACCTGCTGATTGTACACGATAATATTCTCGATTGTCCTCTTCACCTTCTTTAAGAACAAGCAATTTCTTAATTGATTCTCCTGCTTTCAATTTTTGGTTGGTAATACCTTGTGTTGCTTTAGAATTTTTAGCAGAAATCATAGATGTGTTAGTAACGATAGCTTTATCACTTGCAGAGATAGACATAATATCTACATCGTCAGTCAATGTCGTCAGTAAAACTATCATTTTACCAACTACACCGTTCTTAAGTTTAGAACGCTTTGTGGACGTCCTATAAGCCTCTACGTTGACTTTAGCGACCTTTCCGTCTTCAAATCCCAAAAGAACGTATTTGGTGTCCTTAGAAAGCGTTATAATGCCTTGAATTTCTTCACCTTCTTCTAAATCAATTAGAGATGGAATGTAATTACCTAAATCTTTTGGTTTAGTGTCATTCAAATCATCAAGTTGTTTCTTATAAACATTTTGTTTATTTGTGAAGATAAGAAGTTCTTCTCCATTGTCAGTATCAATTTCCGATGTAAGAAAATCTCCTTCTTTAAATTGAATCTCTGCATTGCCACGAAGAGAAGTCAAAGGAATCTTTTTAACATAACCATCTTTAGTTACAATAACTTTTACATTATATTCTTCTACTGTATTTGCAGGAGAAAGTTTTGCTTTCTTAGCTACTACAGATTTATCAATAAGTTGTGATTTACGAGGTGTTCCAAATTGAGCAATAACATCTTTCATATCTTGAACTATAAGTTTATGAATACGTTGAGGTTTTTCAACTGTCCATTCAAGTTGTTCAATTTCTTTTTCGAGACTCTTAATATTACTCAACTGTTTCTTAATAAAAGTAGTCGTAAGATTTTTAAGTTTCAACCCTGAAACACGTTCTGCTTGAAGCTTAGTTAGACTGAACTCACTAGATAGATTTTGAATAACATTATCATCTGTGGAGTTACGAATAATTTTGATTACATGTTCCAAATCATCTTTGATATTTTCCAGTCCGTACAAAATTTCAAGTTGTACTTGTTTGGTTTGGATATCTTTCATAATCATACGCTGATATGTATCTGTTCGCCAGTCCAACCACTTAGCAATAAGTGACCACACACCCATCTTTTCTGGTAATCCTTGACGATTAATAACCATTAAGTTAGTAGAATAACTTGCTTGCATTGGTGTTATTTGATAAAGTTTTTCAAGTAATTGTTCGAGGTCAACACCACGTTTAGCTGTGATAATAATTTCAAGACCTTTCAGTCCACTTCCATCTTCTACTTTAGTAACTTCTTTAAGTTTATCTTCTTTATTTAATTTAATAATACGTTCGATAATTTTTTCTTTTGTTGTTCCATAAGGAATCTCTTTAACGATAATCTCACGACTATCTTTATCAAATTCAACTTTAGCACGCTGATTAATTGAACCACTACCATTCTCATTAATTGACTTAACAACATCAGGGTCATTAATGATATAAGCACCAGTACCAAAATCTGGAATAAGTAATGTTTCTTCGTTATCTTCAATTCGTTTAATAATAGCTTCACATAATTCCGTTGTATTGAATGATGGAATACTTGAACTAAATCCTACACCAATCCCTGATTGAGCATACGCTAAGATAGTTGGATATTTAACTGGGAAAACTTCTGGAATTTTACGTGTACCATCATAATTATCTACGAAGTCAACACCGTCTTTTTTAACATCAGCCATAATATCAAGACCAATAGCAGAAAGTTTAACTTCGGTATAACGTTCAGCACCAAATGCTAATTCACTTGCATGTTGTCCAAAGTTTCCTTTTCCTATTACCATAGGATTCAATTGGCTATCTTTTTGAGCCATACCAACCATAGTTGGATATGTTGAACCATGAGGATGAAGAAGCATTGCTTCCCCCACAATGTTTGCAGACTTAGTGAATCTTGTAGCTTTTTTTTCGTGCATAGCCCATAAGATTCTTCGATAAGATGGCTTTAATCCGTCTCGAAAATCTGGTATTGCACGTGAAAGCAATACATATGTTGAATATTGCCCCATATTGTCGGTCACGATATGTTGCAATCCTTTTTCTACAATTTCCATTTTATTCTAGTCCTTCTTTAATAAATTTGTTAAGGTTTCTTGAAATGAATACTTTACGATTGCTAACATCATTACCCATCCAATCAACAATAGCTTGTTCAGCTTCTTTAGCATCTTCAATTGTAACACGTGTCAAATGACGAGTTTCGGGATTCATTGCCGTCTCAGCCATGACATGTGCATCTAATTCTCCTACGTGTTTTATCCTTCTTTTCATCAGGCACTGACTATTTCTTAATAACCAAAATGGTTATCCACCCATTTCCACTAACGTATCAATAGTTAGTGTACTCAGCGACAAAGCCGATAGTCGATACAGGTTTATTTAAGTGTTTATTTTATTTAAACTATTATTGATTTCCAATTTCTAATCAAATTTATAAAATAAACACTTAAAATTTCCCACGAGATTACCATATCTTAAAGACTTAGGCTACCTCGTTAGCAATCATAATGATTACCCCAGTGATAACTGGAAAAGGTGGTTAAGGGCTTGGATTTCCTCTTACCCTTTGGAACGTGAATATTGAACTACTTTGTTTCCCTGTGCTTTAAGAATTTTATCACGTCCCTCATCTGTATAAGCATACAGAACTGAATCATCTTTAAGTTTGATTTCAAATAAAGGTGTTTGAGCTAAATATAATCGTCCTGTACGAATGATTTCTGGCATCAATTTATAAAACAGAGTGATAATTAAGCATTGAATTTGAGCACCGTCTGGGTCTTCATCTGATGCACAGATAATTTTTCCATAACGTAACTTCTCAATATCGAACTTAGGTAAGTCTTTTTGTTTCTTACCTAAATCAATCCCACACCCTAGAGCTTTGATTACATTCATGACTGTTTCATTATTAACAATATCTTCAATATTCATTGCTTTTTCAACATTGAGGAATTTACCACCCATAGGCATACTTGCTTGGAACTTACTATCACGAGCTAAAACTACTGAACCATGAGCTGAATCTCCCTCTGCTAGATAAAGTTCTGCTTCTTCTCCGTGAATACGAGAATCAACGAGCTTTTCGATACGATTAGACATTGAATCGACTTTTTCAGTTAATTTCTTTTTAAGTTTCTCTTTGTGCTTAGCATTGACTGTATTCTCTTTTTGAACAAGAAGTAAGTGATTAATAATATCTTTAAAGTTTTTAGGGTCTTCGATTTCTGTAACTTCTAAGATTTGTGTAACACGTCTCTTGGCAATTTCTTTATAGAGTTCTTTATTTGTAGAGAATTTAGTTTGATTTGCAAACTCAACATTATTTGAGAACATAACAGCCACAAAGCTAAATGATTCTGTGATATCTGAATCTGAGAAAGAATTAACTTTCTTAGGAAAAAGATTATTTGCACGACAGTATTTATTAACGTATAGTTTAATACCACTGATTATACCCTCGTTGATTTTACCACCATTTGGCAGGTAGTTCAGATTGAGATATGATTCTTGAATAGGTGTTGTAGTTGTTGATAGAATAACTTCAACAGAAGTTTCTTCCTCCCATTCTCTTGTAATATCACGTTGAGGGTACTGAACATCTGTATATTCTTCTACCATTTTATCTTTGTAAAGAATTGATTGTCCTGAAATAATATCACTTGTATTAATTCCACTTGTAAGTTCGCTATAATATTCTTTGAGATTATCGTAATGGAATATTGTTTCCTTATCACTATATTTATAGTCAACTGTAATCTTATTTGAACTAACAGCATAACGGTGTGCAATCTCACGAACATCTTCATCTTTAAAGATTGTTTGTGTATAAACTGTTGGGTCAAGTGAAAATGTCACAGTTGTTCCATCAATACCATTTGTTTTTTCTTCTGTTAACTCTTCGGTAACTTCACCACCATTAGTGAATTTAATATGGTATTTAACTCCCTTAATAATAGATGTTACTTCGAAAAGAACTGACGTATAGTTAAGAACTGTAGTACCTACACCATTTGAACCTGTATAAGTTCCATTTGTTACTCCACTATCTCCATACTTAGTTCCTGCAAAGAGAGTTAAGAATAATAATTCATAGTTAGGGATTCCATCGGTTTCGCCTGAAATTGGAATACCTCGACCAGTGTCTGTAACAGTTACTGTTGAACCATCTTCACTTAGTTTGACTGTAATAGTTCCCTCTTCGAAATTATTAATAATTTCATCTGTTGCATTGGCTAGTAATTCTTTTAGTCCATGTTGGTAGTTGTCGGCTGAACCGTACCATACAGCAATCTTCTCACGAGCTTGGTCACGATTACTCAGCTTTCTAATTTTTTCTGTCAATGTTAACACCATTCCTTTCAATCGGTTATAATATATTATACCATAACCATTTTGTTTTGTCAAGAGAAAAGTATAAAAAAAATAAGAACCACCGAAGCTGTTCTTATTTTACCATGTTATGACAGCCTAGCGTACAACCAAACTGATATAGAAAGTTACAAAACGTAACTCTAGGATTTTAAAGAAAACTTAACTCTTCAAACTTAATCTATAACTGGATTCATTGTCCAATATAAGATATAAACTCTAAGCTATAAAGCATGAGCTTTGAACTATAATCTATGAAGTAGTTTTTATCTATTCTTACGCATAAGGACTTATCCTTACCGTCTTGAATACATAATCTCTCTTTTTGAGATTCATCATATTTTTATATTATAGTATAAGAGGTTCGTCATATTTATTATTTATTTCCAGTTATAAGAACCTCTGAAAAACAGAACTATCTGGAAATCTATACTTTAAGTTGTTCGTCATAACATGATTATAACTTAATTATTACCACTCAACGGTAATTTCTGTTGAAACATTTGATGCAGTTAATTTGAAATCAACTGTTTGTTCAAATTGTTCAATTGAATCAAGTTTAGCTTTGGTGTAATCACTTACAAGAGATTTACCAACTTCTAATTCAAGAACTGTCGCTTTTTCGCTCTCAGCTTGTTCTTTCAAGAATTTAATAATATCAGGATTTTTATCGTCTTTGTCTGAGCTTAAAAGACTGTTTTGTTTCTTTTCAAGAGTCTTATCAATATCCTCATTAATACGTGTCGCCTTAGTTGTTGCTTGAGTCAAATCATTAACAAGAGTTTGAACCAAATCTTTTTCACTTTGGATTGAAGTTTTATAATCAATTGCTTCCGCAACTGTCATTGTTTTGTCTCCAATTACAACTTCTGTTAACGCATTAGAACGTAATACACCAGCTTTCAAAGCATGACGATAAGCAATCAAATCAAGCAATGAATCAATACTAGATTTTGCATCTGAAATGAATTTATCTTTATCACCTTTTGATGATGCAGGATAAACAAGTTTGCCTTCTTGGACAACACCTACATATTTAGTATCTCCAAGTTTACGTTCAATACGTTTATCAAGAACTTTAAGTTCATTGAGTGCTTCTTGTACTGAGAGTGTTTTGTTTTGTGTCATTGTGTTTATTCTCCTTATTTTTTAAGACTTGCTATTGCTAATACAATAACCGTTGCGACTAAACCCAGAACTGGATTTGCAATAAATAATAAAATTAAGATAGCTGGAATAATACATCCCATATTATGTTCTCCTTTATGTTTTTTAACTTACATATATTATTATAACATAATCAAATGAATTTGTCAAGAGATAAGTAATAATATTTTAAATTAAATTCCCACCCTCGGAATCGAACCGAGGTTGCCTGTTCTCGAATAGGCAGTCTTATTCCAATATTTAAACGAAATGGGAAACCAAATTGTGTATTGGCAAACTACAAATCGAGTACCGTACGAGTAGTTTTTTGAGTTATATCATAGACTAGCTAATATAACCTTCACATTATCTATCAAGACCAATATATTCTTGGCTGTTCACTACATCAGCTGAACATTTAATAACTACTGTTACCACTCGTTAACCTAGGCTGTTAACTCTATAACATTTAAGTATCGTCAATCGGTACACCTTAGTCTTTAGGAAAAATATGCAAAGACCAAACATGACTTTAAGCTTCTTATATCGTCAAGAGTAACGGATAGTTTTCTTTTGCGGTATGCACTAACAACCCATTTCCATATAGGCGAACTACTCAAAGTTCCTTTTAATTGCCTTTCAGCAATATTCGGGGTGACGGAATCGAACCGCCCTTATTTAGCCTATGAAACTAATGTGACTCCTTGCCACCCACCCCGTATAATTGAGAAGTTGCTCGAACTCTTCTCATAATGTGGACTCAACTACACTACTTACCACATTTCTTAGGACTGCACCTCGCCATGAGCATAGACACCTATGAGCTAGTTAATCTAATTAGGTATGGCGACCATAGATTAGATGTGTAATTCTTATATGGCTGTCGGACATCTTCCGCATTTAACACCATCTCTCTCATGAGAGACTTGCACACATATAATATCCATTGTAGGAATCGAACCCACGTTATCAGGTTTGGAATCTGATGTGCTAACCACTACACTAAACGGATTCAATCGCCCTTATCTAATGCGCTGTATTTCTACTTAAGCGGATAAGGTACTGATAAGACTTGCCTGAGAATCGAACTCAGTTAACGCATGTTATCACCAAAAACAAGCCGTTTGGTTAAGGGTAATTAATCCTTTGACCTAACTCTGTAAGTAGCTGTGCACAGCTCTTACATACTGATTGGGTGAGATTCGAACTCACGACACCTAGTTTTGGAGACTAGTGCTACTACCAACTGAGCTACCAACCAATGAAACACTCTTGCTCCATCCACTATGAATTTTGCAATCATCGCTTACCGATACTTTTTAAGGATTCAAACCTAGGGAATAGTGTTATTAACCCCCTTTAAGCTTCACATTTTGGATATAGGTAGTGAGTCACCTAAATTAGTAGACTTCTTTTAGCGATGCATAAATAGTTCTTTCTTTCAGTGAATCAATGAAATATAAAATACTTATAGGTTGTGCATCTGTTCTGTCTATAGTTTTACTTTCAGAATGACTATCTGAATAATCTACAACAGCCCTTATCATTCTGTGGGTGATAGACAACAGGTCTTCGAAAGGTTTTAAAAATTCTTTTTCTTTTTGCGTTAACTTATTTACGCTATCTTCTGTAATTGGGACACCTTTGAAGTTATCCATAATATATTTTACAATATTTTGAGAAACTTTTCCTTCTTTGAAACTTAAATCTTCGGAATCTCCATGCGGTTTTTCTTCATAATTTCCAGCATACATTTGAATCATCCATTCTGTATGATAAAATATTTGAAATAATATATTTTTAGCCGAATTTGCTTGGTCATCAGAACGTGCAGATAACTTAATAATATCTGTTAAGATATCTCGATATTCCTTAAGCTGAAAACTTAATTCTTTGATTAGAATTGGATTTGTCATTTTATTTACCTACTATACTTACTTTTCTAGCTTATTATACGGTGAATAAGCAACACCTATATCTGATAGTTGGAATCGAACCAACATAAAGCGTCCTTTATTTAACCATAATATCAGATGAATTTTTCGCTAGGTTCATTCCTCCACATAACTTTTCGCCAGGTTTATGCTCCCTCAATAGAGTAGTAGGGAATCCAACCCCAATCCAATCAGTATATCACTTAAGATACATAAGCAGACTTGTTTTAAATTAACTGGTGGGTTGACATTTCCCACATCTCTTTAAACCACTAGGGTGTGACGGTTGCCTGTTCCGTCCTCAGTTAATTACGATTTGTACGGGATTCGAACCCGTGTTCTCTTGCGTGACAGGCAAGCGTGATAACCACTACACCAACAAACCCCAAAAAAGAAAATACATACAAATGTTTTATCTTTTTATCGACACAATCATAACACTTTGATAATGTTATGCTCGTGAATGCTTTTCCCAAGCCCCGATTTTACTAGATTACTTAATCAATAGCACCTTGAGTGGTTCTTGTTAAAGTACATTTTATGGGAGCTACCCAATGGATTTACTAGCGTTCAACCATTTTACAGCGAGTAGAGGAATCGAACCTCTGTCTATGACTTTCCGTTTTTACGGTGTACACCGTCATCGTCTTTACCACTAAGCTAACTCTCTGAGATTGGTTGGTTTATAAAACGTGTCATTAAAACTTATAAGAAATACCGACACCAACCAATTACATATACTATTATAACATATTTTTTAATGTTTGTCAAGTATAAAGTAATATGTTTTTTAAATATGTTTTAAAAACATGATGGAGTCAACGAGAGTCGAACTCGTGTCCAAACTATACATACTTTAAAACTTTCTTACATTCATAGTTTATTCATTTAATAGACATTGTTAGTTTCTTGAATAAACAACTATCCACTAACGCTGTTCTGATTGTTATCTGTGACTTATCAGAATCCATCACACGTCTGTTTGTACTAGAAACCTACCAGACGAATCAGTTTCTAGCTGTTTAATTACTTAAACTTTGTGTAGCTTAGGCTACGGCTAATTGAGTGTTTGCAATTATATTTATTTTTGGTTTTAACGACTATCCTTGTCGGAATGTGATTTAAAGTTGCCATAGCCTGTCGATACCATTTATGACCCCTTAATAAAATGGTTGAGCGATAAGCTACACTACTTACCGTACCTCCAACCCATGTGTACGTTACAGATTCATCTGTACATCCACCACTTTATTTAATCTAATAAAGAAATCATGTAATTTAATTACAATGTTCAGTATGAGGCTTGAACTCATAACCTTTCGCTTAGAAGGCGAATACTCTATCCAATTGAGCTAACCGAACGTTATAAACTCTATGTATATATTATATCATATTTCAGATATAATGTCAAGCATAAAGTTTAAATTTTTAAATTATTTTATACTGGCATTAATTTCTCTAAATATTCAGTCCGAATCATATATTCTCTGAACTCAATATCGTTTGCAATAAGCAAATTTCTTGCTGTTTCACTACAAAAACAAGATATATCTTCTATTAACTTATTTTTATCCTTGATATTTTTCATTGGTATATCAACTACAAAGTCTATTTTGCTACCGTCATTAAAATCATCCATGTCATATTTTGAATATGATACTATAATTTTAATTTTTAAATTCATAGTCAAACTTCCTCTCAATAATGTCGATGTTCATGTCCATTTTCATCCTCAGACCAGTATTCCAAGACGTCAGTTTCTATATCGTCTGTAGACAACACTTCTTTTGTTTTTCCAAAATTCTGTACAAAATCATCAACCAAATCTCTATCATGAGCGATTTCTTCTGGAACTGCAATGATGTTTATAAGTGTTGTACGAACTACTACGTCGGTATATTTATCTTCCATGTTTCTCTCCTTACGTTATATATATATTATACCATATTATTTATTATTTGTCAAGCATAAACTTTAAAATAAATCAAGAAAATCACCAGTAAATCTAAGAACTAAAAATAATTGTATCGCAAATGTCGCTAATAGCCATATCATTCCACCTGTATAATTCCATTCAGAAATCCACTCGACACTCTTATACCATCCATACTCAAAGAGAGACGCAATCACAGCTGTTGCTGTTATTTTTAGTGCGGTTGTTGTATCCATTTTTTCTCCTTTATATCAAACAATGCAGTCTGTGTTTTTATGCGTTTCATGTTAAGCCCTCTTTTGAACACTCACGGCACTAAAGTACCGTGATTCTCACGAACTAGGTACACTTAGCTTTGGATTTGTTTCCACGTGCCAGAGGTCGCCTATATGGAGTGAGCTATCCCCGATTGTCTATCGGTTCTTTAACGATTACAAGTATTTTAAGAAGCTAATCGTTGTGCTTCTTTAAGTATATTTAGACTTGCATTGAGGTCTCTATCATGAGTTACACCACAGTGTGTACATGTCCACTCACGTTCTGAAAGTTTCAAGTCGTGATAGACAGCCTCACAATTTCCGCAAGTCTTTGAGCTTGGATAGTATGTTCCCACCTTTTGTAAGGTTCTTCCATACCACTCAGCCTTATATTCTAACTGATTCGTAAATTGTCGCCAAGCAGCTCTTGCAATAGAGCGTGCCAGCTTGTGATTCTTAATCATATTAGATGGTCTTAATGTCTCAATAGCGATGAATTGGTTTTCTTCAATTAGCTGTTTTGAAACATGATGTTGAAAGTTCTCACGAACATGGCGAACTTTGGCATGCGCCTTTTGTAACTTCGCTTTTTGTTTATAGAAGTTATTCGACTGCTCACCTTTACCGTTTTGTTTGCGTGAGAGTTTACGCTGTTCTTTTATGACTTTGGCTTCCAGCTTTCCAATAGATTCAGGTAGGTCAATCTTTTCACCATCTGATGTGATGACGAAATCTTTAATACCGAGGTCAAGACCAACTGAGCCCGTGATTTCAGGTCGTGTTTCAATTTCAACCGTGAACAAGAAGACAATATAGTATTTTTCTCCTTCACGCTTAATCGTCCATTGTGTCATTTGCTCAATCGGGTAGCGAAGTTTATCACGTTTTCGAATTTTGATATAGCCTAGTTTCTTTGAAAGTTGGTATCTTCCATTTTCACGCATCCTTTTGAGTGGCATTCCATTCCTAAATGATTGAATATAATCATGACGGCTACGAAAGCTTGGACGATTTTTACCATAATTGGCTTTTTTGAAGTAAGCCGTTCGAGCTTTCCCAAAGTCCATGAGCGCATTAGAAAGACTATGAGAAGGAACAACACTTGTTTTTAACCATTCATTTTCACGTTTGAGGTCTGTGATTTTAGGATAGACCAAATCTTTATTTTCTTTTGAATATGTATTGAATACAGCAACTTGACTATTATATGCAAATCTTCTCGCACCAAAACAATCTGCAAAGAACATCACTTGTTTCTTTGTCGGTTTGAAAGGTATTTTTTGAGCAATTTTTCGTGTGGTCACTATCATACCTCTTTCTTTCGTTGGTCATCTATGTATTTTGCGACAGCTTGTTCATTTACAGCTCTAATACCCTCAACATAGTAGCTTGGAGACCGCAAGCGAAGCACCTTTCATCTCGGCATTAAAATACCAAGTTTTTCGGTGCCCTTTTGTAAATCTTAATTGTCTTAAAGTCATCGTTCATTAAATACATAAAGATAATATATTCATTCTCTTTGAGATTACCGAAATATGTCCGAGGTTTCTCTCCTCGTTCATGGTGGAAGATTGGGGCATTACTTCCTTCAATCTCCTCTACACTTGTGATGTTGTCTATGATATTAACAACTGTTTCTCCTTTACCGTTATGTACTCCATATTTTAAAATCATGGTCAGTACCTCTCTTTCTATCTGTCTTTCTATTTTCCCTTTTGGGAATGGTTCTAGCAGGGCTTGAACCTGCGTTAACTCTGTTATGGGCAGAGGACTTTACCATCTAAGCTATAGAACCTTATAGACACTTTCGTGTCTAATATTTTTTAAACTAAATATTTAATGTTTGTATCGTTGTTAATTTTAAGAATTGCTTCTTCAATTGCTAATGATACATATTCGTCTTTATCATCATTCCATCGAGTAGACGTTTCAAACTCTTTAACAACATACCCATCTCCTGTTGCATTTTGATGAGCGTTTTTAGTCTCAAAACGAATTTTAGACCATTCTCCATCAACGTCTCCATCAATGTTTGCAATATCATCAAACAAATCAATCTCACGTTGATTATGAAGTTTAATCAATCGACCATCTTCTAATCGAAGTGTCACAGCATACTTAGTTGCTTCACCTTGACTAATGTTCAAGTCTTCAATTGTTTCACTAAAGCTGTTACCATTAGAAATTTCAAACGCAATTGAACGTAAAGTGTCAAAAGTAACTTTAACTTTAGTGCTAAAATCAACAATTTTTTCAACAATATCTTCACTTACATTAGAAGCATGGTCATAGATATAATCACGAACCTCTTGTCCACGTGGATATTTGAATCGGAAATGATAATGGAAACGTCCTGTACGATTTTGCATAAAACTACTCAATCTATGTAGGTCATTCACAGTGATTACATACATGTGTTTTGTACTTGATAGACCATCAAACAAACCAAGTAATGAATCTTGACTTTCAGAATTGTCATTGCGTTCATCAAATACTTTCTCAAACTCATCAAATAAAATCATTGCCTCTTGTTTGATAGATGAAAGGAAGTCTGCAATACCAAAGTAGGCTTGGTCAATTAGAATAACAGGAAGTTCTTTAGTTTCAACAAACTGATTTGCAAGGTAGCGTGTAAACATTGTTTTACCAATACCCTTATCTCCCGATAAAATAATCCCCATAGAACGATTAAAAAGACCAAATGTTTTAAGGGCTTTTTCAGCTTTTTCTTTATGATTACCATACATTTTTTCGTCAACAGTTAGATTCTCACGCTTAATAAGAGAGAAGCCTTCCATTTTATTAAATCGAACTGTATATGTTCCCTTAGGAAGTTTGTCAAATGTCTTAAGGTCATCTGGAAAGATTTGAAAAGTGTCGCTTACGTTGATAATTGTCATTATGTTTTCTCCTTTTCGAGTTCGTGTGGGTTATTACCCTGACTCTATGTATATATTATATCATATCCTTAAACACTTGTCAAGAATAAAGTCATTATTTTTAGTAATTATTTCTCGTTGGCTGATTAAAATAGACATCACTATATGTTTCAGTATTTAATTCTACAAAATCTTTCATATCATTATATTCTTCATCTGTCATATTATTATCTTTTTGCCAGTCTTTAAGATTTTTTAATTCTCTTTCTTCGTAAGTTTCATATTCGTATTCTGATATTCCATCTGTAACACGATATAATTCTAAGATTCTATCATTTTCATCTTTTAATTCATCAAGTTTATTTAAATAAATTTCAGTTTTTATTGATTCTTTTTTGTCATTTATTTTTTTATTTGATGAATAATTAAATGCGTATGCAATGCTAATGATTAATGTAATAATTGTTAATAACACAACTATTTTAACATTATTATTTTTGATGTATTTAGTTATTCTCATAATTTTTGTTCCTTTTGTTTTTTATACGTTTTCCTACCTTAACTAACATATTACTTTCCTCCACGTTTTTTGATATGTTTAAGATTACTTACACCGTTTTTAAAAGATTGTTCTTTCTTACGTTTATCTGTTAATGGGTCATAAACATCAACAAATTCACCACGTAAAGAATTTGCCAATTCTCTCATTTTTTCTCCAGCTTCGATAAAAGAGTCGGCAAGAACTTGTACAGATTCTTTTGCGTTATTTATGTTTTTTAGTTTCTCCATGTTGTCTTCGTGAACTTCATCGATTACTACAATATTTTCTTTCATAATACCCTCCTTAACTATATCGACAGGAATCGAACCTGCAAAATTTTTCACTCTCCGATTAACAATTCAGAATCCTTTACAATATTGTCTCATCATACATTGAAAATCATCTATCAAGCTACTCAATCAGTCAACCACGACTAACGATATATAAATCTATATACATGAGCTATTCTATACCAGCTACTCTGCTGACCACGCACTCATGTATATAGTGATTGGGTGTTATTGACTTTTCCTTGTCAATTAAACTCTATTCCTCAATTCTGAAAATCTTTTTCAAGAGTTCAAGCTCATCTTCTGTGAGATAAACTATCAAACTCTCTGCTTCCTGATGGGATTCAACTTGATGGTCTGGATAACAAACTATACTCTGTGTATTAGTTAATTCATCAACCGCAATAGATATTTTTGCACCTTCAATTAACCATCCATACATATCAGCAAATCCACCAGTCTTTTTTTTAATTTCCATGTTTTAGTTCTCCTTAATTTCATAACCATAAAACGAGTTCAAATTCTTATTGTGTTCTTCGACACTATAAATCGTTGGCTTTCTGACTCCTCTTGGGATATCCCTTTGAATATCAAGCAACAATCCTACAGCTTGTTCATAAACCTCTTCGTTAAAGATATACTCTTGAACATAATCATCACCCTCACGACCTGCATTTTGAATAATCATAAATGGAACGTTATCAAAAGTTGCATATCCTAAAGCCCAAATTCTTCGACCATCAACATTATGATAAATAACAAATTTATATACAATGTGTTCTGCTACTTTATCCCATTCATCTTCCATAAAAAAATCTGTATCAAGAGTGTTGACATCAAAATGAGATACTCTATCGTGATTGTCATTCCAGTCGACACGTACCTCTTTGACAACTTCCATATCTAAAATTTGTTTTATGTTCATTTGCGTTTCTCCTTAACTTGATATAATAATTATACCATATTTAAACAACAAAGTCAATTACAGTTTAATTACTTTTATATTTATTCCAGCTTACATTCATCCCATGTGCTTCCACACCATTAGTTAATAAATCATCAAAAGTATCTTCTGTTACTGGAATAATATAGTAAAATGATGTATAGCTTCCATAGTCAATTGCTTTGATTGTGTCATCTCCACCGAGAATACGAACATAGTTAGGCTTGAAACTATTTAGTTCCCACCAATCTTGGATTGATTCAAATGCTTGTTCGCTTGTTCGAAAGAATCCGTGATTGGTAAAATTGTCTCCATTCTTCCATTGTACTAAATATCGTACCATGTTATTCTCCTTACACCATGACTGGTTTAAACCCTGCATAGTTCATTTTATTACTAGCTTCTTTACGTAACATAGCAACTGTGTTAGAGATTCCCTTTTCTTCAAAAATCTCTTTATCCATCATAAAGATAAATGCTTCGTCACTTGTTGTTAAAACGGTCTTTCCAATAACAAATTCATTACCATTACGACCTAAATCAATTCCAATGTATTGGTTGTTTTTATTTCTAAGCGTAAAGAGAACTGTGTCCTCTGAACGTTGGTATTTTAATCCATTATGTACGAATGATTTTCCGTATTCCATTAACTATTCTCCTCTATTAAATCTTCTAAAAATTCTGCGAACTCCTCGTCGCTCAAATAAAATAAATCTGGTGTTCCATCACTACGTGAATATTTTCTAAACTGACGATTATTAAAATCTACTTGAAGATTAGATACAAGTTGATTAAATCTTAGGTTTGAATTACTCATCCAGATAATAAGCAGGTTTCGATAGATTGATAGTTGTGCTTTAGTAAATATTTCTTTACTTTCCATTTTTTGTCTCCATATATTCAAACATTTCAAGAACACCAAAATGTCTCATAAGATGAGTATTCCCAGAACTTCGTGCTAAATATATTATTCTTGAACTCTTTGTTTTTGCACTCTCTTTTCGATATTCTAGGTAAACTTGAAATAACTTTTCTTTGTCATTTTTAGATAGAGTGACATCCATTTGACATTCATACAATTCTGCTAATTGTTGAATACGTTCGTTTTCCATAATTCACTCCTAGTTTTTTCTAACGCTTGTTTAATTTTTATTTCTGATTCAAGGTAAGAATTAATCATCAATAACTTTAAACTATCTGACCAATCATTGGGTGCTGTTTCTTTAAAAATGAAATTATAAATTGTATCAAGTTTCTTATTCATTTAAATTCTCCTTATGTTCTATAATATATATTATACCATAATATAATTTAAAAGTCAAATAAAAAACTATCATTAGATAGTTTTAAATGAATAAACTTAATACTAAGAGAGTCAATGCGATTGTCAATGAAACCATTACATTGGTTACAGCATAATCAACTGCAATCTGTTCGTTGGGTGTATCTGTAGTTTTAGATAAAATAGTTGTAATTCCTGTATTCGTTACTCTAAAGTCAAATAACTCCCACATTACCACAATTGCAAAAGTTAATAAAAACCCTAGCTTTGGAACATTAAAAGCTGGCACGATAAAATGATTCCAACTTAAATTAAGCGTTAAAATTGTGATTACCATTGCAAAAATATCAAGAACAAGTGCAATTATTGTTAAAATATATTTTTCAATTAATTTATTCATTTTCATATTCCTTTCTGAACCACTGTTAAAAATCTTGGTCTGAGTCATATAAGCTTTCATTATACTCCCCTTCAATTCTGTCTAATGTTCCTTTTAAGTCTTCAACTGCATACCTACTTATAGTACCATCAAGTCCACAATTATTATCACAACCATAATCACACTCATGAATCACATCATTTATAAATTCTTTCATATTTGTTGTTTGATTAAGGATTGATTCATACTTTCTTACAAATTCTGAATATACTACCTCGTAATCTTTACCATGAACACTTGCTAAATATAATAATTTGTCCAAATCTTCTTCAAATTGTGTCATCATTCTCCCTCCTTAAACACGCTTTCAGACTAATGGTGGTCTAAGCGGTTGAAATCTTTTTCTGTTTTATCACATTTTAGACAAGTTCTATTTTTTTTATTTACCCAAACATGCCAATCATGGTTAAAACAGAATAACTGCTTTAATTTTCTTAAAATACGATATTTTAATGGTTCAATCATTTTATTTTCTCCCACTTATGCCCGAACAGCTTACACAAAAGTTTCATTGGTTGTCCTCCTTGTTTTTAACAATCACTTGAGCATTAGATAAAATCGGTCTTTTCCATTCAAGTTCATCATTAAATGACCAAATATTTATTACCCCGTTTGGACTCACATCAATATTTAAATCTTTTGGCATAACATCCATCCCACAAAAACCAAAGTTTATAACATCAGAACATCGTCCTATGGCTTTGCATTCTCCATTATTTACATAGCCAACTTCTATCAGTTTGAACCCACTATCGTGTATTTCATTTATTGGTTTAATATATAATGATTTTCTTTCGTTCATTCAATCCCTCCCCACCAGTCATTGACCAGCGATATTAGTTTGTCGGTCACTCTGTGACATCTTCTTCCCAGTAACAGTCATCACAGAGATAGTATCCGTAATTCATGTTCCACATATCATTCTTTAAATCCATAACACCACATCTGGTGCAAACTCTAAACTCTGTTTCACTCATCTTTCACCACTTCCACTAAATCACGAGTAAGAGGGTTGAGGTAAACCATAGCTATCTTAGAGTTTGTAAACTCAGAATCACCATTGTCAAGCCAATCAACAAGTTCTTCGCTCATTTCATCTGAATAGAAATAGAATTGCCAATTAGCCCAGTTAGTATGAGCAAACTTATCAATTTCATCTACAATTCTTTTAGGAATCGTGATATTTTTCCTCATATCACGATATCTGTTTGCATCTTGCTTTATCATTTCTTCGTCAACGATTTCAGAAATTCTTTTATTATCCATTTTCACTCCTTTAGTCGGTTGCGTTGGTGCATTTGTTCTTAGTGGTCTTTCTCTAAAGGTTGCGTTATACATTGTTATTACCTCTTTCACAACTCTATTATATCAAATTACTTTCACTTTGTCAAAGATAAACTATTCTTAACCATATATAAAATTCTTATTTTATATCTTTCTTACTCGTCTCTCTTTTTTAATACCCTCTGAGAAGACCTTATAGTCACATACAAGCTCGTTAGCGTATATTTGGACAAATTTGTCGAAAATACGCTTAGAATTGAATCTGACGCATTCTGAGGGGTTAAAAATCTAAGATACGTTTATTATTCATTACTATCCATTTCCATGTTTAATTACTTTGACAATGGCAACCGCTAGACCAAAAAGTACTGCATATTCAAATCCTACACTAATCTTCATTCCAAATAATATTATGAAGAAAATTAATGTTGCTAATGTTTCGTGACTTGTTTTCATTTTAAACCTCTATTTTCTTTTGATGTTTGTAAATAATAATTGGCATCCATCCAGTTATTATATCTAAAGTGTGTGAAGTCTTCCCACACTTTACCTTTGCCTTCAAGAATTTTTAGTTTCCAGTAAGACTTTTTGATTTTACGTTGATACACTTCCACTACAATAAATTTAGGATACATACTATTCTCCGTTCTCAAACATATGTAATGACCTTTCGCTATCTAGCAAGTAGATTATACATAAGTGAAAGTTCTTAATATCTTTGCAGAAATCATTAAGTTCATCAGGCAATGTCCAGTCATTGTATGATTCAATGAATGCATCAACTACGCTTTCATACTCATTATGATTGACTCCGTTTAAGTGTTTCACAATGTTCGTTGGAATTGTTTGATTTGCATTAAGTTTTTTCATTATCGAGCTTCCTCCACTAATTCATAGACCGCAACTTTTCGATTTGTCACTTGGTCTTTTCTTTTACCAACTACATAGACAATTCCAAGTTTTGTCAATTCTGTTAAGCGAGGATGTACTGAATTGCGTTCAGGTGTTGGAACAAGTCCGTTAATATATAAACCATATGCAATTTCACTTGCCGATAAAGGTTCATCAAATGCTTCCAAGTAGTCAACAACTACACGTTGTCGCTCTCCAATTGTTGCAAGAATTTCTTCGAATGATTCGTTTCGTGTTTCGATAGTAATGTTTGCCATGTTTAGTTCCTCCACTTTCTATAATACTATTATATCAAATTAAAATACTTTTGTCAAGCATAAAATAAAAAAAGAGTAAATAAATTACTCTTTTGAAAATAATGTGACGTTCTTCGTGTTCGTTTTCATTTTATTCCCTATCTGATTTCTCACTTCGTAGCATTAACTGCTTCGTCTGATAAGTCTTTTGTTTGTTGTGCATCAGTCACAGCTTGAGATAACTCGTCAGTCTTTTGTTGAGCTACAATTAGTTTTGAGCTCAAATCATTAATTTGTTGTGCCATCTTCGCTTTATCTTGATTTACTTGATTTAATTGTCTAGAGACTTCTTCTTTTTGTTGATTGAGTGCGTTCAGTTGATTTTGATAATTAGTAGTTTGATTTTTAAGTTGACCTTGAAGTTGTTGGTTTACAGAATAAGCTTGATTAATTTGGTTTTTCAACTGATTAATTTGGTTGTTCAATTGATTCAATCGGTTTTCATATTGACGTGAGTTATTATCTGCTTCTTTAAGTTTTTCGTTTCGGTCTAGCAAGCGTTGTTTCAAGATAGAGATGTTCTGTTGCACAGCGACCATATTTTGATGTCCTGCCCATGCATTAGAAGCATAAGCTCCAAAAGTTGCTGAACCAAAGATTCCTGCAATAATAATAATTGTCACAATAATTTTTTTAGTTATTTTTTTCATTTTTTTAATCCTTTACTATATCCATAATTATAATTTGTGGTGTTCGTGTCATTTCTTTTGTTGCGAAGTTATAAAACTCATTAATTGTACCATTACCTACAACACTTACAGTATCAAATGTATCAATATCTTTATTCCAATCTTCATCAACTTTAAACTTAATAAAAACTAAATCTCCACTTGCTTTAAATTTAACTGTTTCTTTTGTTTTTCCAATAACTGCACGTTCTTCAATCATAACATTATCCATGCGTACTACAACCTCTGGAAAGTTATTACCTGTAATGTAGTTGATGTTGATTAAGTCAGTTAAATCCATGAATACTTCTTCAATATTTTCCAATTCAATGTCGTAGTAGAACGTCCGTTCTGTTTCAAGATTGTCTGGCATGTTTTCTTCTATATACTCTTTTAAGTCATCTAATCGGTCAATAGGAAAATTCAATCCATGAGCTTGTCCATGTCCTTGTGCTTCTACAAAGTCCAATTCACTCAAGAACTCATTGGTATTAAAACTTCCATATGAACGACCTGAACCACGACAGATTCCGTCTTTTCCTTCTGTTACAACAAAACATGGACGGTGATATTTTTGAGCGATATTCTGAGCTACTAAGCCATTCATACCTTTGTTTGACTCTGAGTCAATAACAATGATAATCTTGTCTCTCATATCTTGAGTATCTTCATATTTTTGCATAACTGCTTTTTGAGTTTCTTGACGTTTCTTATTTAGCTTATCCATTTTAAGGCGAAGTTTCTTGGCATCAGTATCATTATCCACCATCAAAATTTGAAAAGCAAGCTCAATCTCACCCATACGAGCAGATGAATTAATTAGTGGTGCAATACTATATCCAATATCTTTTGTATTGTATCGGTATGTATTAATTTTAGCACCTTTAAGGATTCGTGACAAACCAATGTTGTTAACATTCTGCAAACCTTGTGAGATAAGGTAACGATTCTCAAAATTAAGAACACTCATCATATCTCCTACTAAACCGATTGCAACCAAATCACGGAATTGATTAGAGAATCCATCATCGTCTAACACCTCATCAATTCCTTTGGCTACTTTATAAGCCATACCAGCACCTGATAAATCTTTATTAACTGATTCATCTAGGCGATGATGAGGGTTACATAAGATGACCTCTTTATCCATTTCATCCATTATTTCCTTGGAATCAAATTCATGGTGGTCTAAGATAATAATATCTAAATCAGGATTCAATGTTCGAGCACGCTCAACACCTTTTAAGTCGTTACTTGAACTATCTAAAATAATGAGAAGGTCAGCTACTTTTGTTTTTTCAATGTTTGAGAGACTAAGGTCAATAAGTTTTTCCCACTTAGCAAGACTTTCTTTGTCTTTTTCAGCCTTTGCTTTCTCTGCTTTGCTTAACCAGTGGTCTTGAACTGATAATTGACCATACAATCCATGACCTGTATCACGTTGTGGGTAGATATAGTCTAAGTTAAATTCATTAAAATCTTGCAATGCTTTCAGTCGGTTAAACATAATAGCTGTGGCTGTAATTCCATCTGCATCAGGGTCTCCACTTATTACAATTGTTTCTTTGTCTGCAATACCTTCTAAAATGCGACTGACAGCTCTCTCTACATTACGGATTTCAAAAGGGTGATTCTCCCACTTCTCATCAGGAAATAAGAACTCTTGATGGTCTTCTAGGGGAATCCCTCGTGCTTTTAAAATTTTTGTCTTTAAATCATCCTCTCTATCAGCTTTAATTTTCGTTTTCTTTTGTACCCATTTTACCATGTTTAATTACTCCAAATCGTATTTATAGTTATTGTATAAATCTTTCCAAATCTTGATACCACTATCAATAGGGGCAGACTTTTTACCAGTTTTCTTGTCTTTGTCAAACACCATTGACACACTTCTTTGATTGAGCTTTTCTGCTGTTTTTTGAATTTCATCAATTGTTTTGTCGCTATCATAAGCTAGAACAATATCAACGTCAAATCCTAGCGAGTAAATCATATCAACCTGAGCAGGGGAAATATCACTTGAACCAAGAGCTACTACATTATAAATCTTATTCTCATAAAATTTCATGCAAGACTTTTCACCTTCTACAATGATTAGTTCTTTCTTTTCTTTTGCCGATTTGTTAGCAATATAGAAGTTAAACAGTTCCTGTGATTGATTACACTTATAGATGTAAATATACTTAGGGTCTGACTCATTAACGTCATCCTCTAAAAGCATTCTACCCTTAACTCCAATCAACTGTCCAAACTTATTGCGGACAGGAATCGTGATTCTTCTCGTGAGGATATCAAACCCAATGTCATAAGTCTTTTGAGTTTCTACACTTATTCCTTCATCTTCCCACATTTTATTAGGCAAATCTAAGAAATCAAATAAAATATTCTCACTAAGAACTTTGTTAGGTTTTCTTACTCCACCTCTACCCTTGTACATCATACTCTTAATGTTTTTAAGGGGGTCATATCTTTCTTTAATCTCTCCTTTTGAATAACTCCAATGAAACAACTTGCAAATATATTGCTTCGCTTCATTTAAGTTATCTTGTAGTTCATCTCCCTTTGCTTTGTACACAAGATAAGAGATTAAGTTAAAGATATCTCCACTAAAGTCATTCCTATTTCTTATTGAGCACCATAAACCCTCATTCACTCTACATTGTACAGCACGTGTATTTGTAGAGTGAAAATAATCTGGTAACTGAGCTGTAATAAGAGTCCCGCCTTGTTCCCACTTTATATTTTGACAACCAATTGATTCAAACAGGTCTTGAACTTTATCCTCTTCGAAGAGTCGTTTTTTAATCTCTGCTAAATCATTCATTTTTTATCCTTTAATTATATTCACGTGGAATAGTTGCAAATCCAACTTCAACAAATGAGTTGTACTGGAATCGAGCTTCATAAATAATTGCGTCTTGTCCATTGTCCGTGTTTTGACCGTAGCGGTTTTTAGGAATAAACATTACATAATAAGTTTTGTCTCGTTTTAGTGAAAAATCTTCTTGGACATATCCGTCTTTACTTAGTGCACTCTTAACAAAACGATGTGGTTTGATTTTTTCATATTCATCATCGAAAATAGGACGATACATCATCAAAATAGATGCTTCATTTTTCATTCCTTTACCCTCACCAATAGCATCATATCCAAGGAATTTATCTTTGATATGATTATCTGCCAACTGAATAGTCAACATAGTGCGAAGATTAAATCCACCAGATTCAGGACGAGTTAATTTATAAATTTCTTTTGTTGCTTCAACAATTGCTTCCCAACGACTTGCCGACTTATAATTATCAGGTACTTTGTGAGTATCAATAATAAGGTTAACATATCCAAGATTTGCGTGCAGAGCTACGATATTTTTTAAATCTTCAATCTGATATTGTTCCATGAAGACGATTTTAATATGTGCTTCATCGCCATCCATTAACTCTTTTAATTTATCAAAAGTTTCATAAATGAGTTTGCGGTCTTCATCGTCTAACTCATTAACTTTATTGAGTTTTTGACGTTCAAAATTGCGCTGTTCTTTAGTTCCATATTTATTCATTTCATGATTAACCAATGTTAAAAATATTTTTTCTCGTAACTTATCAGCACCTTCCTCATTGAGAATGACAAGTGTTTTGTCAACATCATAAATACATGACAAGAGGACTTTATCTGTCATGAATGAAGATTTACCGCTATTACCAAATCCACCTAGCATTGTTACTTCTCCACGTGGCATACCTTGTACGACACTATTTAATAGACGTGAGTTTGCAAATTTAAGAACTCCATCAGCTTTATTCTCTAAGTTTCCTAAGAACTCTTTACCACTAATATAGAGATTTTCACTTTCAAATGAGGAGACTCCATCAATTGCAATATTATTCATCTGATTTTGCCAATACTGTGAAATCTCACGAGCATTCATTTCACGATAATCATATTTTTTATTATTGGTAATTACTTTTCCACCAATTAAATCAATAAGAGCCATGATTACTTTGTTTTTGAGAAGAGCATCATAGTATGATTCAATATTTTGTGCATTTTCCTCAACAATATCAATCAATTGCACCATTGTACCGTATCCACCATACTTATCAAAGGTATCACGAACACCGATTTCTTCAACTGTTGCATTGACTGAGATATCATCAAATTTTTTAATCCCTTTTTTATAGAGACGTTTACCTAATTCAAAATAAAAACCCCATTCTGGATGTAAAAAATCATCTGATGAAATCTTTTCACTATAGCTTGTATATGTTTCCATAGGTTGATTCCATAATAAACCTACAAAATATGATTCATTGGTACTAGCTAGTCGTTTGATTGATTCAGCTTCTACTTGCGCCTTTGTTTTCTTTTTAGTTGTTACCATATCTTCCTCTTATAACCATTTACTAATATCATTTCCCAATTTCTTGCGTTTTTTTCTAGGCTTTTCATCTTCCTCATCATATTGATATCGAATAATATTCTTAATATCTTCCTGTGTAATACTTGCTTCACGAGCCTTTTGAACCTCAAGAGCTTTCTTTTCACGTTCCATCTTTTGATGAACTAAGGGGATTCTATTGACGACAATCTTCATTACATAATATAATGCCGAATCAATTGATTGAAAGTCTTTTGTTTCAATTGCTGTTCTAATCTTTTGTTTAGAATCAATTACTGTCCGTGTCATAACATCCCATTCAAATCCATCACGATATCTTTTATCAGTTTTTTTCTTATTGAATACAGGATTACCACTTCTTAAGTTCTGAGCTAAGGTATAAATGCGTGGTGGAATATCAACGAACTTTAAGTTTACGATTTCAGCCAGAGTTTTCCAAAAAATATCTTTCTTTTCTTGCTCTATTTGATTTATCTTGAACTTTTCTATTTCCATCTCTTTGCATTCTGGATGCAAGTATCTGTTCGGAAGTTTTTCATATTGAACCATAACATCAATCTTGTCTTTTTTCTTGCAGACAGGACACGTGCGAATACTTTGTTTAGCCAATTATCCATCTCCATTTCTTTAGTATATTAATATTATAGCATAATAAAATGAATCTGTCAAGCATAAGACATAAAAAAGAGAGAATTTCTTCTCTCTTTTAATTATTATCCTACTTCCATATCAGTTAAGATACTTTGAAGTGCTTTAACGTCATCAGATTCATTAAAGTTCATTGTTCCAAGTTCTTCTTTGAATCGTTTAGCCCAAACTTTTTTCTCAGATAATTCTAAGTCAGAAAGGAAGTCTCCAATTTTTGATTTGATTGAATCAATATCAACTACGTCTTCTTCTTTTTCTTTCGGCTTATCTGCTTTTACAGTTTTACGAGATTTTGTTTCTTTTGGTTGTTCCTTTACTGATTCTTCACCTGTTCCAGTATTTGCTAGAACCGCATCATGGATAGTTTTCAAGAACAAATCAACATCATAATCAATTTCTTCTGGAACTTCTTTGATTCTGCCACCAGCTTCTGTTGTACCGTCTCCACGGAAACGAATCTTGCGATTCTCTTTAACGGTTTGCTTACGTGTTTCTTTATCACGTGTTTTCTCTGTTTGAATGTCAATAAAGACAATAAAATCTGATGAGTTTTTGATGTAGTCTCCTGTACGACCAGTTGCTGACATCATAGTTTTGTCATACTCAAGACCAGATTTTTCTTTAACTGTCTTGTCTTTGTCATGGGTAATTCCCATCCATCCACCAAAGATACGGTCAAGACGAGCAAATTGACGAGAGAACTCTGCTTCAACCAATTCATATCCTTTACCAAAAGGAATGTCAGCCATTGCATCATATCGTTTGCCATCTTTAGTACTCTGTTTACGAAGTACGTACTCTTGACATAGGCGACCTGCGATATCAACCGTATCAATACCAACATAAACGAATCCTTCGTTATCATCTTCCAATTCATCAATTGCATCAATGAAGTCAGACCATGATTTAATATCAACTACGTTAATACCATCGAGGAAGTTGTATCCTTTTTCAAAAGCAAAGAGCAATCCAGTATCAAGACCTCCTTCACGCTTGAGAATTTCGTAAAAAAGAGATGTATTGTGTGTTACAATATAATCATTAATTAAGAATAACTCTTCCTCATTATCCACTTTAAAGCATACCATTTCACGTGGCTCTACTTCTACAATATCTGTAATATATGTATACTGGTCTTTAAATGAACGAACTTCATATCCTTCAAGTTTTTTAAGGTGTTTTTCTGAGGAAACAATAACTTCATCGGTGTAGACGTTTAGAGCATAGTTAGCAAAATTTGCATTTGAACCTTCTTTAAGGTGTCTATTATCGACTGATACTGTTACACCATAACCTAGAGATAGAGCAAGTTCTTTAAAATCATCTTTTAATTGTTTGCTACTAGTGCTAAATTGATAACGCATTGAACCAGTATCTCTGTTGATATAGACTGTTCCGTCTGTATCCATCAATCCTGTGAGAAGTTCTTTTCGCTGTTTAATTGAAGAAATAAGATATTTATATGGAATATGTTTTTCAACAGATTTTACATTTAGATTTAAAAATTCTAATTCATCTTGGATTTCTTTTATGTCTAAAAAATTGTTTGTTTTAGAAAACACCCAGCGATATGAACTATCAGAGTCGTCTTTTTTTGGCATATTTAACTTAAGAGATTTTGCTAAGTTGTACATGACGTCGACCTCTGCACTAGACACTGTAATTCCATTCCGTTCGCCCAGTGTTCCATCTCCAATCAAGACTCCTAAAGCATAAGGTTCAATGATAAAATCTTTTTCACTATATTGTACTGCACTGCTTTTAGGGATTCGATATTTATGTGTATGTGTATCGTGTTCAAATTTTGTTTTAGGTTTTTTGTAATCAACCATCATCTCTTTGAGAGTTTTATTATTGATATTTTTTTTACTTGTCACATATGGAATAATGTGTTCATCATTAACAATGAATGAAGTGCCGTCTTGCAATGTGACTTTATATGATTTTTTAACCCCTTGAGGATATACTCCTAATACTTCTGTTGGATTTCCAAGTCTATCAAATAACTTATCTCCTAATTTAATATCTTTTGCAAACTTCCATCCATCTGGTGTCGGGATTTTTGTCATGATATCTAGACATTTGCCCGACTTGGGGCGACCTGCAATTGTAATCTTCATGTCTGATAATTTTGTACTGATTTTGTTTTTCTTAATTCTATCTTTAATTCCCATTTAATTCTGTTCTCCATTCTCTTTCGGTGCAAATACGACATGTGAATTATCTTTATCGTAATGCAGTTTGTTAGTTTCAATACCAACTTCTCCACTTTCATAAACCTTAATGAGACCTTGTTCATTAACTAATTGATTCCAAAGTGTAACAAGTTGTTTTTTATCTTCAATGTTCATTTAACGTTCCTCGTTTTCTTATTAATTAGAATGGGAGGTCTGAGTCATCAATGTCTTCCATTGGGTCTGAACCAAAAGCTTCTTCATCAAACTTTTTGCTTGCAGATTTACTTTTACCACGAAGTCCACCAAGGTCATCTTCTTCTTCATCCTTTTTAGAGTCAGATGTAACTAATTCAGACTGTTCAAGAGCTTTCATGAAGTCATCTTCTGTATATTTAGCAGGTTCATGACTTTCAGTACCTTCAATACTCAACAACGAAATGTAGTTTGTAACTTTACGAGCATTACCACGCATTTGTGCAAGGAGGTCGTCTTCCTCAGCCTCTTCTTCAACTACAACTGCACGGTTAATGATATTTCCTTCAATTTTAAGAAGTGAACCAAATTTAACTTTTTTAAATGCACTAGCCATTCCTTGTTTCATTTTAACTTGTGCATCAATTTCTTTGTCAGCTTCTGCTTTTTCTTCATCTGACATTGACTCATAATTAACAAATGGATTATTCAAGTCTTTTTCCCAAGATAACGCATATGATACTGGGAAAGTTTTTTGAGCATAGTTGATAGTTTTACCAGTTACTGTGATGTGTTCATCACCTTTTTCATAATCTGTATCAAACAGTACAAATTCTTCTGTGAAATATGCAGATTCTTTAAACTTAGGACTGTCAAAGTCGAGCTCACGGTCATATAATAGAATTGATTGAACATCGAAGTTTTGAGTTTGAATTACTCTTCCATCTTTTTCGTATTCTCCACGCCCTAATGTACCAGTAACCATTACTGTCATACCGTTTTCAAGTAACTCTTCTGCAAGAGCAACGTTATCAAATTTTGTATCATGTACACGTGGTGCATCTTTACCTGCTTCTGTAAGACCAACTGTTGAATCAAGTGTAATAATTCCATCTTCTTCCAAAGCTTCTTTTTGGTCAAGATAGTCGTCATAACTCATTTTAGAACTACGTTTAGACTTGTCTTTTTCTTTAGCGTTCCACAAGTAAACAGTCTCTGGTTCATATCCAGTCATTTGAACATAAACTGTTTGTTGATTAGAAGTCTTTACTCCGAATCGAAGTGAACGCATTTCTTTACCTTTCATTTTTCCTCGTTCGAGGATACGTGAAGTAAAGAAATTGTCACGCTCTGTTCCAGTAATTTTACCGATGAGGCGGAACGTGCCTTTTGTTTGATTCAATACTTTTTCTTCTTCTTTTTTAGCCATTTCTTTGGACTCCTTTTATTCTTAGGTTTTATTTTGACAACATAACTATTATATCAAATTAAAATTCATTTGTCAAGCATAATGTTATATTTTTTAAATTATTTTTTTAACTTAAATAATTCGTTCACTTCAACATCTAAAATTTCTGATACAGCCATTGCCAATTCTAGCTTCCAATGAACACTTCCGTTGATAACTTTACTGAAAGTTCCTCTTGATAGCTCAATACCATACTGAGCATAAATAATTTCAAGTATATCTTCTTGTGTAAGTCCTAAGATACGCATTTGTTTCTTAAAATCACCTTTGTTAAAAATTAGCACTGCGTTCAAGCTCCTTTCTTGATTATTTTATATTATTATTATATCATAATATAAAATAAAAGTCAAGAAAAAAGAGATAAAATATCTCTTTTTTATTCTTATTTGAGTGAACCTCAAACCGAAGCGGGGTTTAATTTATCCTTTTGAAATGTCACGATTTGGATTTGTTGCTCCAGTTCCAAACTCTTTATCAACTTCTCCTTGGAACATAGTATCCACTGGAAGATTGAATTTCAACCATTGATTTTGATAATTTCCAAGAACTCTAGGAGTTCTGATATAACGGATTTCAATACCATTTGTGATGTACCAGCGTTTAGTGTCTTTTGCAAAAATAAGATAAGTCATTTCTTTTTCCTCCATATTAGGTGTTTTGTTGATTGCGTCTGTTGAATCATTGTTATTAGATTGATTAGTTTTCGACTCCCCACCAATACCGTTTGCTAAGTCTTTGGCGAGTTGGTCTTTACTAATACCAATGCGTGCTAAGTATCCATAAGGGTCTTGGTGGTCTCCCCAAATATTATCAGACACCCATTTATGGGATTTGATACCTTTACCTCCACCATCTAGTGTCAATGGGATACCAAATTTATTTGCATATTCACGAATAGCATTAACATAATTAACATAAGATTGTCTTTGCTTTGCGGAGTCTGAATAGTGTGCCAATTCGATTTGGAAAGGCGCACGACTGTTCGCTACATTACCAGCACCATAAGCAACGAATCCAGGTTCTCCAACTAAATATACTCTATCCCACCCAGCAATTGCATGCGTGTATGCATTTTGCCAGTTATTGTGCATATAACTCGCTTCATTTGTGGCACTATTATCACCTTGGTTATTATCATTAGCTGTATCATGGATGATAATATACTCATTACTTGTTTTTTGAGATGAACCTTGACCCGTACCAAGCATAAAGGTTTTGTCATAGTTTGTCATTAAAATCTCCTATCTGTTCGTAAGAACTCAACGATTGTTATTTCCCTGTAACATATACTATTATAACATAAAAAAGAAAAAAGAGCAAGCCAATTGATAACTTACTCATTTTTTTCTTAATTTTAAAATATATTCTGTATTCGGAAAGATGTTTTCATGACTCAAATTATAATACTGGACTTCACGTGAAAATTTAAGAAGTTCTTTATCAACATTTGTGGATGCTTTAATAATTTCAAATCCTACTAAATCTAAATAGTATTGAATTTCTTGTAAATCAAATGGCATATACTCTATGTCAATAGTTTTTTCGATATAACCTTTACCAAAGCGTAAGAAGTCTACCAACGTTAGTGCTTCTCTAGTATTTTGTGGTTCTCCTAACTTAACAACATTTTCAGTCTCTTTAACATCTGTTAAGTAATCTTCAAATTTCTCTGTAGGAACATAAGATACTGCATCATATCTAAAACTTGTAACTGGTTTCATTGAATCTCGAATGAGTACAACACCATCATCTTTTAACAATCCCCAAATTTGAGACATCATGAGAATAGCTTTTTTAGCACCAGTTGTTGCACTTTTAGATACACCTTGATTTTGATTTAAAGTAAACACTTTGTGTAGAGCTCGGTCGAGAATGATTGTATCAAACAATCCATCCGAGAATAACTTATTAATATTGGTGATATTATAATCAAAAACATTATAAAACCCTTCATTATATGCGTCTTGAACTGCCTTTGAATCAAAAGACACCCCAAACAATGCATTCGATTCACTATCTAATTCTTTTAGAATATTAGAATCACTGAATCCTAAAACTAGGATACTACCTTTTCTGCACTCTTCTTTTATGTTCATTCTTCATCTCCTTTTCCTTCATAGAAGATATGGAGTAATGTATCATCATTGATGCCTAATTCACTTTCTGAATACCTTAATACATGTTCGTGGTCGTCAACAAAAACAAAGTCATACCAAACAGTTTTTATGAAATTATCTTGTGTTGAGTCTTCGTCTTTGCTAATCCCTATGGCACTCATCCACTCTTCAAACAAAAATGATGCAAATAATTTTTTGTTTTTAGTTACTAACATTTTTCCATTCTGATGTGCTTCCATTACTTCTGCGATTGAGATATGGAAAGAGCCTGAAATAAATTTAACAACGTCATATGGTAAAATCTCTGACTCTAAGGCATTGATTTCTTTAATTGTTTTTCTTTTTGCCTCATTAAGTTTAATCAATACCATTCGTTATCTCTCCTGTATCTCTATTGATTCGATATTCAACTAATGAATCTTTATTATAGTTGAAATCTACTGCATAACGCTTGATTGTTTTATCTTTAACAATCTTAGATATGAAAGAATTAGGAAAAACTTTAGGAACTGATTCTATTTCTTCAAACAATGTTGGATTATCATCAATTATTGTATCAAGCATAAGATTTTCAATGTGTTGAATTTTAGAGTGATTTCCAGTTAAAATTAAGTCTGAGTGTGGAATTTGAAATCTACTTATCCAATCCTCTGTAATTCTTCTTTGTGATTCTGGGCGAGCTGTAATAATATAAACCTTATCATCACTCTTAATAACATTTTTAAATAATGATTCAATTACTTTTTCGTTTGGTTCACTCTTTTCAATTACCTCATAGCCATAATGTTCCCAGAAGAACTTTTCTTGCTCTTCTGTTACATCAAATGCTTTAGCTAATTTGAATGATTCTAGTTTGTCTGCTGAGACAATATCTTTCTGGAAAACATTTGACATTCTATCAAGAATAACATCCACACGAGTTAGTGTGTTGTCCATATCTAGTAGTACATTTGCCATTTAACACCTCTTTCAATTTTCATATATATAAATTATATCATAAAAAATGTGAATTGTCAATAGACAACTCACAATTTAATTCAAAATCAAAAAAGATGTTATCATACTTCTTCTTTAAGGAATCCTAAAAGTTCCAAGGCTTTGTATTCTTCGCTATCTTTTTTAACTTTAAGAGCGTTTTTTTCATTGTCTGTTAATTGTCTAAAATCTCCAGCATAATATAAAGGGCTATGACTGTTTACGTAATAGTTATAAAACTTAAATTTAGGTTCAATAACTTCATAACCGTTGATAAGGGCATTCAACATTTTTTCTTTTTCACGTTGTTTAAATGGTTTTTCGTCTGTTATTTCATAAACTTTTCTATGACCGTCTTCAAGCGGATAACTCCAACCCCAACGAGAAATATAATAAATTGCTTTTTCTTTATATTCCCCAAAGGTTTCAAGATAATCAGCTTGTTTTTGTGTTAATTTAACTACCATTAGTTTATTCTCCTTTATTTCTATGTATACTATTATACTAAAAAAGCGATATTATGTCAATACCTACAATATTAAATTATGATTACAACTACATAAATTACTATTGGGTAGAAAGAATCTTAAAGTATTATCTTCCATAAAATCACTTTCAAGTCTATCTATTTCATTTTCTTTGTAAAGTTCATGCAATGCCATAAATGTTGCATTACTTGCAATAATATTTCTCCAGATATAAGTTGTAGTTTTTGACAATTCGTCTTTTTGTTAAAAATCACTCCAATCATCTTCTTCTTCAACTTCCTTTTCTTCAACTTTAGGATATGGATTCCAATTCGCAAAGAATCCTTCAAAAGTGTCATAAGGACAAAAAATAGGATAAGTAGAATTAATTTCATAAATATATACACAAATGTTCCACCGATTGTGGTCTGTAGTTGCTACAACATAATAATTATCATTTGTTTTAAGTCCTAAATCTCCGTCTCTACCAGTGTATTGCATTAACATTGTCTATTTCTCCTAATTTCTTCTATATTCTTCTCTAAGTCTTCCTACGGTAATTGTTGCTATATTGAAATCATCTGTATAAAGAATAGGGGTAGTATCTTTCAATAATTCTTCATTATAAATATTTCTATTCTTAATTACAAAATATGTAAATCCAAATATCTTAGGATACCATGTTTTATATACTACATAACTATCTTCATTCACCATCTTATCACCATTTGGTTCATATCTCCACCAATATATTTAATATTATACCCCAAATCTTCCATTTTACGAGTTATTTTTAAATATGCAGAAATCTGAACCTCCTTAGAAATATTATATTTTTCTCTTAGTTCTTTCCTTATTTTATACGGTAGAATATACTCTCCGTAATAATATTTTTCTATCTCATCATCCCATAAAACACTTATACTTAACGCATTGATTCCTCTTTTTGTATAATATTCAATGCTATCCACCATTGAATCTTCATAAAATGAAGCTAATAGTTCCACTGGAATATCTTCGAGACTTTTCTTTAACTTTGAAACCACTTCTTTTGCTGGAATTAATTTTTTCATAGTCTCTCCTTAATAAATAACCATTTCAGAATCATAAAGATTTGTATCTAAAGTGCTATGCATATCATTTAATGAATTTATCCATACTGTAATAATTTTACGGTGAGTGATGCTATATACCAAGACAATAGATTCTTCATTTACAAGTCGATTACCACGCAAAAACAGAACGCTCTTCCACCAAGTTTACACCGTTGTAAATACGTTTAAACTCAATTGGGGTAAAATCAATCAAAGTCTGAGCCAACATGACTTTGTAAGTGTTGATATCTCTGCCTTTCCGCAATCTTTTAAAAAGATTATCAAATGCATGATGAACGATGTTTACAGAGTTTACATCTCCCTTTACACTATTTTTGATTTTATTCTTCACAATTTCAAGTTCTTGCTCATTCATTTGTGTAAAATGTTTACGGATTTCCTTACGCTTTTTGTTCGTTTTCATAATAAACCTTCTATCTCTCTTGATGTTTCTGTTGTTGTGATTAATTCTACTTTTAAGACTTCCTCACATATAAGTTTGCAATAATCAATTTTTTCTTTTACGCTCTCTAAGTCTGACAATCGCACAGAATATTCTTTTTGATAATTATTATCTCTTATTGTAACTAGATAATGTTCATGTTTTGTAGATTCAACGTTTGCAACTTCTGTTTCTTTTGTTTTCCATAATTTCTCATAATGTTTTTGTTCTTTTTCAAACTTAATACCAATTTCTGTCATCATTTTTTCTCTTCCATTTTATCTTCACAAGTGAAGCAAATATAATGTCTTGCCTCTAAAACTTCATCAAGGATTGAGCTATCAGTTGCAAGTATAAAATTTGCTTTGCATTTTTTGCATGTTACTTTTGTTTCTTTAATCATTTTGTCAATCATAAACTTTCATTTTTTAACTCAAGACTACTACTTTTATTCCATAATAGTCACAGACCTCATTTAACAGAAACTTCTATAGCAGGAATAGTTGCTTCGCATTATTCACCATCATGTTTAACTCCCCCAATCTGATGTATCTATCTGTTGTGGCGATAACTTAAACACCAAAACCTTGGAAATATTTTCATTATTTTTAAGCAACAAATATTGTCGTTTCATTTTTTCATAACTCCCTTCTTGTTTAAATTCTTGCACCTTGCCTTTGGTGTAAAATATTTTAAAAACATATCTTTCAGTAATTACTTCATCAATCATTTGTGTTCTCCTTTAATGTTTATAATACTATTATACCAAAAAAGAGGTGTTATGTCAACACCTCTAATATTAAATTATGATTACCACCACATTGCAGGAGAAAGCACTGTCCACACTTTCCAAATTTTCTTATTCTTAGTATCTCGTCCACCTGTGATAAAATCATCGTCTAATAGATAGTCTTTACACAGTTCAATAAGATAGTTAATCACTTCTAATTGAGTCATACCATTTAGTTCTTCATCGTCCCATGTTGTGTGAAGTGCTAAATTTACCATTGTGTGAGTTTTGTATCGCATCAAGCGTTCATATAGTAATTCAACTAATGACATATCAAGATTCCATGTTTCCATCATAGAGAAGCCATACTCTTCAATTTCTCCATCTCGATTATAGCGTTTATCATCATACAGATAACTTTCACTATTATCTTTATACAATTCACGTAGATATTTTCTATTATACATTATTTATCTCCCTTCATTACCCATTTAACAACTGCGTATATAATTGCATATGCAAGAAGTGCTAAGAATATACTAACCATAGCGATACATCCTGCTATAAACATATTTAAAATAGGTTGACCAACTAGAAGTATAGCAATGTTCTTAAAAATATTATTTGTCATATGTATTGTTGGAAATATCCAAGATACTCCAACGAGAAATAAATAAGATACGATTAATATAATTAATCTAGTAATTCTCTTTTTAAACACGTCTATTCCAATCTAATAACAACATTCCATCACGTTTAACTTCTACGATGGTTTCTTCTTTGTTCCATTTTGCTAACAAATCTCTAGTATCAAATCCATGAGGTACAATTACCTCATAACCATTCATTGTTTCATAGTGAACAATTTCCTGCTTATCACCTTTGATTATTTTATGAATATCTTCCTTGAACTCAAGCATATTTTTGTAATCATCGCTATCAAAATCAAATAGCCACTTCTTTGTTACGGCACACTCAATAGATTGTGCCAAACTAACTGATTTAGACGGAATACTTGCTGGATTCATTTCAGGATGGTCAACGAGATAATGGATTAATTTGTTATTTACCTTATTAGAGTCACGTTCATTGATTGACATATACCATCTTGAAGTTTCTCCAAGTACACCTTTGTCTACAAAATTATTGAAGTCTTTAAATAGATTTGTTTCTTCTTGAACTGATGTGTACTCACTTGTTAAAAATGAATATGACCGTTGCTTAAATCCTTCAACATTTTTATTATCTTTGTTTCGAGAAATAAATAATACTATTTTTGGATTGTGTTTCATTTCAAACCTCCTACTACTTTACCACATTGCAAACACAAATGTTCATCTACTACTGTCCTGAGTCCTTGCATTATGTTTTTATTGACCAAAAATTCTTTCTCACACATTGTGCAAGATACTACTTTATGTTTAATTGTCATTTTTTCAATTCCTAACTTTCAAATGATTCCTAGGAAACAAAACTCTTCATATCCTGCATAGCTGACATTTTACATTCTGAACACTCAATAATTTTACGCACGTTCCGCTTCCTCCCTTGTTTTGAAAAATTCCCAAGCTAAACCTGTAAATTCGTAGTTTTTAATTGAATATACAACCATACGAGAACCTAAAATACGCTTTACTGTAACTTCTTGTATATAGCCCAAAGGGTTTTTAAAAAATACATTCTGACCTTCTAGTTCTTTTAATTCTGAAATTTTCATTTTGACTCCCCTACTTACTTTTAAAATTTTGATTATGAATATATTATATCAAATCGTTTTAAAAATGTCAAGTCTAAATATTTTTTTAGTTTGATTTGAAAAATTTCATATTCAATATTATAGGTTGTTTTGAAAATCAGTTTGGTTTCAAAAATCCTAAACACAAAGTAAAGGGGGTTACTCGATTTAAAAATTTAAATCCCAATTTATTTTTTGGTTTGGTTTGAAAAATTCCAATCTCAAATAAAATCAGTTTCGTTTCAAAAATTTGAAACACAAATAAATTTAGTTTGGATTCAAAAATTAGAAAATGAAAGTTGCCGTCTCGATTCAGACATTAGAAACTCAAAATTTATTACCTGATGGGTGGTACTCGTTTCAAAAATTTCAAACTCAAAATTTTTCAGTTTGAAATAAAAAATTAGAAAGTCAAATTTTTTGGTTTTGATTTAAAAATTAGAAGCTCAAAATTTTTAAAGTCTGGCTTAATTCTATTATATATAGTGTGTAAATAATATTTTTAATCAAAACATACATTATAAATTGCATAATTGCATAACCTGTGGATAACTTTTAGAAACTGTGGATAACTTCCTTAAATATGTGGATAACTCTAAAAAATCTGTGGATAACTTTTCTAATTTATCTAAATTTAAAAATAATTCTGAATATTTTGTATTACTCGTGCTGATTTGTATCAAAAACTCCATCCTGAGCTGAAATTTGAGTCTAAACTATAAAAAACTGTCAAAAATCCCCATATATTTATATGAAAAACTCTAATATAGGGCATTTCAGGGGCTTATTGTCTAAAAATGTACGACTATGAGCTGAAATATGCAACAGTAAAATCCTAATTTTACTACGGTGAGTTATCCACAGTTTATTCATAATTTACTCATAGTTATCCACAGGGTGTGGATAAGTCTGTTTAGAAAACATATTTATTTCTCCTACTAGCATTGTTATCTCTTTCTTTTCTACGATAATGTCACGCCACAAAAAAGAGCTTTGTCAAATATAAGCTCTTTTTTTTGTTTTATTTTATTTAGTCTGTATATTTCCATACATATCCACCTGCTGACTTATATCTTCCACTACAGCAACTACTGATGTTTCCTAGATTGATACCTGTGCTTCTTGAAGCCTCACTTGTACTATAAAAAACATTTAATAAATTACCTCGCAGGTCATATTGTCCCACTTCTTTAGAACATGTTTTAGCACTTCTTTCAGTTCTTGTTCCGTGATTTATATTTTCTTTCGTGGTACACCATTCTAAGTTTGAAAAGTGATTATTTTGTTTGTTCTCGTCAATGTGATTCACAAATTCTTTGCCCTCTACTTTGCTAAGGAAATGTTTAACCACTAATCTGTGAGAATAGAGATTGTACACTTTACCATTTTCGCTTAAGCGATATTGAACATAACCACCTTTATTAAACCTTTGTTTCAAAATTCTTCCTGTTTTGTCATTCCTAACATCCCCATATTCCGACACAGAATAATTAGTAAAATCTTTAATTTTTACCCATTTCATGTTTTTCTCCTTTTTTTCTTCATAAACATATTGTATCATTATCTTTGAAGTTTGTCAACCTCGATTATTTTTGGACTTGATTTAAAAAATTTTAAGTTTATTAACTAAAAAAAAAGATTCCTTTAAAAGTCAAAACGAAAATCAAAAGCCAAAAAAATTTTTTCTACTATATTATACATTATATATGGTGGGTTTTTTAAAAAATTATAATACAAGATATAGCAAGGAAAATATTTTCAAAAATATATTTTAAAATCAAAAAAATTTCCAGACCAAATTTTCTGAAAATTTTTAAAAAATATATTATGTATATATTGGTGGGGTTTTTTGATTGTTTATAATACAAGAAAGAGCAAAAAAAATATTTTCAAATAAAAAATTAAAACTCAGAAAAAATTTAGCTCATTTTTTAGAGATTTTTTTCTGGGGTTTTTTGTATTTTTGCGGGTTTTTCCCTGATTCCCCTCCCTTTTTTCTTCTTTTCTTTTGTTTTTCTACTATTTAATTATATCATTGTTTTATATATTTGTCAAACATTTATGTTTTTTTTCGTGTTTTTTCTTTTTGGTTCTTTTCTACTATATAAAGACAAAAAAGAAAAATAAAAAACAAAATTATAAAAGCTTTATTCTTGACAAATAAAAAAAGGCGTGTTATTATAGACTTATCAAATAAAAGAAAAGAGAACAAAAAACATGAACCAAAAAGATTTTTATAAAGCACTTATACAAGGACTTAGAATTACGGCAAAAATTAAAGGTATCGAAAGTTTAGACATTCATAAAATTTCAAACCCTAATTTTGATTTATACATAGGTTTACCTATTGAGAAGCTCTCAACTTATGGTAATATGATTTTCTTAAAAATTTGCCGTAACGTTTTAACAATTAAGTTTTTTAAAGCGCTAGGAAATGGAAAGTATAAAGAAGAAACTAAAACAATTGACTACCGTCACAGCTTTAAGGGTAACATGGTTATATTAACAGAAGAAGAAATTTTGAAATTTCTTAGAAAAGATTTTGTAACAGAAATTTAATAATCTCAGGGCTTGCGAAAAGTCTTGACTTATGCTATTATAGTATTATCAAATAAAGAAAAGAGAGAACAAAAACATGAAAACATTTATTAAAAACATGACGCGCGAACAACTTAAAAAAGTTATCACAGATAACGAAAATTTGCAAAATGAGGTGTTAGAACTTTTACAAGAAAGCACAAGCTTTTATGTTAGCGATGTTTTAGATGCTTTAAACTTATCAGATTATAGCATCGATTTATATAGCTACTCATATATTAAATATGAAAATTTATATAGCTTTTTGGATAGTGTTGAATACGTACAAGAGTATTTTGGTATTTTGGATGCCGAATCAGAAAACACTGTTAAACGCTTGAAAGAACTTTTAACAGTATACGACAATACAGACGACGAAAGCAAAGAAATAGAAACACATAAACAAATTGAGGCGCTTGAGGGCGAACTAAAAGAATATATAACAAATTCTTTAATCGGTTGTTATGATTTTTCGGGGGATGATATTATTCGTGAATTTATAGATATGTATCATGAAAATTTTGAAAATTATTATATCAGAAATAATGACTATACAAAAATTTATATCATGACTGAAAAAACTATCTAAAAGAAAACTTAAAAGTTTTCTTTTTTTTGTTTTTTTAGTGTTTAATACTTGACTTTCAAAAAGAATCATGCTAAAATAAGTTATAACATAAATTAAGGAGTTAAAACATGAAAGAAAAACATCATAACAATATTATAAACGGGGGAAGCTTAAAAGGTACTTTATTTTTAGGGCTTGCATTGATTGCGGTTATTGCTTTTAAAATTTTAATCATTAATCAAATGTAAGGAGGCTAAATCTTGCAAAAAGATGAAAATGCTTACATTTACATCGAAAATTTTCACTTTAATTTTAGATATAAAAAGACAGATATCATTTTTAAAGAATTTTATGATAAGTTAGATAATTTTTATTATATCGGAATCTATCATAAAATTGATAATAAAAACATTTTTCTAAAAAAATTTAATACATACCGCTATTTTTTACAAGCTTTAAAATTTAAAAGCTTAGAAAATTGTTTGATGTATTGTAAAGAAACAAGCGAACTATTAAAAAATGATATTATAAAATCTTTATAATTGACAAATAAAAAAATTTTTGATATCATAGAATTATAAATAATTAAGGAGCTAAAAAATGAAAACAAATAAAATACATTATGATAATACCAACGTCAAAAAGTTGTGGAATTTAGCAAAAAATGGAATTTTTGATTATAGGATGGTAAAAGATATTTTAATAAATATTAATGAGTCAGACCCTGATTATATTTATTTCAAAAGTGAAAGAAGTTATAAAAAATTTAAAGAGTTAGAATTTTCTAGCCTTGCAATGTATTAAAACGCTGAAAAGCGTTTTTTTTTGTTGTGTTTTCCTCCTTTTTATGAATCAGAAATAAAATGACAAATCAAGATTTTTTATATTACAATTGTATTATTTTTTATTGCTAAAATCTTAAATTTAACGATTAATCAAAAACTGATATAGATATAAGCAAAAAGCCTAAAGGCGCTTAAAACGCAAAATATAAGCATATAGAGGCATACCGAAAAATTAAGGGCTTTAAAACGTGTTTTAAAGGCTTTTTTATATTTTTAGTAAAAAAATGATATTTTTAAATGTTTTTACTTGACTTTTTTAGGTCAATGGTTTAAAATAGAGTTATCAAGTAAAGGAGTTGAAAAAATGATAATAAGACAAGAGAAATTAATTGATTTTGATTTTAATAACACGGGCGAATATAGAGAAATGGATGTATTTTATAAAGTTTTTGAAAAAAACGGGGAAATTAAAAAAATAGAAATTTCCGATGAAGAAGCCAGCTTATTAGAGTTTGAAGGCTTTCCACTTATCAAAACAAATAGCAGAACATTTTTACACGATTAAAAAAGTTTTTATTTGACTTTAAAGAATTAAAGTGATAGAATGGACTTATAGAGAAAAAAGGAAAGAAGAAAAAAATGAAAAAAATTAAAAAAACTTGTAAATGTTGTGGTATCCCTTTCGAATTAGAAGCTGATAACTTTAGGTCTTTTGAAGAAATGGAAGAGATGATTTATTGTAGTGAGTACTGTTTCGATGAGGCAGTAACTTATAAAAATTGGAAGCCACTCAATAACTAAAGGAAATAAAAAAGCATTTAAAAAGTGCTTTTTTTGTTTTTGTTTTGAACCATAAAAAAATTAAATGTTTTAAAAGTTTTTACTTGACTTTTTAAAATTAAGGGTTTATAATGGTATTATCAAGTAAAGGAGCTAAACAGATGAACAAAAAACAAATAGCAAAAAAATATATTAATGATAACATTAATTATCATAATTTAAAAAATGATATTAATAATTCATGGATAAAAGGGGAAAGCGCTGAAATGCTATCAGGTAATGGCTTAATACACAACTATTTTTATATATGGCAATTAAAAGCCATTGAAAAGGCGGGTTATAAATATCCACGAAGTGACAAAACTTGGGAAACTATGCACAAGATTGTAATAGAATTGTTACAAGAAAACATTTAAAGAAAAAGGAAAATAAAAAATGACAGATTTTAGAAAAATGATGAACGAGTTGAAAGCAAAAAAAGAATTTTGCATCTTCATAGGTTGGACTGAAAAAGCGCAAAAACTCAATTCTCAGATGGTTCAATTAATTCATGAAAACACTCAAAAAATTAAATTAGGTATTTTGTGAGGTTGTGGAATGGAAAAATTTTTTAGTGATAAAAATATTATCATGGATATATTAGATGAAATTGAATCAGAAAAAAATAAAATAATTGATGATGTTTTAAAAAATATCTATATAGATATTTTAACAGATGAGCAGATGAAAGAACTAAAAAAATGTTACCCGCTTACATTGTTAGACGGTTACGCAAAAGATAGGGGGCGAAAGTTTGATATTTTAGACCGTGAGGGCTTGCGTGACTTAGTTGGTTTTATCTATAAGGATAGAACAAAAACGGTCGTAAGGATAGCTATAAAGCGCTTAGGATTTAATGCTTTTACTGCTTTAAACGAAAAGAACAAAACACTACTAAAAGAAGAACTAAAGAAATTAATAAATAAAAATGTTTTTATTTGACTTTTTAGAATTAAAGTTATATAATGGATTTATCAAGTAAAGAAAGAAAAGAGAACAAAAACATGATAAAAGTAATTACAGAAATTGATAGCTTAAACGATTTTAATTTTGGAGGCGGTGCTGTTGCATGTTGGGAAAAAATTAAAGCGCTAGGACTTGAAAACGATGTAGAAACTTACATCTCAGAATCTTATCCAGATGGCTTAACAGATATGGAATTAAATCAATTTGTATGGTTTGAACTTGATGAATTTATCGAGGAGATGGAAAAAGAACAAAAAGAAAAACAAGAAGAAAAGACAAAACAGCTAAAAGAACAAGCAAGAAAAGAATTGACAAAAAAAGGATTTGTAATAGATGGCAGTTTTGAGGGTGATTTTAAGACATGGATGGGCGTATATGCAAGACCGTCCGACAAGCCGACATACTTAGACCCATCAGACGGTAAAGAAGCAGAAGAGCAAGCAAAATATGCTATCAATGGATTTAACCAAGATTTTTCCGAATGGTTCGAGTGGGAAATAGACGGCTTAAAAATTAAAGAAAACTAAAGAAGAATATAAAAAGCCTTGAAAGGGGCTTTTTTTGTTATGTATCATGATATTATTATATAGCATTATCGGCTTGCTGAATCGGTTATATATAGCGCTATTATGTTATTATGGTATTATGGTATTGTTGTATAACATAGAGTGTTAAAGCGTAGCTATATAAGTGTATAGAGATAGTTGTATAAGTGATAGCTTATGTCATATAGATATAATAGTAGAGTAATAGAGTGTTAATAGTATTGTTACTTTATTGTAATAGTATTGGGTGCTTAAGGCTTGACATTGAGGGGCTTATGGTGTATAATGGTTTTATCAGGTAAAGGAAAGAACAAACCTTAAAGAGCAAATAACAAAACACAAAAAGAAAAGGAAATAAACAAAATGGAAAACACAAAAGAATTTAATCAACTTACTATCGATGTAACAGAGTTGGGGTTATTCAATGGTTTATATGAGACAATATGGTTAAATGATAACATGGATATAGATGAGGTTATGGAATTGGCGGATATGTTAGAGGTTGATTGGAATGATATAGATGTTTCAATTGATTGTAATGAATACCTTGAGGCGATTGGTGAATTATATTGTGAAATGTTTTGTAATGAATTGGATAGTAAGGGGCTGTTTAGAGTGGATAGCCTTTATAGTCCGAGGTGGTATAACTACGACACAGACCACATCACTATAACTTGGGATAGTGAGCTATCACTTGAGGATATGGAAAGCAAGCTCAAAGAATTGTGTTATGATATTATTAATGCTTATGATTGGACTATTGAAGAAAGCATCTGGGATAATAAAGGCAGAGAATTATATTCTAACATGGTACGCTATACATACAAGAATAAGCCGTTATGGTTCGGCATGGATAGCAAGGATATAGCAGAGGTAAAGGGATAAAGATATATAGAGTTATGTTATACTGATATAAGGTTAAAGGGTAAAGCGTTAAAGCTTTACTCCTTTTTGTTTGCTTGTTGGTTGTTAGTTGGTTGTGTTACATGGTTGATTGGTTGTTATGCTTCAGCTGTTAAGCTGATGAGGTAACGAGGTAAGGAGGTAAGGAGGTAGAAGGGTAAGACGTTAAGAGGGTAAGAGAATAGACGAAAGAGAAAAAGAGAAAAATAAAAAATCATTTTTTAAAAAATAAAAGCTTAGGGGGTTCTGGGGTTTGGTTTGGTTTTGAGGGGTTGAGGTTGTGAGGTTGGGTCTGTGAGGTGGTTTCGTTTGATTGTGTAGATGGTTGGTTGTGAAAAGGGTGCTATGGAGGGGTTGAGAGAGTGGAAAGGTGGAGGGGTTGTGAGTTTGGATGTGTTGGGTTGGTTGTTGCTTTGGAAACAATCAGCGCCCGAATAAACAAGGAATAGGCGAGTCTGTGAAGTTGTTCACAGGTTATAGAATCGAAAAAATATAACCAAAATCAAAAATGATAAAATCATTAGAAAAATTTTTTAAATCTTGAAAGTGCTTACATGGGGGCTTCCAAAATCTAACATCGTGTTTTTTAATTGGAGGGGGTAGACAATCGAATCAAAAAACGGGGTATAAAAAAATATATACAGGCGGTTTATAATTCTGATTATATGCCACTTTTAAAAATAGGGGGGGTAGGTTTTTACCAAAATCAGGAAGTCAAAAACTCAAAAAACCTCTTACCACTTACACCACGCTACTATTTCAAGATTCACCCAACCCCCCCCACCAACACCACCCCACCATCTCTCTCAAACCTTTTTTTGACAAACCACCCCTCTCAAATCACCACTTATTTCCACCCCACACACCATCATAGAAGGGTAAGACGTTAAGAGGGTAAGAGAATAGACGAAAGAGAAAAAGAGAAAAATAAAAAATCATTTTTTAAAAAATAAAAGCTTAGGGGGTTCTGGGGTTTGGTTTGGTTTTGAGGGGTTGAGGTTGTGAGGTTGGGTCTGTGAGGTGGTTTCGTTTGATTGTGTAGATGGTTGGTTGTGAAAAGGGTGCTATGGAGGGGTTGAGAGAGTGGAAAGGTGGAGGGGTTGTGAGTTTGGATGTGTTGGGTTGGTTGTTGCTTTGGAAACAATCAGCGCCCGAATAAACAAGGAATAGGCGAGTCTGTGAAGTTGTTCACAGGTTATAGAATCGAAAAAATATAACCAAAATCAAAAATGATAAAATCATTAGAAAAATTTTTTAAATCTTGAAAGTGCTTACATGGGGGCTTCCAAAATCTAACATCGTGTTTTTTAATTGGAGGGGGTAGACAATCGAATCAAAAAACGGGGTATAAAAAAATATATACAGGCGGTTTATAATTCTGATTATATGCCACTTTTAAAAATAGGGGGGGTAGGTTTTTACCAAAATCAGGAAGTCAAAAACTCAAAAAACCTCTTACCACTTACACCACGCTACTATTTCAAGATTCACCCAACCCCCCCCACCAACACCACCCCACCATCTCTCTCAAACCTTTTTTTGACAAACCACCCCTCTCAAATCACCACTTATTTCCACCCCACACACCATCAATATTCCCCACATCCCTACCCTAAAACCTACCCCAAATCCACTCTAATTTACTCTAACCCACTCTAACCCCACCCCCTAGGGTTTCCCCCAAATCCACTTTTAATCTCCTCAAATCCACCCAAATCTCAATTTTTTATGTGCTCTTTTTTGAACCCCTCTCATTTTTCTCTCATGTTCACTGAGTGAAATAAAATAAAGTTATCCACATAGTTATCCACATAGTGTTAATAAGTTATTCACAGTTTCTAATAAACTCTATAAGCAAATAGACAATAATCACGGTGAATAACTCTCTCATATACTCATATTTCCCTCATTTTAGAGTACAAATAAAACGTAATATCCCCATAAAAGTCCACTAAAAACACCTCAAAACACACTAAAAATAGCTAGAAACCCCACTAAAACAACGCTTTACACGTCAATTATACACCAAAACATACCCATTTTCTATCAAAACACCTCAAAACAATTAATTGAGATTCTTTTTAAACCCATATATACCAACACTTAAGGCACACTACAAATATTCTTTCTCTCCAATAAATTTTCATAAGATGAAAAGAAAAAGGACTGACTACTGTCAATCCTCTGTCTCTACAATCCCACTAGCGTGAAATACTTTCTTTCCTTTATGATTCTCAATCACTCTCCACACCACTCGACTACGATTGTCAATGAAGAATGAGCCAATACTAAAATTATTTGCTTCAATAACACCCTCACTTGTTCCAAGACGTTGACTATCATCAAAATCTTTCAAGTCAAGCAACTCTTGATTACGTGCAAAGTATAAATCTTCCTCTAAATCTTTAATCGTTGCTTCGTATCCTATAATCTGCATCAAGAGAAAAGCTAAAAGCATTCCTGCAATGATAACAATAACAATTTGTCCTAGGGTCATATTTAATTTCCTTTTCTACCAATTTAATTAGAGAGTTTGTCTAAATAAAGACATTTGAATCTTTATTGCACTTCGTCTAATCTTTCTTTAGCGACATTAAAATATGTCTCATCTAATTCAAAACCTATGAAACTGCGGTTAGTTTTTTGACAAGCTACCCCAGTTGAGCCACTACCCATAAACGGGTCTAAAATAACATCATGTTCATTGCTGTGTTTTTCAATTATTTCACTCATTAATGAAACTGGTTTTTGTGTTGGGTGTCCTGTCTTCTCTTTGCCTGCCACAATTGGGTATTTATATTCTGGTCTGTCATATTTTTCAGATTTTCTATTAAATACCCATTTTGCATTTTTCTTTGTTACCCAAATACCAAACTCACAATCTGTGATATATCTTCTGTCTCTATTTCTAGGCATTGGATTATCTTTTACCCACCTAAAACAATCTTTAATAACAAAACCTTTTGATTCACAATATCTTGCAATATTTCCAATGTTTTTCCAGTCATTAAAAATTATCATTCCACCATTTTTGGTTACCTTATCACTAGCAATATCTATCCAACTGAATAAATCAAACTCTTTATCCCATTCGCCAAAATCTATTCCACTTCTCCCCATAGTTTTGAAATTGTTTTTGACTGAAATGTTATATGGAGGGTCTGTTACTACTAAATCAACACTTCCATCTGGAATCTCTTTCATTAGCTCTAAGCAGTCACCTTGTTTTATATTAATTTCCATTCTTATCCTCCGAGCACATAGCTAACATCAAATAATGGTTAACCATGTGATTTACTTTAATCTTCCTTTTCTACTAACTCAATTAGAGGGTTTATCCAGACAAAGACATCTGAATCTTCATCATACTCCCAACCTAACGTTTCTTTTAACTCATCTGGACTACCCATCCACGTAAAAGGAAGACATTGAGACTCTTTATATAAATCTCCATCAAATAGTTTGGTTAATTCTTCTCTACTAAACCAATTCAATTCATCTAATCGGTCATAATCTAACCAACCATTAAATAGACCAGCAAGACCAAGGCTTCCAACATTTTCATCTCTTAGTTTTACATAATAGTATTTCATATTACCACTTCCCAACCGATGTTATTTTATAAGAGCCATTGTTGATGAATTGAAGTTCATGTCCAGAGAAGTATTTATCTTCATATTCCATACGTGCAAACTGTCCTTTATCAACAGATGCGAATGGGAACTCTTGACCTTCTTCTACTTTCACAATATATTCACCAGTATTCATATCTTGAATCTCAAACATCTCTCTTTCTTCTGGGGCATATGCTTCAACAAAATTATCAAACATTTTCTCTTTAAGTTTATCTGAATAACTTTTATTTTCATTAACTTTTACAATTTCTTTTAAACTTGATATAAAATCTCTTTTGCTTAATACTTTTACCATTTCTTTATTCTCCTAGGTGTTCCATAAGTCGCAAATCAGCACCTTGACCTCCACCACGATAATCATCTTTCTTAAATGTTAAGAAGTCTGCAAGACCATCGTCTGTAACTGCGATAAAATAAGAATAAGCTGAACTAATCAAATCTTTATCATAAATGTTTGCAATAATAGAATCATAAACTTCTGAACGTTCTTCAAAGTAAAACTTTTCACGTGGTAATATCTTTGCTAAATAGTCCAATGTGAGCGTTTCAAAATCAAGACGATACCAAGTCGTAAATTTCGATTTATCTTTCTCGCTGTTTTTAGACTTAATAGATAGAGTAATATCATATAATCGCTTTGCTGTATTTCCATCTGCTCTATATTTAACATAAGCTTCTGTAACAACCATACGAACCCATTTAAATTTAGGTGTTTTTGTGATTTTATACTCGTAATTTTCTGTTGCAAGTTCAATGGTTTCATTTTTAAAGCCTTTAAGAGATTCTTGTTTGGCGATAATTTCATCAATTTTTTCAAGCACATCTTCTACTATCTCTGCTGTCATTTCTTATTCTCCTTTATATTCATCTTTTTTCTCATAGCTTTGAGCATCCATTCCATCAATTTCTTTCTGAGTGAATTTAAAATCATCAGTCAAGTCTTCAATATAACTAGCAGGTTCTTCCCCATATCCACCAAGAGGTTTCTTGTATAGATACATTCCTGTCAATTTATTTTTTAAATAGAACATCTGCGGTTTTTCGACTGTGTAGCCGTCTAGCCATGCACGAAGAATCAAGTTGATATTGTCATCATTTTCCTGAGAGAAAAGCCACTCAGTAACATCATCTGGCATATTATCTAAGTCAGTCAATAATCCTCTAGCATTGTTATCTTTTTCTTTTATATATTCAATCCACTTAGCAACAAAATCTTTAACTACTGGCAGGTCTTGATGTTCTAATTGAGCTTTTAAATCAGCGATTTCTTTCACTAACTTTTTATTGTCATCAATAAGATTTTCATTTGCTATAACATAGCTCCCTCCAAGCTCCAACATTTTTTGAAACTCTTCGTCTGAGTGCCAGTTACCGAACTTTGTTAATATTTTCTGAATTAAATCAACATTTACCCAGTCCCAACTAGTTAATGCTTTAAATTCTTCTTCAAACTTAGTCATCTTCTTTTCTCCATTTCTTCATTGCATTCTTCTGAACAAACCATAGACTCGTTTAAATCTTCCAAGTAGTCATATGCTTCTGGAAATCTTCTATTTGTTTTCCGCAACATTCACATTTATTATAAAATTTCATTTATTTATCCTCTTTAAAATGAAATAATCCTTCGCAATCATAACAGATTCCAGAAGTTAATGTATCTTCAACATTTTCTTGTTCTTTAAGCTTTTCAAATTCATAAGCTAGATTGATTTCATAACTTTGACAACAAACACAAAAAGTTTTTTCTTTTACTGTCATTATCTCTCCTTTACAGCGATATTAGTTTGCCGGTCATTCTGAGGCCTCGCTTTTTGCAACATCAAGAAATTCAATCTGACTAATTCTTACTTCTTGCATTTTTCCATTGATTTCTACAATAGCAATAGGATAAGCGACAGTTCCTGCTTTAAATCCACCAGCCATTGGTGAATCTCCGTGAGTATACGAATGTTGAAATAGTCCCATGAAAGTTCCCTGAACCTGCTTTTTATTACTAAAAGTTACCAAGCAAGGCCTTGTTTCTAATTCAATTTTCATCCCTCCACCACCTTTACTAAATCAACTCCGAGGGCTTTGCCTGCGAGGTAGGCAATAGCGATATTAACTTGATTTTCATCTGGTAGTAATGCCGATAACTGTTCACCTATTTCCCAGTCTATTTCCTCTGCTCTCCACAGCAAATTCCAAACACTAGAACTATGTCGCTCCCTGATGAATGTAGTAAAAATATCATCTAGTTTATCTGCAATACTTTTTTTAATCATGAGCTGAGGTTGAGGTTCAGCAACTTTGCAGAAAAAGTCTATATATTCGCTGTTAATTACTCCCCACGCTTCAAACTCTTTATCATGGTACTCATTAAGTAAGTTCATAAACTCCCTTGCTTGAGCATAGACTGAGAATGTCCGAGCAGTTTCTGGAGATGTAGTTGTGTGAACTATATTTGTTTCAATCATGAGTGTTCCTGTCCCAATTGCAAGATATACCTGATAATGACTATTAAATAGTACAAACGTGCCACTATTTTTTTCTAGTTTATTCATCATCCCCTCCAACCTCTGCTAGTGTTGCTTTAATAACCCTTGCTATATCATCGACTGAATAGTTATCTAACCAACCATACAATTCACAATAATCATCACAGATATAATAATTACACTCATGAATCTCATCATTTATAATTTCATCTATTTTTATCAGTGCTTTTTTCGCAGTGTTAAGCTGTTCTTGGAGTTTTTCAACCGAATATATGTCTTCAATAATTGCTTGCTCTATCTCATTCAACATTTCATGAACATCAAGACCAGAAAATACTAATCTATCAACGTACCCGCCTGTTGAATAGCCAGCTTCGTCTTGCAATCTGTTAATAACTTCTTTTACTTTATATTCTTTCATTTAACCACCTCAACCATTCGTTTTCCAAGTTCCTCTCCTACGAGATATAAAATACACAGATGATAATTATATGGATTCTTCGAACTAAATTCAATTAATTTTTCTGACAAAGAATAATCTTCATAGTCCTCTATAAATCTATCAACGAGGCTTTCATACTCACTTGCATTTATATTGTTTAATTGACTTACAATGTCTTTTGGAATGGTAAATTTATGTTGTTCCTTATTTTCATTATGTTTCAATATCTCCACCTCAATACTCTATTAATCTATAAGGGATGTTATATCTCTCTGCCACATCAATCATGTTAGATGTACCTTTCGACTTCATATCCCAAAATGCTACTAGCATTCCTTTTCCATTATTCTTCACAGAGATTCCCATCTCTGCATTTCTCCGATGTCCTGCACCACGACCAAACAACTCCCATTGGGCTGGATGTCGCTCTACATCATATCCCTTATCACGAGCGTATTTTTCACCTAACATATCTGCTCCACTTGCACCACCTGAGACAATTACAATTGGTTCTTTAATATCTGCCAAGATTCTGTCTAATGATTCTTTGAGATATGTATAGTTTCCGAAGTCACGACCACCTGCTACGATGACTTTAAATACTTCACCCATCTATCATCCTCCTTAAATTACCATTTAGAAATGTCTTCTTTAGTTAACATTGTACCAAAAATTAAACCTGCTACAAATGTGATGATTCCTCCAACTAAGAAATAAAATGATGGATAGATAACTGTTGATGCACCAACCACTGCAAAGAATTTCCATACAAGCAATGAAATTAACCATACCCAAAATGCAATGTTCATTGCTGTTGCTCCAACCCAAATTAAAATAACTGCTACTGTTTCTTTCATAATTTTTTCTCCTTAATTTCTATAATTCTATTTTATCATATTTTTTATATATTTGTCAAGCATAAATTTTCATTCTTTTTAATTTAAAGCTACTACATTTTTTTCTGACAAGTCATAGCATTCACGTCGAATATAGACTTCGGTAAGAGGTATAGTATTATACTCATCTGTATCATCATATTGAACTTCCATATCTTCGTCAAACTTTTCTAGTTCTTTGATTAGTTCTTTTACGTTCATTCTTCTACTTTCTCCTTAAAATGTTGCAGATATCTAGCCACTTCGTGTTCATCAATTTCTTCTTGTGTCCATCTGTGGTGTTCGTCTTTATCTAATTCACCTAAAAATTCTAGTCCATTATATTTTGATAAATAGCCACTATATCCGTCAGGTTCAGGAATGCGGATATAAAATAGTTCATCTTTTGCTACTTCCCATTTATCACGATTCAATAATAACCACAAATGAGATACTCTGCTATTATTCTTGTGTAATCCAAATGCCACTAAAATGTCGTAATAACACTTTGTATCACTAATTTTAAACCATACTTCGTCAAGCAATTCGTTGAAAATTGTTCTACCAAAACGTTCACTATATAGTGTATCATCAATATCTAATGTTTGGTGGTCTTTTAACCATTCGTTTAACTTTTTAGAGATAATGATTTTTTCTTTCATTTTATTCACCTTCCCATGATTCAAATTTAGATTTGATTAGTTCTTTTACTTTCATTTAATCATCTCCATATTTTTTATTTAGCCACTTATTAATAAGCAAACCTGCAATTAAAACTGCTAAAGTTAAAACGTCATTAAAATCCATATAATATTTCCTCCCATGATACTAGACCATCTTCGTCTAGTTTTTTGATAAATGTTTTAATTCTTTCTTGTGGATATCCCTCAACATCTCTAATATGATGTAATTCTTTTAGGAGATTTTGGTCTCCTTTTACACTACGAGTTTCATAATAGGGAATGTTTGTCTCATCTTTATATACTTCAATCATTACTAAATACATGCTATTTTGTTCCTTTAGAGTTAATTAAGAATCCAACACCAGCTTGGTTGAGTCCATTGATAATTGCCATTTTATAATAACTGTGAGCCATATATTCACAGCACTTAACTACAACGAGCAACTCTTCTTTTGTTAGTTCGCTTTTTTCTTTGTCTCCAACAGTTTCTCTCAAAATACTAGATACTTTGTCAAGTCTTTGTATAAATCCTTTATATGTTCTCATTTAATTTTCCTCGATAAATTCCAATTCATAGACCCCACTTTTAACATCTTCAACTTCTTCCATTTTAAATTTCTTTGCAAAAAATTTATTAGATACAAGAGTTCCGTCAGATGCTAAGTATAAATCTTTGTAGTCAACAATCTCATTGCCCTCAATCTCTTTATAAGCAACTGTATTGCGGAGATAGCAAAGGGGTTCTTTAATAACTTGTTTTAAATCTTTCATTTTATATCTAAGTCCTCAAATCTTTCATATAGGCTATATGACGGTGGTTCTTCACTACGATAAAACTCCCACAATTCATCAACCAATCCATGATACTCTTCGGTCAAACTAGGTTCTTCTGGAAATGACCCAGAGATATATATTGCTCGGTCTGCGAAGTCTGCAATATCTGACTCAGAAGATGTCTCAGCAATATTTCTTAAGCAATTTAATAAATATTCTTCTTTAGGTGTCATCTTTATTTTTATCCTCTTCTATTGTTTTATTTATCAATCCTAGAAATAAAGATAGAATCCAAATTACAAATACAGTGATTGAAAAAGTAAGTACTGGTTCTGATGATATAAAACTAAATATCCAATACCCAATCCCAAAAAATGCGAAAGTGAACAAAATTAGCATCATTTCTTTGGGGCGATAGAACATGAATATTATTAGTATAGCTAAAATCCAAAACATTTAGTTCTCCTTTATTTGTTTGACCTATATTATATATTATAACATAATCATACCCACTTGTCAATGAATATGTTGTTACAGTTTCCTAACAAACAAAAAAGGAATCTTTTGACTCCTTAAAAATCTGCTATATCATTTTGAGCTTTAGTAAAAGTTTCAACTTCGTAACTATCTTCTTTAGTTGTATATTTCACAATAAAGATGTAATTGCTAAATATCTTATTGTCAACTACATATAATCCTTTTGCATCTCTGATACTTCTATCAAACCACACTTCAAGAATATCTTCTTTTGGAACATTTAATTCTTCTCCCAATTTAATTTTCATTCTATCATGGAGTTCTAATAACTTTAAATCTTTAGAATACCGTTTACTTATTAAGTGACTTCCGAAACACCATATGGAAATAATCAGAATTATTCCATACAGAGGAACTAAATCAGCTAAAGTATCTATCATCTTCATCCTCCTCATAATGATAATAATGCTTCCGACATACTGGAACATAATCCTCGTCTCCCAGTTGAAACTGCTCACCTTTATAAATCGGTTTACCATCTACTAATCGCAAATTCATTGTTGCTTTTTTACCGCATGTATGATGTTCACAGACGGTTTTGATTAATTCAATTTCATCTGCAAGCTCTAGTAGAGTTTTAGAACCCTCGAAGAGAGCATTTCTAAAATCATTTTTCAACCCATAGCATATCACAGGTATTCCTAAAGTATCTACAACTGCACAAAGAGCGACAATTTGTTCAGCAGAAAGAAATTGAGCTTCATCTACCAAAATACAAGAGATTGGACTTTTTAGATGTTCTTCTTTAATATCATTAAAAATATTATCAGTAACAGAAAGTGCGAAGCTATTGATTCCAATTCGTGAGATTACCTTTTCACTACCCCACCTTGTATCCTTATTACTTGTATATACCAATACTCTTTTATTTTGACTTGTGTAATTGTGTTTAGTCATCAATAAGTGTGTTGATTTACCTGATTTCATTGTTCCATATTTAAAAAATAATTTAGCCACTTTAGCTTCCTCCCTCTTACCTCTTGGTAAGCATTATCATCGTTAATGTGTATGTTTTATGGTTAATTTCTTACTTTGTAATAGAATACCTGCTTTGGCTATGAGTTCTAACTTATCTTCTTCGTATTGTGTTGCAAGACTTCCATTGCAAAGTAATTTAAGACTTAATTTAGAGAGTCCTGATATTTCAGATGCTTTTTCATATCCTCTTGCATAATAGAAGATTAGTTGACGTATCATCTCTAAACTATAGTAACCCATTCTCTCTCGATATATTTCATATATCTTATGCATTGCGATATCATCAAGAACCTTGTCATATATTAAATTACCTGAGTCATCAAATTTAGCAAACTCTTTAATAATGATTATTTCACCTCTTACCTCGAAAGTTTGGGTTATTCTTTTAATCATTTCAAACCTCAAAATCTACTTTAATTTACGAACTGCTTTTGTCAAGTCATCATGTTCTTCAATTGGTAAGACTGTAACTTGATATCCTGCCATGTTAATTCCTAGTTTAATCCCTTTGAGAACTTCGTTCATGTTGTCACGAGCAATATCACCTTCTATAATCTTTACATTGCGGTCTACATCAAATATTTCTACAGTTATTTTAGATGATTTATCTAAAAAACCACTTTCATAATGATTAATCACTTTCAAAGTTTTTATTAACATTAAATAGCACCCCCAACCAAGTAATCTATCGTTGTTGTTCGATAATATTCATTGTCAACAATTTGCTGAATAATTGCATAATCATCGCTTGTTTCATATCTTGCTAGAGAAGTTAGTAATTCACGAGACTTTTTTGTAAACTCTCTAATGAGACCTAGCAATTCTTCATTTGTTTTTTCAGGTAACTCTTTTTTAAATTTATCTCTTGTTTCGTAATCAATCAAAGTTTGTAACCTCCGTCTTGTATTTCTTTATAAAACTGTTCCACAAATTCCTCATTATCTAGCTCAAAAATATCGTCATTGTCAAATTCTTTTATTCGAGAATTAATAATTGAAGTTAAATTTTTTCGATATTCACGTAGTTGTTCAATTTTATCATTAAGTATTTCAAACTCACTCATATATTCTTTATATGGTTTTTCCCCTCGTTGATAACTCAACTGCAAGCGAATAATGCTTTCATTATACAAATCAATATCGCAATTTAACTCATCTTCATACTCAATCAATTGTGTCACTTCTACATGACTAAAATCTCCATCGTATTTATTCATTTTTTATTTCCTAAATGACTTACTTAGAACTGTATTCCTTTCGTTGCTTTCTTATCCAGATTCGCTCCATACTTTTCAAAAGTCATTGATTCTTCTTTCTTTTCTTTTTCTTTTCGCAACCACATTACTGTCATAATAGCGTAGTTGGCAATATCGAGGAATGAATCCTCTACTGACTCGTCTTTCACTTTAAGCTCATGCTTAAGCGAAGTTTTAACACGGTCAAGTTTCTCTTGAACTCTCATTGCCGAAACAATTAAGCCCCACTCATCCAAACTCTTTTCGAATGAATTACCATAGTCTGCATTTTTCTTCACAAACATATCATGAATTTCTTCAATTATTTTTTCGTGTTTTTGTGCTTCATTCATTTTATTATATTCCCCTTAGATACCATTAGGTTTCAAGCTACGTCTAGCTTTTTCTTCGTTAATTTTCTTCAATTCTTCTTCTTGTTCTTCTAAACTATCAAGATAAGCTTCTGAACTAAGTTCTGATTCTTTTTTAAACTTATTATAGACATCAGACTCGTCAGTATGCCATACTGCTAGTTGATTTTTAAGAAGTGAAAACTCTAACTCAGTATTATTTAAAAAAGTAAATACTACATCATAAAGTTTATCAGATTCGTTTTCAGAAACATCAATGTTTTCGATTAGTGTGTTTAATGGAACACCAAACATTGTTTCAATGAAATTTCCTACAAAATATGGTTCACGTTTTCCATCTACCTCTGAGATTAATGATATTCCTAATACTTGTTCTTCCAATTAAATCTCCTTTCCGCTTAATATTCTATCTATATATAATTATATCATATCATACTCAATTTGTCAAGTATAGAGTGTATATAAAAAAAAGAGAAGATTTACTCTCCTCTTTGATTTTTTTTGATTATGGATACACTACCCATGAACCACGTGGTAATCCACGAGCCATATTAATTTGTTCACCGAGAGTCATACCTTGATATTCACCATGACCAAGCAATTGGAAACCATTACGGTTAGTCATCTACGTTTACAGTCCACCCTTTTAACTTACCCTTACTAATAACTTTTCCACGAGAAGAAATTTCTACATACTTAACACCAAAATGTTCTGATAGTTGTTTTACGCTATCAAAGACAAGAAACTGGTTGCCCTTTTTGGCATAAGCCTTTTTCTTAACATTCTTTATATTATCTCTTGCATTCTCTATCTGTTTCAAAGCTTTTTCAGTCATTGTTCTTTTTCGACCAGTTAACGCTTTGGATAATCTTTGTTTTGAAGTTCCATAGTTAGAATTTTCCATAGGTGTAACCCATTCTAAATTACACAATCTATTGTCGTTTTTTATCTCATTTTTATGATTTACTAAATTCTTATTTTTATCAGGGTGATACCCCTCAAAAGTTATCAATACAAGCCTATGTACTTTCTTTGTAGATAGTCCTCGTATATTAGCTATTTCATATCCATCTTTATCATGAGAAAATTTTATAAACCTACCTGTATCGAATGATAACATTTTACCTTTTCCATTTATAGGTCTACATGATTTAATTCTACCTAAGTTACTTATGTAATACCCTTTTAAGGGTAATTCTTTCCAGATTTCATCCAATAGATGTACCTCACAATCTTTCGTCTTGTGTTTAGACTATATCATCATCAATAAAAATTTACTTATTGATGTTCCGCACTAACTAGGTTACTAGTATATGTAGTCGTTGAACCTTGCTTCTCTCATTAGAGATGCCTTGGATGCTGATTGTCCAATCTTGTATATTTTTAGAGCATTCAACTGTACCCTCACGAGTTATGTTTGTAGCTATACAAGCTTAAGGAGTTTCCAGCAGTTCACGGAATTTTATATGGGCATTTCCTATACTGTTAACCCATAAGCACCTGATGACGCATTAGTTGCTGTTACACTACCACCAGATTCACGTTGAATGATATAAGCCCATTCACTTGCTGAATACCCAGCAGACATTCCTGCACCAGCTAAGTAGTTAGCCAAGGCATTGATGTCAACTGAGCCCGATGTTTGATTAAGGTCAATTCCACCTGTAGGCGCATAATTTGTTGCAGAGGCAGGAGGTGCTTCTTGAACTGGTGCTTGTTCAGGTGTTGATTCCACAGGCGTTTCATTTCCTTGTGTAGAAGTTTGAACTTCATCTTGTTTGTATGCTGTTGATACGACTGTAGCTTTTGTTTTATCAAACCCTTCTCCATCTACAATAAGTTTTTGACCTGCAAAGATTAAGTCTGCATTAGAGATTTGGTCTGCGTTATTCGCATGTATTACTGAAAAGTGAACACCATATTTTTCAGAAATTTTAGATAGGGTGTCACCAGATTCTACTACATAAAAAGTAGTATTTCCTTCTTTGACTTCCTCTGCTTTTGCATATGTTGGAAGTGTAGCACCGAGCGTCAAAAGAGTTGCTGTTGCGACAGTTAAGATAGTTGATTTTTTCATTGTATAAGTTTTCCTTTCGGTGTGAATTAATTCACACTCTAGTTATTTGCTTTTCTTTATTCTTTAATTAAGTCACTAATGACTTTTGTGAAGACTGCGATATCCTGCATTGTATCTAGTTTTAGCACCTCACCTGAATTATCAACTGAGTTATAAACAATGAGGACATTATCTGTATTGAATGTATCCATGAACGAGTTACCTTGTTCGAATGAATTTACAATTACATCGTTTACGATTTTATCTAAATCATATTTAAAACCAAGAAGACTCTCTTTGATATGATTCGTGAAATCATCTACATCGGTTAAAAATTTTTCATTAAAATAAAATAATGAGAGATGTTTATATGCAGAGTTGATTTCATTTGCCATAAGGAAAATAATTTCATTTCTGTCTTCTTTATTCTCTGCTTTTTTGAGTTGTCCGAGAAGGTCACACACTTCTTTCTTAGAAAGATTTACACCTTCATCAGAAGATAAAGGTGTATGGTGTACGAGCTCTAGTTGAACATCATCAAAAACATTGTTATGTTTTTTAAGAGCTTCAATCTCGTCATAAATTTCAAGGTATTCAATAGCGTTAATCATATCTTGCATAGTATTGATTTCGATATTGTGTTCTTTGATGAAGTTATTGAAGTCTTCCGCAAAAATGTTTATCATTTTTTCTCCTTTTCTTTACGGTATTTATATATTATACCATAATAAGAGAGAAATGTCAAATAGAATGTTATGTCATTTCTCTTACAATAATGTTACTTATTTTTTTAAATTGAAGAAGTCAAGAAGATTAGTCTCACGACTTGTATTCTCAAATTTCCTCAAGGACGAATTAATCGTTGAGATGTCTCCTAATACTAGCAAGAGTTCTTTCGCACGACTTGTCATAGTATAGAGCAGGTTTCCATTCATTTGGAATTTAGAACTACGTTCAAACAGACAGATAACTACCTTGAACTCAGAACCTTGAGATTTATGACCTGTAATCGCCCATCCATGAATGATTGATTGATTATTAAAGTCTGTAGTACTAAAAAGAAGGATTGAGTCATCGAATTTAGCATAGACAGACTTACCTTCAAAGGCTACAATATGTCCGATATCTCCATTTACAATATCTGTCTTTTTGTTGCTATAGGTGTATATTCCACTTTCTGCTTGATAATATACAGGTACATCTTTACGGTTTTTCTTATTAAGGATTCTATCACCTATACGAAATACAACGTCTGTTCCATCCGTCGATGACTTGAACTCGTTAAATGATTTATGAGGATTAATAAATGATTGAATGCTGTTATTTATAGCAACTGTTCCATTTTTACCTTTTTTGGTTGGACTAATAACTACGATATCATCTTCTGTATATTTACCAGTTTTGATAGTATTCTTATATGCCGTAAGAACTTTATCAATTGGTTGTTCATTACGAGCCATTGACATATCGAAAACACAGTTATTACCAAAAACTTTACGAGAATTGAATGTGCTTGGGAGAAACTGTTCACCTTGACGAATCTTAGTTACAATATCCAAGATACCACCTTCACTTTGACGGAAAACTTTAGTAAATCTATCAATTTTAATAACAGAATTATTTGTACAATCATAAAGGAAGTTCCCAAATGATACTGAGGGAATCTGTGAGCCATCCCCCACAAAGATAATTTTCTTACCCATTGGAATTGTCTTAAGAAGTTTTTCAGCTAACTCAACATCAATCATAGATGCTTCGTCAATCAAGTAAATGTCGAAACTTTGTTCACTTAATTTAGAACTACGAATAAATGAATGGATAGTGTAGGCAACGTTACCAGTTACCTCTGTAATACGTTTGCGAGCCATACCTGTTGGAGCTAAGAACAATACTGACTGATTTGTCTCTTTGGTATATTCAAGCAATACTGCCTGAGCACTAGACTTACCAGAACCAGATGAACCTAAAAGGAAACTAATTTCAGAATTGAATAAATTTCTGAAAAAATTACTTTGTTCTTCGCTAAGATAGAATCCTGATTTATCACCAAATCTCTTGATGATTGAATCCATATCTGCAACAGCAATTTCTGGTTTTTTACGGGAACGACTAGTTAATTCTCTGAACACATTCCACTCTGTCGTAAACGTACTAGCAGTAGAATATTTTCCTTGGAACTCGATAATCTTACCCTTAAATAATGTCTCATCTTCTTGTGCACGTCTCATAACATCGAATATATTGTCCGTGCGGATGTGAAAAGTTCTAAGTTTGACCATTCTACGGATATAATCAATATTTATATCTAAAAGGGTTTGACTTCCTTGTTCAAGCTTACGTTTCTCTATACGAGTGTTTCCATTTTCTTGATTTTCTGAAATGTAATATTCAAGTCCACTCACGATACGCTTTTCATCTTCTTTTTTAGAACCTTCTTGCTTAAGATAGATTTCATCAATACGCTTAAATCCGATACCATTAATCTCCGTCAATCTGAAAATGTCTTTTTCTACAATATTCTTAATTACTTTAAAGACAGTATGTTTGCGATAGATTTTCAAGATTAATGAATCTGTCATGCCATAATCAGAAAGAAAGGCATAAGTCTTAGCATATTCTGATTTACTTTTAAGCTGTTTGATAAATGATTCGTAAGTTTTTTCTCCAACACCTTTAACATTCTCTATGATTTCATTTCGATTTAACTCATCAAATAAGAAGTCAACAATTTTAACATCATCATTATAGACTTTTGCAAAATTTTCAGTTGTGGTGATTCCCAATACTGAGCGAAGGAAATCCCATTGACCTTTTGCTGTTTCTGGAATGTCATCTACTGGAATACGTGCAGTATATCCATCTGGGTATTTAGAGTTCGTTGACGGACTCAAGTATGCTGGGGTTGGTACATCAATCTTCAAATCCATAAGATTATCCCCAGTAATTGTGATGTTTCCATATTGATTTAATTTAACTACACCTTTTTCTACTACGTTACAAGCTAATACTGAGAACGAGCTTTCATCTTCTTCATTAATCGTTTGGAAGATAACTCGTTTCGGTATTACTGTAACTGATAGTTCATTGTTTCTTAAGCTTACCATTTTTACCTCTATTTCTTGTTTGCTAATTCAAGTACTTGAATTTGTGTTTGACGGTCTAGCTTACTAATAATATCATATAAATCATCTTTTGTCAAATCTTTTAAGGAAGACAAATCAGGTTCATTATTTGTTAATGATATAGTAGGCATATTATCCATCGTCTTTTTAGCTAAGTAGACATTTAATGTTGTTGTTACATCAGCATGATTACCTTGATATTGCATTGCTTTAATATCGTAATTTGTTTGAACGGCTACTTCTTCAATACTTGCTTTTTTAAAACTGTGGAAAGTGATGTATCTATCACCGAAGTCAACTTTATTATTAATCAGCTTCATCATACGTTGAACGGTTGTGTTCGATAAATTGAATATATTATCACGATTAACTATTTCTTTGTATTTCATAATTTCTTCATAAAGTTCATCATCAAGTTTCTTAGTAGACCATTTATTTCCTTTGTCTAAGACCTTAATAACATGTTGTCCATTCAGAGTAGTTATGTTTGCGAATTTAAGGGTCATTAGAGCGTGTTTACGGAATCCTGTGACAAATGCTAAGCGAATAAGTAAACCCTTCTCAAAACCGTTTTTAGAGTCTTCTACGACCTCTATACACTTACGAACCTCTTCAATTGACATTGAGTCATAACTTTTAATATCGTGTTCTTTTAACTTGTGCATCTCAAATGGCTTACTATCTTGTACCATTTCATATTTAACAAGTTTATCGAAGAGCTTTTTAATCGCAATCATCTTAATATTGATAGATGCGTTTTTAAGCGTTCCTATGAGTCCATTTCTGTACTTCTCTACATCTATATAAGAAAAGATTAAATCGTTCCTAGAAAGCTCATACAAGCTCTTAGAGCGTGTTGCTTTGAAAAAGTCTTTAATTGCTGTTTCATAAGTTACTTTTGTATTATTTGATTCAACCCCTGCTGACTCTAAAAATGATTGAATAGCATTATATACTTCATAATCAGGTTGTGGTACAATTGATAATACATTTGCTTCTACTACGTTCATATCTATCTCCTCTCATTCAATTGTTATATAACTATTATACCACAATGTCTCTGAGAGTTCAATACTTTTCATTTTACATTTGTCTTACTATTATAATACAAAAAAAAGCGTGCCACGGAAAAATATCCATAACACGCAAAA